AACATAAGGTATCTTTCAACCCTATTCTGTATCTCCTCTACTCCTACAGGATTAGGAAGATTGACTTCAATTGCCTTGATAAAAGACTTCATAAGTCCTGGTGGCAGAGTCTGTCCTACTGATTCAAATGCAGCAGCAACTGCATTGACAATCTTTTTTCTATCAAATTCTGCAAGAGTGCCATCTCTCTTAACTACTTTATACTCATTCATTCTCCAGCCACTTGCTTATATTGTTGATTGAATTCATGTTAATATCTATTGGAACTTCATAGTCCTTGGTAAGGTAAGTATTAAGTTCTTTTGCTATACCTCTCCAGTTCCTGAGTTCATGCTCCCCAAGTTTAAGGTCAGTAATAGTCTGAGTCTGTGGAAATTCCCACACAAGAGGTTTTCTTGTCCTGTTACTTATGACAATAAACCTGTAATCTGCCAGCTTGAAGTCCTTGAAGTATTCATCTTTATCCATAGTCTGCCTGATAAGATACCAGTACAGTTGGGCTTGAATCCAATATCCCCATTCCATGAGAGACTTGTAGAATCTCCATTCAGGTTTGGAAGAAGTCTTAAGGTCACAAGGATATACTATCTTCTTCTCATGGTCTACTATAATAAGGTCAGCCATACACCTAAGGTTTATACCATCATAACTTCCTTTGAACTTCAACTGATACAGTCTTTCAATATTCTTGTTGAAAGGATTGTCCGCTTCAAAATACCACTTGGTGCTTTCAGACTTTCTCAATATCTCCACACAGTCCAAAGCATCCTGATACAATTTCTGTGATATCACTGTCTTTCCATCAGCAAGAGTAAGCAAATCATAATATTCTCTACCAGCTTCTCTTATTACTTTAATTCTGGTTTCTGCTTTCCAATTAGGCTGATAATTATTAGCCAATAGATACTCTAAAATAACAGCATCCATTATCTTATCCCAAGACTCCCCAGGTTTAGCAGCATGAAATATACTTTCAACAATTTCCCTCTGTTTATCTGGCAGTTCAGGGAAATCTGCTACAAAAAATCTATCTTCAAATTCCTTCTCAGTTCCTGTAAGTAGAGTATCAACTACACTACCAAAGAGAAGTGAAGGACTCTCTATTTTATCAAATAGATGAGCAAGATTGTCAAACCCCTCTCTATTGAATCTTGAAAGGGTTGAATAAGACAATGCTGAATCAGCTCTATATTGGTCTTCTGTTACATCCCATGATATATCTTTCAATGATTTCATTATTCTCCTTCCCAAAAATCTGTTTCAACTTCATCATCTTCAAGACCTAACAAAAGTAGATAGGCGTCTATCTCAGTTTTAAGAAGTCTCAGATTGTCTATCTGCTCCTCAAGGGACTCATCCTTCTTCTTAAGAAGTATCCTTATATCAGACTTGACTAAATCTCTGAGGGCTTCAAAATCCCTTTCCTTAATGAACTTATTTGCATAAGGAATGTCTTTCTCTGGTACACAGGAAAGCAACTGTTTGATTCTTTGGACTGGTGTACTCATCTTGAAAACTTCTTTATTTCTGCTATTATAAACTCCATATCTCTTTTGGTATGAACCTCTGCAAACACATAGTTGTTCTCTGAACTATCTATATGATTGATAAGCATCTTCCTTTTGAGAGGGTATCTGTCAGTAATAAAACCTTTTACTTCCACTATAAAGAACCAGTTTTTATCTGGAACCTTCACAATAAAGTCAGGTGTATAGGTAATAGCTCTAATCTTGTCTTCCCTGTACTTTGTACCTTCATACCATCCTATAGGATAGAAGCTCTCTTGAAGGACTATAGGGTCTGGTTCATATTTAAACCAGAGCCCTGACTCCTTCAATAGTTCATACATCTTTGCTTCAGCTTTACTTCTGAACTTTATATTGTCCTTAGATACAGCTGTAGCATTGACTACTTTCTTATTCATTAGGCCACAGTTCCTTAATGAAAGGTCTCAGAATCTTAGTGGCAATCTTGATGTCATCAATACTTCTGAATGCAGCAAAGTTTCTAAAGTTTTTGATTTTACCTTTAGGAACTTCACATACTCTTCCATTAGTCATATCAATAGTGAAATACTTATCAACATCAGCATTGTTGATGTAGTCAGGGTATCTCCTGTCTATCAGAACTGCAAAAGCTCTGAGCATAACTGAGAACCATGCGTAGCCAGGCATTGCAGTAAGAAACTCTCTTGCTGTATCCTTTTCATGAGGAGTACCCATAAGCCATGTGCTTACAAGAGCAACTGCCTCATCAAAGGTAGGAACCTTAGGTTCTTTCTCTACCTTGTCAAGAGGCTTCTCTTCTTTGAGCATTCCTTTCATTACAAGCATTTTTGCCTGTGAAGAAGTAAGCCTGTCACTTCTGAATGTGAAGATTGTCTTCACCCCATCCTTCTTGAAAGTAGCAGTAATACTAAGAGGTTCTCCAAGAGAAACCTTCTTTCCTTCTTTAGTTATAAATTTATCTCCCATAATATAAATAAAATGTTAAATCCAACGTATCTTCTTCTTACCTTTCTTTGCAAGAATCTCATTTATTGCATTGAAGATAAGAGGAAACTTTTTTCCAGTTCTTGCACTATATGCAGGGTGAGGTATCTCAAGAACAGTACTCTCCTTGTTGATATAAGGTCTGAATGTGCTTGCTTGTGAACCAAACAGAACAAACAGTATATCTGGATTATACAGAGACAGATTCCTCAGGAGTTTTGATATGAAAGGTCTCCATATCATAACATGAGAACCTACCTTGTTCATTTCTACAGTAAGTGCAGAGTTAATCATAAGTATCCCCTGTACTGCCCAGGATATTAATGAAGGGTCAAAGTTAGAATCTTTTTCTGAAATATGCAAGTCTTCAAACAAAGAGTTTTTGATAACCTTCAATGAAGGGGATAGTTGTTCAGGCAAAGTTTCTGACTTATTTGCAAACAGTATACCAGTTGCAACACCCTTCTGAGGATATGGGTCTTGTCCAAGAAATACCACTTTACAGTTATCAGGACTACAGTATGAGAATGCCTTGAAAATGTCATTCTTATCAGGACAAAAAGGTCTTCCAGATTTCATGACCTTAGACCAAGGAACAGCCATACTATCTGCTGATATTATACTATTCCAAGTCATAGGCATCCTATTATATCCTGAACAATATCCTCTCTTGACAAGAACTTCTGCATATCTTCCTTGAAGGTCTGAGGACTACCTACTTTTGCAGGTCTTTTAATCCACTCTGAAAGGTCCTCAATGATAACCTTAGGAGTTATAGGCTTATCTAACACTACACCTCTTATTACTGAAAGACTCTCTGATACAAGTGAAGGTATAGCATTGGAGATTATACTCTTCTTAAGCATATCATCCTTAAGAAACACCTTAGGGGACACTCTCACATTAAAGGCAGAAATGGTTGTCTTCATTTTTACTGGTCTGTGAGGAACAGTTACAGGAGTCATACCTGTAACAGTAACAGTATACAGGACAAGAGGTTTCATATGTTGGTCAAATATCATTCCATTTCCTCCATAATAAACCTCTCCTTTTCTTGTTGTAACCTTAGAGAGTCTTCCACTCCCTACTGGAGTTTCTCTGAAGAACCATTTTATGATAGCATAAGAAGTGTTCTTTATAGCAGTACTCCCATAATATAGAGGCATAGCAATCTGCTTCCACTTTATCTTTGGCTGTGCCAAGATAGTCTCAAGATAAGGAAGCATAGCTATAGGTACTTCAAATGAACCAGTATGATTCACATCTGTACATATGTATCCATTCAGTATATCATGCTTTTCAAGATAGGAGGAATTTGCAACAAACACACCTGTATCTGCATATATAGTGTTGAAGGGAATAGTAATGAGGTAATTGTAATCTGTTGCAGCCATAATCAAGCCTCCGTAGTAAACATCATCAAAGAAGCATCATATGATGTAAGGAATGGAAGACTCCTATCTATCATAGGCTTTTCATCACCTTCAAGGTCATTGGCACAGAAGTTTACAAAGAGGTTAGTCATGATAGAGCCAATCATATTAGCCATGAAAGTTGTCTGCTTATAACTACAGAGTGTGGCATCAGCCTCATCATCTGAGAATAGCCAATCTCTCTCATACCTCTCCATATTATAACCAGCATCACCCTGTATACATAGAACCTGGAACTCCTCTGCTGCAAGCCTTCCATCTATGAACAGGCAGTGCTTTCTTAGTCCTTCAGGTATGCTCATCACATGGTGTTTCCATACACTGTAGAATACCCTTCTGGCATACATACTATCAAATCCACAAATCATGATGTCAGTAGGAGGGGAATCTACTGTGAACCTTTCATTGATAGAGGTTATGGAATAATAACTACTGTAATCATGTATCATGTCAGTCATGGCTTGAGCCTTAGTCTTGTTGAGGTCATGAACACTGTAGAACTGTCCTGACATATTTGCCGATTCTACAGTATCATCATCATAAATTCTTATGTGACTAGGCTTCATTCTTGAAAGAAGAAAAGCCACATAAGAACCTATACCACCCAAACCTGCAAGAGTGATTGTTTTCTCCTGCACTTTATTATACCACACTGCCCCACTGAACCTTGAAGTACTTGCGTCAATGGTAATAGTCTCAGAGTTGGCAGAAATCCTATCATGAGACTGCTCAGGAACAGTAGTTTCACTACTTATACTTGGGTACTCTGGGTATGCAGCCTGCTCTTCTACCTCTTCAGAAGTATTCTCTTCAGAAATATTCTCCTCAGGAGCAGCAGCCTCAGTATGTTCATTATTGAGCCGGTCTATAAGACCCTGAATTGCTTCAGTCAGTCTAACTGACGTATCCTGTGTATCCTGTGTCATGCTATTACCTCCTCAAGTCTAAACTTGATAGCATCAAGTACCTTATTATCAGGTAATTGCTCACACATATTAAGCAATTTAGCTGCCACAGCCTTGGCTATCATATCAGAATCCTCATTTTCAACTTCCTTCCAGTTAGTATACCATGTAAGGAACTCTATATAGTGGTCAAGCCAGTCCTCAAAGTCCTGAGGGTCAGGGAACCTTCTGAGGAAAGCCTTCTCCATTACAGATGAACACCACTTCTCCATATCAAACTTGTCACTAAAACCAGCTGTGATAGAACCAGTTACTAACTGTACCAGCAGTCTTTGAGCCAACTCTTGAGGGACTTCAATATTGACCCAACTCCCATCTGTTTTTGAAGAAAATATTCCTTCAGCTGGGAACAATGTTGGCTGTATTGATGTTCTTTGTAAGGGAAACTTCCCAGTAAATGATACTCCCTCTTCTCCTTCAGAGGATACATCTTCCTCCTTGGTAGAAGGGAAGTTAGTTCTTCTTACAGTAGTTTTCTCTGCTTCTATTTCTTTGATTCTCTGAGTAACTTCATCCCTGATAGATGTATCTTCCTGTACATCTATCTCAAGAGGAAATGCCTCAAGATATTCATTGATAGTAGATTCAACTTCCTCAGACTTACTTTCTCCACCAAAGGTAGGATAGGTTATTTTAGAGGTCTGAAGACTCACTCTTCTGGTAATCTTGGCAGTATATACACCTGCATTATTCACTATAAGAGAAAGGAAATGAGGCATATCCATACCTTCCTCTATAAGAGTGTTTCTGTCTGTTCCACTGAAGAATGTTGCCATTTGGTTATGTGAGTGGATAAGTCCCGTATAACAGTCAAGCAAGTCATTCATTGCCTGATAGGTAACAATATCAGCACTATGGTCAAACTCTGTATAGGTAGCAGAACCTATGTCAGATACATAAATATCCTTACAGGTAATAACCAAAGAATTATCCTCAAAAGAACCCTCTACTGTGTAGAACAGTGTTCCAGACCATTCTTTAGTAGGGAAATGATAACACCATTCTCTTATCTTTCTCTGAACTAAATCAGGTATTATGAGTTTATACGTAGAATGTCTGTCTATCAAGTTCAGACTCTTCTTCTCCTTCTTTTCTTCCATATCTTAAATTTACAACTTTACAAATAGCTGATACTATATCCCTTATAACATTTGATTGCAATAGGATAGCTGAATGCTGTTCAGAGGAAGAAGTATTATCTATGTGTAATCTAATCTCTCTTCCTTTGAAGTTACATACAAATTTACCCTCATAGCTCCTATAATTATTAATACTTTCAGTAGTCCTGATAGTATAGATTTCACCATCAACTACCATATACTCTCCAAGGATGTCCATCTCCTTCAAATACTGAAAATCATACAATCTCCTGTATGGATTGTCTTCAAGATTGAACCATTCTATGAATTTATTACTAATCAAGATGGCAGCATCATAATAAGACATTCCAAGACAGTATGTTCCATTTGAGTATTCCATAGGAAGAGAGGCATTCTTAAGCAGGTATCTTGTGAAATCTGGTATGATTCCAAGGTCTACCTTCCTAAATTCATATGGAGATCTTGCTACCTTTCCATAAAATCCTCTGGCTACATAAGAGAACTTTTGTGTCATACCAGACAACTGATTGGCACCTATAGACTCAAGTCTCCTGTAAGGTGTTCCTGCAATTGACTCTACTTGAGTAAAGTCTTCAAGTTCACTACAGAATAACTGCCACATATCTTCATCAAACTCCCTGTTAAGACCTCCAATAGTAGCATTGATAGGCCCACTTCCAGTACAAGGTGTAAGAAACTCTGAGAAGTTATGGGTATTTACTCCAGGAATATGGGAATGCATATAATCAGCACGCATATGACTTAATGGGTAAGTAGCTCTATTGAGATAGAACTTTCCTATAAGTTGCCCCTTTGTATCAATCTTCACCTTAGCATAAAGGTCCTGTATATCTACAGACTTGTTATACTCATTAGTGACTTTCACTTGAGGAAACCATACAAGTATGAATATACCACTTGGGAGTGATATAGCATCTGTATTATTCTTCCCTAATGATTTATTTTCACAGAACTTTTCCTTAGTACAGAACCCTTGCATATCCACTTTATTTTCTCCAAAATAATCACTGAATATTTCAAAGATTCTTCTTGGTTTCTCCATCAGGCTGTCATACAGATTTTCCCATTTTTTTTTCTGTTCATCTGTCATATTCATCCCTATAAAAAAAAGGGATAAGGGAGAGGAAATTCATCCTAACCCTTATCCCTCATTATTAGAAGTTAAACTGTTCAGCAAGTTCCTCATAGGACTGCTCCCTTTCTACAGGAAGAGCAGGCTGACCATTGGCAACACCCCAGATGTTATCAGCATCATGCTGCATGAGAACTCCCTTAGATACCATCTCATCAAGAAGGTTTCTAAGATTAGACATCATTTCTTTTCCTGATGCTGGCATAGTGTAGGCATCTCCTTTAACTACTTTCTCCTTTGCTATAGGAGCAGGAGCATGTTTAGGAGTCTTCTTGACTGCCTTTTTCTCCTCATTCTCTATATAGGAGATAAGGACAGCAGTTGAACACTGGGTGAAGTTCTTTCCCTCATGTTCCTGAATCTTTCCCTGAAGACCAAGCTCCTTAACTCTTGCATAGGCTTCCTTTCTGTCCATAACACCAGACCTGATTTTCTTCTGAGGTGCAGTGACCATAAATACAAGGTCATTAGTTACCTGACCCTTCCAAGGAATGTTAGAAGGAAGGACAGACTCATTAGATGTAAGGATGGTCTTTGAAGCAGCCTCCTTAAATACACAATCTGAATCATACCTTACCTGCTTCTCTCTCAACTCATTCTTAAGCTCACCAAGGGTGGTAGCATTTGACTCAAACACAACTTTGCTCTGTGTGCTCTCTACAAGCACAGTAACTTTTCTACTCATTGTTTTTTCTTTTTTAGTTTACTAACTCATATATGACCTCTCTCAGAACTTCTCTTCCATGATTTTTTACTAAGTCTGAAGGGTCCTTGCTCTTCCACTTCTCAGGTATTTCAATCTGAGTAACATTAAATTTCTCAGCAATCATCTTACCATACATCCTTCCATGGTTCTCTTCACTTTGAAAGTCATTATCATAAAGTACATAAACCTTATTATACCTGTCTTTCAATTGTTGGACTACATGCTCCTTTGGTATATAACCTTCCCCCTGCAAGCTAAGGGCAGGAATACCTGTATTGGACCATATAGCAAGGGCATCTTTTCTTGATGAAGTGATAATCAGTTTATCACCTTTCTCTGGAATCTTAGTCCATAAATCCCATACAGAAGAGTCATGTTTAGACATCCATTTATACTCTTTTGAGTAAGGCTGGTAAATCTTGAATGAGACTATACCATCTTTCCTTTCTACATAGACATAAGCATACTTTTCTGTTGGAATAGGATAAGAGTGTCCATTCTTGGTAAGGATAATATGAGATATAGGATATATTTCTCCAAATTTAAGCCAAGGCAGTGATATTCCATAGGAATCCCAGTAGGCAATATCATAGTCCCTCCATTCCCTAACTCTAACTTCAACTTTGCCTGCTGACTTCCTGTACACCTTTACTTCATGCTTTCTTATAAGGGCTGGAGCAGGCATATCTTCAAGGATTCTATCATACACCTTGTCTTTGGAGACATTCCACATTTTGGCAAGAAGGTCATACAGACTTCCTTTTTCTCCACTTCCAAAATCTTTGAACCACAGACTATTAGTCCTGTTGTTTATGAACAATCCCAATGAAGGGTTGTTGTCCTGTCTGAGTGGAGAATTAATTAATTCAGGAACACAAGTAATACCTAAATACTTGTGTGCAATATCAAAGTCTGAATATAGGTCATTGACCTTCTCAATAGAAGTACTGTCTGAACCTCTTGCTACCATATGGATATATTATTTATAGTTTGTTTTTTATTTGCTTCCCCAAGGATTGGCTGGAGCATCTGTGAAATCAGGCATGTCACCAGGAACTGCTGCATTGCTCAGGTCAGTTGCACCTACCTGATAAACTTTAAGGTCACATACCTCAAACTCAGTTGTAGGATATGCTCCTGCATTCTTCCTCTCCTGTACATCCTTGTCCAGTCTTGAATAGTCAGTCACACCATTCTTGAGGAACATCTCAGTATACACAGCCTGGAACTGCTTGTTGTCATCAGTTGTCCTTACTCCAAAGAGAAGTTTAACCTTGTTCTGAGGCTGATAAGTAAGGATTTCATTCAACTCTGAATAGTTACCCTTGAAATAGTTGGAAATCTCATCCAATCTTACTTCTGCCTCCTCTGGCTTGTCAATGAGAACCCACTGCTTATTGACATACTTCATTACATTAGGAATGTTGAGATATGCCCTTATAAAGTTAGTGAGCTGCTCCTCTCCCCAGAAGCATGGTCTATAGTCCTTGTCAAGGTTTGCGGGACCATTGGAATATACAGGAATCTCCTTCTTCTCAAACTGCTCCTTGGTTACCCATGCAGTTCTACCATACTTGTCAATCACCTGAATCTTATCTCCAGCATTGTTGGTTCTATACTGATTTCTGAGGAAGAATGACACTCTGGTAAGAGCATCAATAGGATTTCCCTGAGAGTCTTTGCACTTGGTACCATCTATCTTGAGGATAAAGTCAAGCCTTACCTGTGCTACTTTCTTCTTGTCCTCTCCAACCTCAGCCTCACCTACATATACTGGGTCATTCTCAAGGGTATTACCATAGAGTTCCTCCAGTTTCTTCTTGTCTGGATTCACTGCAAGTACAAATACTGGTGCTACACCAATGTATCTCTTGACTTCTCCTCCCTTAGAGGATATTTTACCCTTTGCTACTGCAAAAAACAGTTTATTCGTTCTACTCATTTGTTTTATTTGTTTTAGTTGATTTACTATTAAAGTTCTGGGTTCTCATCTACAGATGCTGATGTATGTCCAGCCTGCATATCAGCAGCTTCTCCCTCCTCTGTATCATCAACAGTTTCTACAGGAACCTCTGACATATTCTCAGTCTGTGAGGCTATCTCATCAGCCTCTCCTGAAAGAATCTGCTCAGAAGAATAACCATGTTTGGTTATGATAGGAGCCTCCCAGAGGTCAATCTCACTCTGAAGAGCACTGACTTCATTGTCAATAGCATCCCTCTTGGCAATAAGTTTAGCCATTTTAGCCCTCTTGGGCTTAATAATCTGTGCTGTCTTCTTGACAGCAGCAAGTTCATATCTACTTAATTCCATTGTATTTATTTTTTAGTTGTTACTTCCAAAGTAATACTCCTTCATGGTATCCACAACATACCCAAGGTCATTAGGTATATATAGTGGAAACATTCCCACAGGAGATTTTGCTGGATACTGTCCATCATCATTGGTTACAAACTCTCTGATGGACTTCTTTTCTTTCTCATCATATGAGGCTTTTCCATAAAGGACTACCTCAAACTTACCCTCAGGAGTGATATACTGGTCAACCATGTTTCCAGTACTCTTATACCTGTAAGACAGACTATCTCCATTCTTATCCTTGTACTCCTCATAATGAGCAAGACAAATCATGTTCTTATCTTCAGGAACCTTGTTGATTGCATCAAAGATAAGTCCCATACCATAGCCAATCTGCTTTGGGGTATCCCATCCTCCCTTGAGAGCATTCTTCATATAGAAGTCTTGAGATATGTAGTTCATATCATCAAGAACTATGTTCTCATAAGGGGAATTAGCAAGCAGTTCAATTACTGCTGCAATGGTCTTTGCATCATTAGAGATAAGTCTGTTCCCAGATGCTATCTCAGCAGGGAAAGTCTTGTCTGTTGGCTGACTCTTAACCTTGGCAATCTTATACTGAGAAGCAGCACCTCTAAAAGGAAGAGGTTTATTCACACAGCTAATCAGATAAGTCTTGGCTGGGTCAAGCCCTTTAAGTCCCAATTCAGGAATAGCACCAATTGAGGTACTCTTCCCAAATCCACTTTTTGCAAGCACTAATGCTTTCATCTACACTTATTTCTTAAAAATTTTTCTCAAATACATAAAGAAAGACTTGGCCTTTCTTTTCATCTTCTGTTTGTTAAGATTATCTATGTATCCATAGACACTCTCAAGTCCAGCACTGTCTGTTGGTAAAGGAAGTTCATTGAATGTACTTACCGCACCATTGAAGAACAATGGACATATGTTTCCTGCTGAACCATAGTCCCTATCTTCAATAACTTCCATAAACCTTATATAGTTCCTAAACTTCTTGATGTCATACCCTTCAAAATCAGGTATTCCATACTTGAATGGTGAGTACAGACCAATCACAAGATTTGCATCTCTGGTGGTAGTCTTACAGTCAGCCAATCCATCTGATGATGGTTTAAGCCTGTTCAGTTTTTGGTTCTCAATACCCTCTTGGGCTTGAGTCTGATGCTGAATAAGCACAAATATGAACTGCATCTGATTTCTTAAAGTAATACCATGCTTTGAAAGTTTGTCAATGGATTCCCTCTTGTCCAGACCTTTTTCCAAAGATATATTAGAAGCATTATCCACTATGACAATCTTGTACTCTTCTGGGTCATCAGGAGTATAAGGTTCAGTAGGGTCAAGTATCCTTACTTCCTCTTCCTCACCAGTCAGTTTGTTCTTGTTCTTGACTGTCTTATAATTGTAATGACCATGCTCTTCTGCATAAGCTCTGCACTTTTTGTTTATTCCAGTAGGATTTCTGTCAGTATCTATATATTCCACCATTTCTTCAAACTTCCTTATATAGGCTTGATACCTTTCACTTTTAAGAAGTTCAAAGATATGAGGGTCAACTGGCTTGTCTTTATCAGTGCTCTTGAGTTCTGTAGGAGATATGACTATACCATCAAGTCTGAACAGAAGATGACATAAGAACTCATTATACTTCTCTTTAGGACTCATCTCAAGAGTAAAGTAGAGAATCTTTGCCTTGAACTCTGGATGTTCCATAGCAAAGAATATGATAGAATAGACTAACAGATAATCACATAGTTTTGACTTACCAACCTTCTGATTAGCAGTAACCACTATGTACTTTCCCTGTTCAAATCCAGGAAGTAACTGTTTGAATCTTGGAAATGGCAGTGGAATACAGTTCCACAGCCCATTCATCACTCTATCTCTCCTCTTTTGAAGGTCTTGCAGCACTTCTGAAAACTTCATATCAATTCAAGTTAGATGTCCAATCATTTCTGATAGGGTCAAGGTCTTCTGTATTCTCTATAAAAGTAAGTAAATCAGATGTTGATTCTACTTCTCCAGCTTTATTCACCTTCTCTGCCCATATGAAGTATTTAAGTACTCTCATATAAGAATAGTTTCCATTGAAAGATTTTACATATCTTTCAGCTGCTGACAGTATTTGCTCATCTGTGTATTCTCCATATTTTTTAAAGAATACTTTAAGTCTTTTGACTATAAGAGAAGCTCCTTCAGTCCAATATTGGGTAGTGCCTGGTTTTTTACCTTTTGGGAATATTTCTTTTAATTTGGCGGCTAATTCTTCAAGATTTCTGGATTCCTTATTATCAGAATCCATAGAGTCCAAATTAACATCTTCAAGTAAACCTTTAGCTTTATCCATTAAAGCATACTTCTTTTCAGTTATGAAAGATTGGCCAGTTGCAGATGTAATATATCCCTTTTTTATTAGATTATTGATAATTTGGGAATGATTAACTCCATTAAGTATTTCAAGCAAAACCAATATTTCTCCAATACAGGTGCCATGTCTAATCATGGCATTTGTTTCAATTGTTATTTTCATATTTCTTGTATGTAATTTTTATCTATGCCTTCAAGTGCTTTCTGGAGATACTCCTCATCTCTTGTCCCTCTATAATAAAGGATATACTGAATTGGGTCAGTAGCTCTAAGGCTACGCCCAAACTTCTGTATAAACCCTCTCTCCTCTCCATCAAGCTGCACAATGATACCTGCCTGTATATTGGTCAAGTTCTGACCTTCCTGAAGCATTCCTACTGCAAAGATTGAGTTGGTCTTTCCTGAGTTGAATGCAGAGATAATCTCCCTTACACCCTTCTTCTTTGAGTGAATACAGTTCTCTCCTCCAAGGAACTCAGCCTGTGTAATAGAAGAACAGAAACAGATAAACCTCTTACCTTCCTTATTGAGTTTGATACAAAGTTCCTCTGCTTCTCTTGTCTTGAGTTCACCAAGGAATCTCTTTCTCTTGGTTCCCCATTGAAGCCACATATTCTTAAGCCTTATGTTGCCCTGATTCCTGAAGTATTGCCTTTTCCAGTAATCAAACTGCTCATTTATATACTCATACTTTTCTTTCTGAGTACATGAAAACCTAAGAACATATCCCAAGTATGCCTTTCTGTTCCTCAGGTACTTCCACCTGTTGCTCCAAAGGTCATTTATAATCCCCTTATCTCCAGACTTAGCAGTTCTCAAGTCCATTTCAATAGTCTCAGTTCTGTCAAATCTTTTGAGTTCAAGAGGAATACAGACTATCTTTGGTTCAGGAAGAAAGCCTTTATCAATGGCATCCTGCAAAGTTATCTTACTTACTTTGAATCTTCCAAAACATTTGGTGAGAGCTTCAAGGACATCTTCCTTGAGAGTTGCAGATAGGGCAAGCACTCTTGATGAGTTAAGACTTTGCAGAATATCCTTCCTTGTATCAGACTGAAGGTGATGAGCCTCATCAAACACAATGAGGTCCCACTTTGTACCTCTCCAGTTCTTGAGAGAAGCGTAACAGATAATATGAACATGAGGCATTATCCAGTCATATACCAGAGGGTTAAGTCCTTTTCTGAACTCTTCTTTCCAGTTATCCTTGTGAGCATCTTCTGCTACTACAATGAGGACCCTGAACTCTTCTCTATACTGGTTAAACAAATTCATTACAGCATTTACTGCCACTCTGGACTTGCCTACTCCAGTAGCCCATTGTAAAGCCAGATTACCTCTTTCATTGAGGTAATCTGACATTTCATTCTGCAACCTGCTTTTCTGTTCAGTTAATTCTTGTGTCATACAATTCAAAGTTTGAGTCAGGATTGTCTGAGGTATAGATGTTCTGTAGAACAAGAAACTCTTTAAGAACTCTTGATATACTATTTATAAAGAAAGAGCAGTCTCCTTTAGGGAAACATAAACCAGTTTCAGAATAGTCTACATCAGTATGAGTAACTACAAGATTCATCTTGAGGTTATACCTCTTTTGCATGTTGTCAAGGCAGTGCCTTTGCATAGCATATTTGTAAGGTTCTGGATAATACCTTGCAGTGAGGAACTCTCCCTGATGTTCATTGAAGACATTAGTCTCCAACTTATCAGCAGGTACTTCTTTCTCTCTTCCCTTAAACCACTGTCTCTCAAGTAGTCCCATCTCTCCATGTCTTGTAAGATAAGTCCTTGTTATAAGATATACTTCAGCACCTTTAAGATATTCTTCAGGGATACCATTGAGTCCTACCTTAGTTGAAGTTACATAAGGATAGAATCCATGTTCAGAATCTAGCAGAAGTCCTTGAGTTCCCTCGAAGATAAGAACATCAAAATCTTCTATATTGTACTTGAAGAAGTCCTCATATAGGTTCAACCCTGCCTCTGTCCAATCTTTGACAACCTTTTTGTCAGCAGTTATTCCTTTTTCAGCATAGAATTTCCTTATATGCCCCAACTTAGACTCAATAGAAGACTTTGAATAAAAGTCTGCTGCCTCTATATATCTATCTCTCAGAAGGGTTTCCTGTCTCAAGACAGCAGACATTACTCCCTTTCCACAAGTTCTATTAGGATGGTCTTTAGCCCACTCAAGTTGGTCTGCTACATCATAAGGGGTTATCAGGGGAATTTCCCCACCTATATAGATAGGAGGTACTTCTACTCCTTTCTCCTCTAATGATTTCTTCTCATTCCATATACATAGAGGGTCAATAAGACCTCCTATATACATTGTAGGAACTCCAAGAAGAACACCAGAGCCATAGGAAGAACATACATGTGTAATGCCATTATGTCTTACAGTGTGTCCTGCCTGAGGACCTCCTGAAAAACGCACTACACAAGGTCTTTTACCTTCTTTCAAAGCTTTCTTGCAGAGCCACTGAACTGTGTTACCCTTACCTTCATCTCCAAAGAGGAGACCCAATACAATCTTTACTTCCATAGTTTTAATTCATTATGAAATTTATTAAAAGAACACCCTCTTAAAGAAGGTGCTCATTATGCTCTGTTTCTACTGTTTTTGCTGTTTCTCCAGAAGACTTCTGTCTGTTGTAGGACTCAAGAATCATTCCTGAGATTATCTTAGGTATGTCATTACCATCTCTATCCTCAGTAACAATGTGATGGTCTCCAAGGAGGTCATTCCACTGCTTTTGAAGGTTCTTGTCTTTCCCATTATAGTTATTGAGGGTAATATGATATACATCCCAACATAACTGGACATTACTGAGAAGACCAGAAGTGGTTACAGATTGTAACTTTTTGCCAAAGAGTCTTTTAATCTCTTCAGAAGAGATGCTCTTATGTACTGCATCATCTCCTATTGAGATAATAACTCCCTTCTTTCCTCTTATGTTTATCCAGTCACAGTCAGTATGATGGTCTGCAAACTGCCATGCCAACTGATAGGACTCACCACCATTTCCTCCTCCATGACCTTCAAGCCATACAGTCTTGAGCCATTTGTCAAGAAGCTCATCAGAAGATTCAAACTGACCTACCTGAATAGGAGCACTGTCAGTGTACTGGTCTCCTATTGCAACAAAGCATACCTGAGGGTCTTTTACTCCAGACTCAAGTATCTTCTTCATTATATCTGGGAGTCCAGTTCTGATAAGTTTATCTGGGACATGTCCCATACTTCCAGTAACATCAAGGGCTATTATAATAGGGAAAGCATCAGGATGCTCCTCAGAGAACCTGCACTCTCTTACTTTTCCTTTGATGTCCATATCTTCATGCATATTTTTCTGCTTGAAGACTTCCTCTCTGCTTACAGAAGGTTTGTACTGCTGAGAGTTGATATACATCCTCTCAGCATATCCATATGAACCACCACCCATGACTTACTCCTCTGCTGGTTCTGTAGGCAAATTCTCACCCTCTCTCTTAGGGTCATAACCATAACCTGTGTATCCCATAATCTAGTCCTCCTTACTGTTTATAGTTGATTTGTAGTCTGGCAGATACTTAAGTACTGCTGACATATTGTCATATTCTCCAAAGAGATATTCATACCTCTGTACTGCTATCTCAAGTTTGATGAGGGTATCTCTCTTGTTAAGACCTATCTTAAGGTCCTGCTCAAGGAAATCATCTGCCTTGAAATCTGAAGGCACTACACTGAGTGAAGTGATGTTTGATGGGGCAAGATTGATGAGAATATCTTCTCTGTCCCTGTCACACTGCCTTGCACTTCTACAGAGGTCTTCAATCTTTCTTCTGTATGAAAGTTCTACATCTTCTGTTATGGCAGCAGCCTTTGTTTCCTTGATGCCCTTGAAACTCTGAGTAAGAGCACTCTTAAATGTTCCGGTGTTATCCATGTTTTTTTTTTAGATTTCTTTCTGTAAAAACTCTACTACACTGTAAACCCAATTCCTCTTCCCCTCTATGAGGTGCCATCCGTCATAAGTATATTTAGTTCCTATAGATACTGCTATAAAAATCAAGACTATACATACAATAAATACAAGGATGTTAAGAATAGGAATGAGTAGAGAAATGATTAGCAACAGCAATCCCCAAATAGGAAATTTGACTGGTATATAGCCTTCCCTCTTACCACCGTATTCTGCAAGATTTCTCGTGCTTACATACAGTATAAGAGCAAAAACTATAGATATAAATATCCACCACATACTACTTGGTTATATCTTTGAATAGAGTAGGAACTGTACCATATACAGGTAGAACACCATTCCACTTTTCTATCCACATCTGTTCAAGCACCTGAGGTGTAAGAGCCTGCGTCTTAAGCAAGTTAGCCTCTTTCTCTGCTCTTGCAGAAACAAGCATCTTCTCTGCCTCTGCTTTTACAAGTTCAAGTTCATTCTGTGCCTTCTGACTCTTCTGTACAGCTTCATTCTTTGCTGTAATAGAGGCTTCAAGTGAGGCAGGATACTTAAGACCTGAAGTCATTTCTCCAAGTTCAAAGTTCTCCTTGAACAGTACTTCCCTGAGATAATCTTCTGTAGCCTTTTCAAACTCTTCCCTCTTGGATACCAACTCATCTGTAGTATAATTGCTGAGTTTAATCCTGTAGGCATTCTTGACATGAGTGTACAGCACATCTCTTATAACTTCCTCCATAGGTCTCCTATATTTTACAAATACCTTAGAAGAAGTGCCTGGAATCATGTTAAGGTTGATAGTAGGGTCAATAGTGAATTGAGAACCATCCTTTGCATTGATGGTAAATGGCTCATAGTCTACAGTCTGAATGAATGTAGGATACTCATAGACTGCTGTAGTGATAGGGTTATACCATACCATACCAGTTACAAGAGTAATATCATCTACTCCCTTTTTATCTCCATAGAGATTGACCTTGATACCCTCATATCCTGCATTGATTCTTGTACAGGACATTGCCATCATGGTTATTGCTGCAATAGCCATAATAAATTTGAAAAATTTACTCATTTGTTTTTAGTTTTTATAAAGTTTGTGAAACATTTTGTGTCTATACTAACCAAAACTAATCCAACCATTGCCAATACTGAAGCAAGATTAGTGATGGTAGACGGGGCACTCAAGCCTGAAAGAATCATTCCAAGAACAGGGAATGCCACTACAAGCCATAGTGCAAATAAGATTACTTTCTTTGTTCTTACTTTCATTAATTTTCAAGGATTGAATAGGTGTAACTTGTGCCTTCCCTATCATCACATATCCTCTGAAGATGAGCCTCAAGTCTCTGTTTCTTAGTCATGAGTTTCCAAGGACCTTTGAACCAGTAAGGTTGTTCAGAAGATGTCATATAGTCATAGGCATCCTGTGTGAGTTTAATAGTCTGCTGGCAAGATACTTCCTCAAAATCAGAAATATTCGTATGACCTTTCCTGATTGGCTTGAATGCATCTTTACCATGATATTTTGGGTCCAAATCCCTTTTGGTTATGGACCAATTGACCCTCTTTTTCCCAATGAGTCTTAGGGTTCCTCCCTCTATACCTTGTACAGAGAGAAGAATTTTTGATTGATTGTTCATTAACTATTTAAAGTTTTAACTCTTATGTACTTACTTTGTTTTGATTACTCTTGCAGACTTTCTTTTCTGAAGGTCATCATACATAAGTTTGGCTATATTGTCAAGATTCATATGAATCTGCTCATATACATCCATCTTATGCTTACGTCCATTCTCTCTTGGAGGCCATGAAGAAAGTATTACTTCATACTCACATCTTGCCCAGAACTGATACTTTGATTCATTATCAATGAACTCTTTCAGCCTTTCCAGAGTGAGGTCTTTCAATGTTATTTGCTTCTTCTTTCTCTTCTCTTCGAGTCTTCTGTACAGATAAGGCATTATATCATAATGCTCTACTCTGTCAGTAGCAAAGTTCCAAATTACAACTCTATACTCTATCATAATATAAGGTTTTAATAATTTACAAATAAAAAGGACACCTCATTCTGAAGTGTCCTGAGAACTTAGCCAGTATCCTTATTACTGCCTTGTTCTATAGTGGGGAAGGTTTGATTACTCATACTCCCACTTATCTTCATATGCTGAGAATGTCTTATGTTTAGCACAATTTGCTATTTTAGAAGACACCCCTTTGCTATACTTTATTCTTCTCTCTTGTACAATATGTTTAGCTGCTTCTTCTGAGGAGTTAAATTTCCTAAGAAATTTATTATCTAATGAATATTGCAAGACAGCTTTAGCTTTACTCTTGCCAGAAGTAACAGAAAATCTTGGATGTCTTTTAATATTATACATATCTAAAATCTTCAAGACAGAACTTTTATCACATCCTACTATCCTTGAAGTTTCTGTTATACTGTTTCCAGATTTATATACCGCAATTACTTCTTTATAGTCAATAGAAAATTTACCTTCTCCTCCAAGAGTTACATTATATCCTTTTCTATAAGTACCTAATTTATTGATATAATAAGACTCCTTTGAATCTGATTCTTCTATACTACAGGTACATAGCAATTCTATATCAAAATTTTCTCTTCCATATTTTAATATAGCCTTATGTAGAGGTCTATTCATAGAAGGTCTAAACAGAGCATCATGGATATGTTGGGAAAATCTGGAAGTTATAGGTAAATGAGTTTTCCCAACATACTTTTTTCCATTTATTTTATTAGTAATACAGTAAATAGAAATCATAATTGTTATATTAAGTAGATTAGCATTACCCAGAACATACCGCGTGGAGGTTCTACTTTTATGTTCCTGGGGAAGGTTTGATTTGAACAAACAATCTTTAGCTTATGATACTAATGCATTAACCTGAAGTAACTCTTAATAACACTATCTCTTCAGAAGTAAAAGCTCAAGAGTTTTTTATTATGCTACTTCCCCATTTATTAGTGGAGGTGACAGGATTCGGACCTGTGTCTTACAAACCTTCAATAATACCTTTATTTATATGCTTAGGATAGTATTTCAATTACTGCTGAAATACTCCAAAAGTCAGGTGGTAACATCCACCCATCATCCACCAAGTATTTGTTTAAGGCACAAATACTAAAGCCAGTTGTTAGGCAGCAACTGCAAAAGAGATTGCTGGTGCCTGCATAGCAGATTTAATATAATCTACAAGGCTTCTAACTGATTTTCTAACTTTGTTAGCATTTATTGGTTTGTGCTTTTTTAGAGTAGGCTGCACATCTACTGCATAAGGTACTACCAAATAGAGTGTAATCAAAACCAAAACACCCCCATATATTTAGAAAATCAATACTGGACAAATAGTTTCAGCATTGTCTTTCTCTGTTTCAACAGTTCTCATAGCTCCAACAGAAGATATAACATTATATCCTTTATATTTTGTAGTAACTATGATATCAGCATCTTCAGGAAACTTCTTAAGCTCCTCAATAAGTTCTTTTACTAACATATTTAAATCTTACTTTGAGTTAAAATAGCTATTATAAATTGATTCCATACTTACTCCTCTGAATTAAGTGGCCTACTACTTATATCAATCAATTCATTAGTAAATAATTTAGACAATACTAACTCATATACTTTTCTACATTCTTCTTTAGATGTATACTGTGAAGAATAGGTTCTACCTCTGATATCTAAAAATACTATACTAGAACCTTCCTGTGTATTAAGCATCTCTATAGAAGATATGTTATCCAGATTGAGAGTAGTACCTTCATTAATTCTTATCCAAGCCATAATCTTATTCCTCTACTGATTCAACTTTAATTCTTCAATTAAATCTTTATACCTATTGTATGTTTCAGTAATGACCTTTTCTCCAATAGGATTTTCTCTTTTAGAATCTCTTTCAATACACTCTTCTAATGAAACATCGAAGAAGTCCTTAAATTCAAGAGTGTACTGTTTTTCAGAAAAAGCAATAGAACAATCATGATTAAAATCGTGAATCCGGGATTGAATATACTTCCAATGCTTTGGATTAAGATTCATATTGTCTATGACAATATCATATCCAAAAAGCATTGCATTATCAATAGCGTCTTTCATTATTCTATGAATAAGTTCTTCCCGTTCAGGCACCCAATAAGGTCCCATCATCCTACGGAAATCATCATTATTCCAACGGACTCTGTGTGTTGGGTCTTCTTCAACCCATTTCTTGGCCCAAGTACTCTTTCCTGAGCCTTGGATTCCGCGTGTTAAAATTATTTTTGGCATAATTTATTCCTCCATCATTAGTTATTTTATTTATATTATTATTTAAGCAGTAACAACTTTACCACCTACTTGCAAAAGAAGTTTCTCCCGCTCTATCCATTTCTTCTTGATACCTTCCACTATAAAATTCCTCTCTTTCCTTTTCAGCTGCCCTTTCTTCTTCAAGAGTGTTTTGATGTTCTATAACAAGTTCACCCCTGAAATTCCGAACAATGTGATTAGAATATACCTTCATGTTTTTCGGGTACTTTGCTAATGCAGAAATTAGCTCTTCTACTGTTGTTATCATATTATTATAGTATTAAAGTTTCTATTAAAAACTTCCCTGCTTGGACTCGAACCAAGGACCCTGAGATTACAAATCTGAAGTAACTGTAAATATCACCACCCACAATTAGGGAACATTCTTCACAGTTTTGCACATGCTCTACCAACTGAGCTACAGGGAAGTTTAGATTGAAAGGCACTACGTAACAATCTTTAGAGTTCTATTGAAAACTAAGAAACAGTTGAAGTAACTCTAAATATCAACAATAGTGCCTTATATAAGATATCATAAGAAAATTTAGACAGAGATGTTGTCATTGAGAGTTAAAAATTGCAAATTTTAATGAAGTAACTCTGTCTGTCACTATACAATATCTTTATTTAGTACCAGAAATGAGACTTGAACTCACACAGGCATTGCTGCCCAAGGGATTTTCATACTAATAATCTTACTATTAATTATTAGCTTGGACTATGTCTTCTCCGTGCAATATAATTATTGTTTAGGAGGTGGGTGTATAGTCTCTACACATTTATCAATAAGTTAATTTATTGAATTTAGCACGGCGTTATTTTCATTTACAGGCTGAAACCTTCACCGTTTAGCCCACATCTACTCAAGAGTTTCCAACTTGAGCACTCTTAACCTGATATTTATTTGGAATTATTTTTTGAGAATCTTCTTCTTTTGTCCTAAGACCTAATTGAATTTCTCTTCCATATTTTCCAGAACAGCTTTTACTACAAAAATATCCAGATAACTTTCTATTTCTATTGTTAATCATATTTCCTGGTATAGTAAATAATTTCCCACAATAACTACATTTAACTTTAATGTTTTTATTTCTAATAACATCATTATAACAGTGTTCTTGCCTTTTTAAAATTTGTAAATTAGAAATATCATTATTGAGAAAATTCCCATCAATATGGTCTACTGTTTCATTATTTTCCAAATATCTATCTAAATGAACTTCCATCAAGTATTTAGGATAAGATAATGTAACTTTAGTTCCATTTGGACGAACTAATAAACATCTTAATCTTTTATCCTTTTTACTTTGATATGGTCCATAAAATTTACAATTTTCATAAACCATAACTAATTCATTTTATTATTAAAGTCCCTCGTGTCTACCAATTCCACCATTCTGGCATTTTAATGTAGGGAGTAAGAGACTTGAACCTTTAGTCTTGAGTGTATAAGACTCCTGCTTTCACCAATTAAGCTAACTCCCTATAAACAGGTGTACTTCACAGCAGACCTGTCCATGTTCATCCTCTAAAAGAAGAATTGTACCCCCAGAAGGAATTGAACCCTCATTTAAAGATTAGAAATCTTTTGTTCTATCCATTGAACTATAGGGGCATTGAGGCAGACTTGCTGCCTCTTTCACTATATCTCTATAGTGGTATCAAAATCCTCCCAGTTTTCTTTTTCACTAACCTCGAACATCTCATTATCAATCTTGCTCCAGAACTCTCTACCTTCAGGAGTATCTGCCCAAAAGAAGGCATCATTAACAGTGCTAGGTGACTCTTCACCAAGAAGATAGGATAGTATCTTCTCTGGGGGATTCTTCGCTGCTATACAGTTATTTATAAACTGAGGTAACCAAGGCTGTTTCAATATCCACTTAGATGCTTTTGGATTGATATCTATTTCCATAATATGTCCTCCTATTTGCCTCTAAGAACCTGCTTGATTCCTTCAGCCATTATGGTTTGCATACTCTGGTAGAACTCCTTTTCAGGAGTCATGCTCATATCCTTCTTTCTTGAGAGGTTTACCTGTCTGTCATAAGCCTTGACAGCGTTCTTGAGAATCTCATCAGTTACAAGATTGTCCTCTGCAAAGATAAGTTTACTCTTGATAGATTCAACTATCTCTGCCATGAATGCAGGTGCTATCTCCATCTCCTCTATAAGGTCAAGGGACTCTTTAAGTTCACCAACCTTATATCCATCTTTGAAGGACTCTTGGATGAACCTCAATGCTGTCTCCTTATCAAGACAGTCCATAGTAATTACTGAACCAATTCTCTTTCCTCTGAGGAATGTAGGTTCAATAAGTTCTATGTGGTTGGTAGTGAACAAAGTAATGACATTCATGTCTTTGGTATCACCACCATCAAGAGTGTTCAGAATATCCTGAAGAGATGCATCTCTTTCTCCTCTTGTAACCTGGTCAATGTCCTCTACAAAGACTATCACTCCATTGCATGACCTGTCTATGATTTTCACCATCCTCAAGGTCTCTGCAAGAAGAGAAGGATTCTTAAGATAGATGAAAGTCCAGTTGTTCTTGGTAGCCTCTCTTGCAAGTTTGAATGCAAGAAGAGTCTTTCCAGTACCATACTTCCCTTCAAACAGACATCCATACTTAAGAGGAATGCCTGCCTTGAGACATTTCTCAGGATACAGGATTCTTGACCTCAAAGGTTGAAGGTCAAACTCTGTCTGTTTTGACAAGACCATCAACTGACCATCTATATGGCTAAGGCTGAGCCTCTTAGGCTCTTTGCCTTTCTCTATTATCTCAAGAGCCTGATTCTTGTAGATAGAGTTTGTAGCAATAAGCTCCCTTGTCCTGTCCACAATATCATCAATCATGGACTGATACTTGGATTTGCATACTCCTGTTATAACCAGTTCTGAAGTACTATTAGAGTAGTTCAACTCTATATAGGAATCACCACCAAGTTCAGGCAATGAAATCCTACCGAAAGGTACTTTTGTTCTTGAGCCATCAGCAAGGATAACATCAAAAGTATTGATATTACCAGAGCCTGAAGGACCTGCATCTTTCTCAGCCCTTACTGAGCCAAATATCTCTTCAACAGCCTTGTTGAACTGGAATGCACCGTCAGTCTTCCAACATTTGATGTTGTAATTGAGAGATACATCCTGTTCAGACATTTCTATCTCATTCTTGATGAATGCAAGAACTTCTGCATACTTCATGTTTGACTTACAGGCTGTAATGATACGCTCTTTCTGCTGCTGTTCAAAGAAATTTACTTTCTTCTTGAGCACATTCTTTGTGCTCTGGATAATTGTTTGTTCCATTGTTTTTTTTTTAATAAATACTTGTCAATATGTTCTTGGCATTTTCTATAGTTGTGGTTAAACATCCAAACTCTATAATTTCACCACTTTTCCTTATGACCAGATTCTTCTGAGGTATGTTATATCTGTCCATGTCACCATAGACAGCCTCTTTAAGAAGGTCATAAGGAACAGCAGTGTTCTTACAGAATAGGATTCTTTTCTCAGGGACATAGATTACATCATATCCCTGAATGTTTCCTACTGTCTGTCTCATTCATTAAAAGTATTTTCAGTATTTTCTGCTAATCCTTTCTCTTCCATGAGTTGTAAAAGTTTTGGGAACTTTCTATATCCATAGAAATGAACTTTTCTATGGCAATTAGAGCACAAAACTATGCATTTTTCAAGTTCTTTCTCCAACTTTTGCCTACTCAAGACAAGTTCAGCAATGTTATCCTCTTTTTGAGAATTATCAAGATGATGAAAATCAAGAGCAGCAGGGTCAGTCTCTCCACAGAGGAAGCACCCAGCCTTTCTTTTGTACTCTTGAATTTCAAATCTCCTTCTTGCTCTCATATCTTGGACAGACTTTCTTCTCTCCTTTCTATGAGTTTTCCCCCATCTTTTGGTTCTTTCTATGACCTGTTCTTTATGAGTTTGATAATAATCTTTTGACCTTTGTCTCTCCTTTTCAGGGTCTCTTCTGTCTCTCCAAGCTTTATTTCTACAAGCTCTACAAGTAGACCTTCTTTTTCCAGGAGAGTATTCTTCAAACTCTTCAGGCTGTTTTAATTCTCCACAAACTTTACAAACTCTTAGCATTATTATTCTTCAAATACATTTTCAATTCCCTCATAAGCAGCAATAAACAAGAGAAAATTCTCTGAAAAGCCACTTATTTCAGCATCCCAAATACCCTTATAGTTCACACCATGCCTCTCAGATGATACATCACAGATGTAGTTGTGTTTTCCAAAAGGCTTTGGAACTCTCTTATCAGGATAGTCACAGTCCTGTGAGTCTGAGAATACAATTATTCTATCAAACTCTCCAGTAAACTGTTCTCTTGACCACTCAAGACATTGTCTTGTGAAGATTCCCCCACCTCCAACCCTGCTCTTTGCTTCATCTATCTGCTTGAGAAGGTTGAATCCCTTTGAAGGGTATTTGATTACTTCTGATTTATGCTTTTTGGTCCAGTCATTACCAGCAGTTACTACCAACTCAAAGTCTTCACACTGGTTTGCAGCAAGCATAGCCATAGCCTTTGCAGCATCAAACCTTGTGAGTTCAGACTTTTTTGAGATTCTAGCATACTCCATAGAACCAGAAGCATCAAGTATGAACAGAGTCCTACCAGGGACTTTAGGAAGATTAGACCATGAAGCTATCATAGCATCTTCTATATCCCTCTCAAACTCAGGATTCATTCTGGCTGCCTGCAAGAAATTCATAGGTAATAGCATTGAAGCCTTAAGGTTTTCAGAGCCATATTTTATTACTTTCTTGTCTACATCTGCATCCCTCATGTTTCTCAGGTTTCTAAGGAATGCAAGACCTCCAATCTTATTCTCACTGATGAGTTTGGTCCATGTTTCTTTCTTGTCTTTTCCTGCTGAAAGCATGGTCTCCCAGGTTTCAGGTACAGGAAGAGTCCTTGAAGCAATCATCTTGAAGAGTTCTGCTTCCTTTTCATCCTGAGGTCTTGGATGAACAAGAAACATTACATCTCTGAGTTTTATTGCAGCATCTCTGTCATACTTTGCAAACTTATAAGCATTGAAATTATGAAATGCTGCTGCAAGTCCTTTCTTTGCCTGATTAGCCAGTGACTTCTTTCCTCCTTTCCAATATATAGAAAGGAAGTCAGTTAGCATATCTGCCCTTGTTATAATCTTTGGTAGCAAGTCTCTTACAAATAGCCTATGTTCAGGGTACTTGCACATTTCAGATGCCAGAAACAAAGGTGTGTGCCTGAGTTTCTGTAGAGTTCTTGCTGCCAAAGCAACAGTATATACATCTTCTGCACTACATAGAGGTATGAGCCTTTCAATCTCTTCAGCAATCTTCTTGCCATCACAATAGGCAACATCTTCCCAAAGAAGATTAGCCAAGGTGAGTCTTCTAAGAAGAGCAATGTTTGACTGCTTAGCAGCAAGAGCACCACTACCTCCAGCAAGTCTTTCATCTGTAAATTTAGATGTTGGCTTGATATTTGAATTCAATTTAGACATAGTAAACTAATGTTTTAATTGTTTGACAAAGGTAAATAAAATAATTGGTATTACCAAATAATTTTACATACCAAACCTTAAATTCCCATTGTTCCCACCAATAGGTCTTTTCTTACCACAGCTCAAACATTCACATACCCTCTGTCTATCTATTTCAGAGAGTCCAATTGTGAAGAAGGCATTGAGGAATCTTGGGATTCCTGCTCTTTCTCCCAAGTCATTGGTGGTGTAAATCTCATGGGCTGTGGTTCTGCCACATATGGGACAGTATGTTTGTATAACTCTGGACATTTCTTGATAGTTCTAACAGTATCTATACTGACTTTAAGTTCTACTTTGTATTTGCCTCTATCATAATCTATAATAGCCTTGTTCATGCTTGTCTCTATACTTGTGTAAGAAACAAGCACACATAGACTAAATGTGGCTACAGTGAGAACCCAACTTGTGATTTTCAGTGGTTTGTCTGTTTTTTTCTCAAAAGGTGGGAGGCACATCTTACAGACTATACCAAATCCTATCCACAGCAGTACACTGAATATAAACAGTCCATAGTCCATTATAATCTCACTTTATAGTAGTTAAGCCTTGCCTGTAGTGAATCAATATTATGATTAGTAAGTATATGGGTGTATATAGTTTTTAATTTACTTTCATAATATTTATCAGTAGCATACCTATTTCCATTTATATCTGTAAAGGAATCAAATAAATCTTCTATTGTTTTGCCATTAAGATAATTGGAGTTCAATAAATATAGATATGGTTCAACAGAATCATTTGGATTTTTGTATTTGAATTTAATATCTTCAAGACTATAATTGTCATAAGCACCTACATTCCAGATGCTGTTTGTCCTATAAGCCAATCCTGTTGTGCCAAATTTACTTTCCAGTTCTCCTTGAGCCAATACAAAAGAAATGGGTATTTTATACTTTTCACATTTTTCTACAAGAATCAAAGCTCTAAGATTTGAATTAGGAGCTATTGAATCTATGTAATTTTGCGTGGCATCTACAAAGTCTGATTTCACACCTTGATATTTTACATGCAATTCCTTCATATATTCAGTTGCAGTATCATATTCTCCATTCTCACTTTTAGGAAAAGCCCAAGTAAAAGCAAAAATAGCTATGATAGCTACTATTGAAATACAGATAGAATTTAATGTAATTCTAAATCTTTCTGTAGTCATGGTTTTTGATTTTTGTTAAATATGCTAAGAATAGCATTCCAGAATTTTACATACCAAGGCTTATGAGCCTCTGTATAATCTTTGTATGCTCTCTCTTCAAGAATATCTCTTGTTAACAGGTCTAAGTCAGGAAATTTTCTGTAATACCTACCCTCAACAGCCTTTCTGGAAATACCCAGTATATCTGCTACAGCCTGGAAAGCCACAGTTTTATTATTACTTCTGCCCAATGCTTCAGCAATAAGTCTGTCTTCTTTTATTGTCCACTTCATGGTTCTTCTTGTTTATTCTTTCTTTGTTTTTGTGCTTTGAGTCTTGCTCTTAAACCTTCATTCTCTGCTATTGGTTTGTAAGCAAGGTTCATAAAATAATGAAGTAATGAGAGTACACATACTATGCAGAACCAAGTGAACAGAAAATCATATACTATATTCCCTGATATTGGCATAAGATGGTATCTCAGACCTTTTGTGGTGAACATAATCACCAGCACTACATAGTGACCCAGACAATAAGGACAGTGAATAAGCTCTTCTATCTTTCCACCTATGTGGTCTTCTATAAGATTTCTGAGCCATTCAAATATACTTGTAACACTTATTGTATAGGATATACTGGCTGCACACAATGCTACAGCCAGTATATAAGTCCAATCACCAGACATAGTAATCATCAGGATTGTGGTCCTCTACAGAACCTGTATACTCCCCCTCATATATTTCTCCTGCTACCCCCCTCAGTGCTTCCATCTTGTTATAGTCATCATCTATGAGTTCACCATTTTGTACATCCTCATAGTCTTCAGGGACTATTGCATGATAGTTGTTTTCAGCAGAGGAACCACACCCACATCTTGATATATAGGTGAAGTTTATGACTTTCTTTCTAGTCTGCTGAGGTATTTCCTGAGATTTTATGTTCTCAAACATCTCCTTGAGATTCTCCTCTTCCTGAGGTTCTTCTCTCTTTATGAATAATTGTCCTATTCCCATGTCTTTATTATCTTAGTTAAGATAGATTCAGATAGTTCTCCATTTACTTCTCTGATGATAGAGTAGGAAGCCTTGTCTACAATACCCTTTATAAGGGCACCAGACAATTTTCCGTTAAATCGGCTGTATGCTTCCTTAGATATGTCCTTAACCAGTTTATCAACATCCCCAGATACAGGTTTGCCCTTAAGATATATCTTGAAGATATCTTCTGCATCCTCAACTGTAGGTCTTGAAATTTCAAGCCTAAGGTCAATTCTTCCTGGTCTGATGATTGCTGGGTCAAGAGCATCTTTGAAGTTGGTAGCAAGGATTATAAAAGTAGAATTACCTTCAAATCCATCAAGTTCACTCAAGAATGTAGGAACAATGGTGAGGTCTACATCTGATGACCTTCTACTGCCTCTTGCATTAAGCACAGCTTCTGCTTCATCAATAAATATGACTGACCTCTGTTTCCTCACTCTGTAGTTCTGTCTTGCCCTTGAGAATATACTCTTGATATTATTCTCAGTTACACCAACATATGGACTGAGCATTTCTCCACCCTTTAAATAAATAAAAGAGTCTGGATTCAACTCAGCACCATCAAGAAATGCTGATGCAATAGCCTTGGCTACCATAGTTTTACCACATCCTGGAGGACCATAAAGAAGAACTCCTCTTGATGGTTCAAGACCCATTCTCTTGAGATAATCAGGATGTTTTATAGGCAATTCTATAGCATCCCTTATCTGTGAAATCTGGCTCTTGAGACCTCCAATCTGCTCCCATTTGATACGTTCAAACTCTACAGGCTTGACAGGTTTCTCAAGTTCTTCTGGAAGAATACATATAATCATATTCTTGTTTACCATTACCTTGTCTCCTGTCTTTGGATTTTCATCGAGTTTAGGTGATTTAGGTATGATTACCTCATTACCATTTACCATAACTCTATACAACCCATTGTGCTGAGAGATGACAACACTTTCCATAAAAGGTCCATCCATTACCTTCTCAAGCAGTTTTTCATACTGTGAGATTTTATCTCTCAAAGCATTGATTTCTTCCTGATTGTTCATTTCAGCACCTCCTTGTTAAATGTTGATACTACTGTGAAGGGCTTTTCTCCTTGAGAAATTCCTTCTTTTTTTTTGTTACATAACATTGTTTTTTTTTGGTTAAATAGTGACTCCACTGGGACTTGAACCCAGATAACCCACCTTAAAAGGGTGGTGCATTAACCAATTATGCTATGGAGTCCTCCAGACTACTTGTCCTTGTCAGTGTCACTCTTTGAATCACCAGTAGCCATATCAAGCATCAGTGTAGTAGCCAGAATATTCCTAAGATTAGGAGTCTCCTTTACGGCTGATATAAGTGCTATAACGAGATTCTGGTTCTGTCCAATCACTGCATATGTTGATGATTCCTCATCTGTTGCAAGGACTATACATCCTCTATGTTCTTTGTCTTCAGAAGCCCATTTGACTACATTCTCGCAGGCATATATTCTCTTCTGTTCACCTTTGGTTGGAGTTCTCTTGCTTCCCACGACTATTTCTCCTCTTCTTTTGATTTGTTGAACATAGACAGCAGTCCTCCAAGAGGTCCCATCAGACCACAAGCTACAAACTTCCTGAGGTCCTCATCATGGTCCAATGCAGTTCCAAGGGATGCTGCTATGAGGTTTCCTGGACCTAACATTCCACATGAAGATTTTCCTGCATCTTTCTTGTCTTTCCTGTCACCCAAGATGACAATTGCACATCTGTTGTCTGAGTCTTGATTGTACCAAGAGGCAATGAGCTCATTGATTTTCTCCTTCTGTTCATCAACAGAGAGAGATTTGAAATCTTTTTCTTTCATTTGTTTTTTTTTTAAGATTAGTACTAATATGTTAAGAAATGTATTTTATTTAAAAAGGGCTATGCAACAGTTTGTGGAGTATAATTAAGTACCCAAAAACTTATTTCATTATCAGTGAAGTAACTCCACTATTCAGCAATAGCCCTTTGTCTTTAGCTCAGTTTATCCCTCAGCCTTCAGCATTTCATATGCCTTTTTGACATCTTCCTGCTTCTGGAAATATACTATTCCCGGATACATCACTCTTTCATGCGTACCTATGCAATAGTTATTATCCAGCTTGATGCTGTTAGGAAGGTCATAGGAATAGTGAGTCTTTGCCAAGAAATACTTGGTCTTGGTTACGTCTGGCTCCCATGTACCATTGAAATACTTGGCTATGAGAGCCAGTTTCATATGAAAAGTGAGTTCACTACCTATTTCCACTCCTATTTCCTTGGAGAGTTTCACAGTGCTTGAAGCATCCTTTCCACTCAGTTTCATGTTCAGGTGAAGGCTTGTTATTCTAAGAGATTCAAGAACCTCCTTGAGGCTCTGTGGTTCATTTAGCGCTTCTTCAGTATATGCCTGAAGAGCCAGCTTACGCAGAGTCTGGTCTTCACCATTATACCACTTTCTTGCCTCTTCAAGAGAGACTGTAATGTTTCTTTTCTCCATGTTATTGTTTGTTTGATGGTTGTTGTTAAATCTTGTTGATGGTGTCTCTACCTGAGTATCAATAGGTAGCAGTTCTTTGAGTATAAATCCATTGTAGGTATTGTAGACTCCTACAGGATAATCAAAGACCCTGACTACCTTCATAGGAGCATTCTGATAGTTTGTGTTCCTCAGTATGTCTCCTTCCCTCACATAGGGTATGTTTGGTATCTTGAATGTGTATTCCTTTTTTCTTTGTGAACTGCTTTCAGGAAATATTATTGTGCACAGTCTCATATTACATTCCTCCATTGTTATTGTATCCACAGCATTGACAGTAATAACCATCATACATACTATCACAATTAGGACATCTGTATTCTGGTTCCCAATCTAACCCTTCTGATGTTATTTCTTCAGAAGGGTTATCTAAAAGTTCTATGTTATTCATGTTTTACTTTCCTTGCAATACACATTAAACTGCAAAGCCTTCCTCTTCTGAGCATGTATTTCTCTTCTGTAGGAAATTCCACAGAGTACTTTACTTCTTCTGTTGGAATAGATTTCTTTTCAAACTGTTTCATCTAAATCTTCTTTAGTTATTCTTGTAAGTTTTATTAAATCCTCTTTAGAGATAATCTCTCCACAAAGGAGCATCAAGCAGAGTCCTATCCCAAATACTATCAGTATTCCAATGGATGTAAAAGAATCTGCAAGACATATCATGAGAATCCAATATATTAAGGTAAAATACAACAGTATTCCCTTAATAATAAGTGAGAATGTTTTCATTGCATTTATAATTTTATATGCTTTGGTTAAACTTCAAATGAATTATACTTTTGGTTTCAGAATAAATCTTACTTATAGTTACACCACGTAAAGGTAAGTATATTGTAACCTAACTGCCTTTGCATATTATTATATGTTGTAATGTTGATAAGGCAGTTCTATCAACTATATAGATAATATGTTTATACTAATTGTACACTTAGTACAAATCCCGCTACTCTAACTAGTTAGCATTTTAAAACTATTGGAACTAATAGTCAACCAATCTTGCCTCTATTGATTGGGAGTCACCCTTACCTCGGCTATTAAGGAGTTTCACACCTTGCTATATAAATACAGTAAGAGAATATTTATATAACCATTACTCTGTTTTCCTATACACAGAAAGGTGTTATTTTACAAAAATACTTACTAAACTACAGAGAAATTGTAGAGTTGCTCTAAGGGTTGCTCTAAGATTTAGTAAGTATTTATTCTTTTGAAAGAGCCAAGATAGTCATATTAATAGACTATGTAACTCTTCTTAGAAATAATTTAGAAGCTATCTTTGAGGCTGTCTTTTTCATAACAACAAGGATTAAGACCTCTCTAATTGTAGCTAACTAAATGATAGTCAAACAATTAATCTTGTAGCTAATGTAGCTAAAGGATTAAAAGTAAAAAAGAAAAAGGGGACAGAGTCCCCCTTCTCTTAGAACTTGAAGGTGACTTCCTGTGCTCCTCCCTGATACATGAGGGAAAGAACCCAAGTCTGTCCTCCATCCTGAGATACTTCCTGGACTACCACAATCTTGTCAGGATTAGGCATTCCATTGGTCTCAAGGTCCTTTGCAAGGGCATTAGAGACTGCACAGAAGTTCTTCTGGTCATCAGAAACACCAAAGTATTTCTGAGTGCCATCCTTGTGCTTGAAATACTCATATTTACCGGAGATTTTCTCTCCAGTAACTTTGTCATACATGCACCTTCTTACAGGTACAATGCTGATGTTCTGAGATTTCCAAGACTCCTTCAAGGACTCAATAGTCTGAAGATTTCGATACATTGGTTCCATAATAAATAAGGATTAAAGTTAAACATACAGGGGGACTAACCCCCATTGGTTGATGGCTGGGGGAGGTGGATGGGGGTTATCCTCCATTTACATAAATCCAAAAAAAAAATTAAAAAAAAAAACAAAAAAAAAATAAAGAAAAAAAAATCATTTATATATTTGGATATGTCAGTTTTTTTACTTACCTTTGCAACTACTGAAGATAATACAGAATCTTCACCTCTGCCAGCTGCTATTGGAAGCAATGAAAGCCTGGTACTGGATAGGGTGGGAAGGATATAACCCTATGTGAAAACTGTCCTTAAATATAATGTATGTGACCTGCCAATCTGTATGAGAAAAGGCTGAGGGTAAAAGGTCTATAAGGGGATAAAAGAACGCCATACTGAAATTTTAAGGATAAACCTACTGGTAACAGCAAGGTGAGCTGGATAACTCTGGCTTAGGGACTTTTATATACAAAAGTAAGAGTAGAAGATTGATAAAATGGAATTCAAGAACAGAACTTTTAAGTTTTTTGGACAAGCATGGTCTATTAAATTTGTAGACCATGCTCCTATAACAGAAGATCAGGAAGAAGGGGCTTTTAATAGTGGTGTAATAACACCAACTAAGAGAACTATATGGATATCAACTAAGTGGCCTAATGGTAAAGCAATAGATAAAGAAACTATTGAGAATACTGTTAGACATGAGTTAGTTCATATGATATTCCTCAATGGACAATATTTAAATTGTTATGATGATGAACCTCTTGTAGAATGGACTGCCAAAGCTATAGGACAATTAGTTAAATCAGGCTTAATCTAACAGGCCCGAAGGGCATAAAGTAACACACAATGAAGATAATTTATAATAGATTTATTCCTTTCAAGGGGTTCTCTGTAATTAATTTGTTTGGAACTCTCTTTGTAAGACAGGAGAAGGGAAAACCTAAACCTTATGTATCTCCAAGAACCATTAATCATGAGTCTATTCATACAGAACAGATGAAGGAACTTGGGTATATCTTCTTTTATATATGGTATTTTATAGAGTGGTTTTTAGAGGTACTATTGCCACCTTATAATAAGGCTTACCATGATATATCTTTTGAAGAGGAAGCATACAACAATGAGAATAATCCTAACTACTTAAAGAGTAGGAAAAGATACAGTTGGATTAAATTTGTATTTAACAAGAAATTAAGAAGAAAGTTAAAATGAAGTGGAATGACCTTACAATGAAGGAAAGGTCAGACTTGATGAGCCTATTTCTGAAAGCAGGAGTAGGCTCTTTGTCTGATATGAAGAAGATATATGATGAAGGAGGACTATTAAAAAAATAATAGAAAAAAGTATAAATAAATTTGCATATATCAAATTTTTTACTTACCTTTGTAGTACAATTTAAATAAAGAGAGAATGAATACAAAAAGATGGATTGCACTTGCTATTGTAGCAGTGGTAGTAGTTGGGTCACTTGGACTTATTAAGTTGTTCCCATTCTGGGCTACACTTGCCTGCCTTGTTTCAGTGATTGCTGGGTTTGCAGCAGGTTATCTCTTTAAGAAAGATATTATCAAAGAGGTAGAAAAGGTGGTTGAGGTAGTGAAGGAAGTGCCTGTAAAGGCAACAAAGAAAACTATTAAGAAGGCTTAGTCCTTCTTATACTGAAGGGTGGTGTAACGGTAAACATTCCTGTCTTTGAAACAGGTAGATGAAAGTTCGAGTCTTTCCCCTTCAACAAACTGAAAGAATAGTTGTGAAATACCAGCTATTATATACTCTCATCATCTAAAGGTTAGGATGCTGCCCTTTCAAGGCAGAAATGTTGGGTTCAAATCCCATATAACCTGCATAATGGAAGAGTAACTGAGTGAGACTCAGCCTTGTCTTGAAAACAAAGGGTACTCTGAGGGGTATGGGGGGCAGGACCTCACTCTTCCGCATGATAGAGATATAAAGGAGAGTAAACCAGTAAGGTTGCTGGCTCTGTCTGCTAAACATGAGGTTCTCTTAGGGGGATATGTTTCAAGTACATTGCTCTCCGCATAGGGAAGTACAATAATTGGTTAATTGGCTACATTTGGGATGTAGAAGATGAAGGTTCGAGCCCTTTCTTCCCTACTTTGGGCTCTTAGTGATAATGGTTAGCACTTCTGCTTTGCAAGCAGAGAGTTGGGGTTCAATTCCCCAAGAGTCCACATTTCTCATTTGTTTTTTTTTTAGTTGAAACTGGGGTATAGCTGGAAGGTCAAGCAACTGCCTCTTAAGCAGTGGACTGTAGGTTCAAGTCCTGCTGGAAGCACTACTTATTAGTAGTTCTATGAAAAGAGTGATTAAAACTGTAAAATGTGTCATGAGGAGATGGTTAGCCAGCTCATCTATGACACCTACAGGGTTTATCCCATTTAAGGGATAAACCCTTTTTACTCTAAAAAGAACTTTCTTGAATACTATATATACTGGGAGTACTGCACAGATGGTGATGTGTGTCAGACTGTAAATCTGATGTCTTTAGACTAAATAGGTTCAAATCCTTTTACTCCCACTATGGAGACTTAACATTAGTGGTAAATGTGCTGGACTGAAAATCCAGAAAAGTGTGGTTCAACTCCCACAGTCTCCACTAAAAAAAAAAACTTACAATTTTATTTGGAAGTTTAAAATAAAATACTTATATTTGCAGAAGAAATGATAGGAGATTTACTTTTAGACCTTATACCAGCTCCTGGTCAGTCACCAAAAGATGAGACTCCAGATACCTTCTCATTCTTTATAAGTTTTATAAACAGACTTGAAGGATGGAAGACTAAATGTAAGAATCTTCACTGGGCAGCTCCAAAGAAGAATATTCATATATATCTGGATGACTTTCTTGAGATTTTAAGTGACTATCAGGACTCTCTTGCAGAAGAGATGCAAGGAATACTTGGTCACATGGCTCCAAACAAGATAGTTGGAACTGAGAGTGACACTCTTAATGCAATGGAGTTCATACTTGAGGTGAAGAACCTGACCCTTAAATTCTACTCATCAATTCCAGACTCAGTGGAATATGCAGGAGTGAGGTCAGAGTGTGAGACTTTCATTCACAACATATGGAAGTACAAGTACTTGTTTGAACTTTGTGATTCAACAAGAAGCTATTAAAGGGATTAGGGGTATGTTGCCTTCTTAGTATAAAGGTTATTATAACTGATTTGTAATCAGTAGATATTGGTTCAATTCCAATAGAAGGCTCAAGGTGTCAGTAAATCAGACTGCAATCTGAGACAGGCTGAAACTCCTTAGTAATAATTGCAGCTACATAGTAGATTACATGAAGGAGGGTGCTGGAGAAAAAGGTAGACCAGTTCAAGAGAAGTACCAATAGATAAGACACCTGTGGTGATGCAGGGAGTCCCTCTCAGAGGATAAAGTCACACAAAGCTTCTCAAATGCAGTATTGGTGTTAAGGGTAGCATAAGACTCTTCCAAAGTTAAGGTGACTGTTCAAATCAGTTATACTGCTCAATAATTGTGGGGTGTCAGAAGTTGGTATCTGGGGAGTCTCATAAGCTCCTGCTTTTTAGCCTCGGGGGTTCAAGTCCCCCTCCCGCAACTAATTAATATTCAATACTATGGGAGAAGATAAGAATGTTAAAATAATGTATGCCATCTATGGTGATACTATTAGGGAGATAGTAAAACAGTCTAATGAACTGGGCATACAGAGAGATGCTATTGTATCTCTTATTAAGGAAGGAGGTCAGTTTATCTTGACCTATTATGCTTAAATTTCAAGGCAATGGAAGAGAAGAATGTAAAGGAAGTTGCTCCTATTTCAGAGGAAGAGTTTCAGGGCTTGCTTAGAAACACACTTAAACTTCACTACTTTGAGTGTGTCAAAAGATTTAAGTCAGTAAAGAGAGCCTTTAAGAAGGGATATATAACCAGCTTTGGTTATATTCTCCCAAAGAGACCTTTTAACAACAAGAAGCATACTAAGGGTAGAGAGGCTAATATTGAGAAGAAGAGAATTTGGGAAAGAATCACAGGTAAAAGAGTAGTATGGTAGAGCAAGATTTCAATAGTGAACCAGTATTTTACTGCAAGCATTGTCTATCACTTAATATTAAGTCAGTAGATGATTCTATAGACACTGATTATCTTGATTTCTGTGATGAATGTGGTAGTACTGAAGTTGGTCAGACTGACATACATACTTGGGAGAAAATGTATGAACAGAAGTATGGTAGGAATTTTTTAACAGAAGAAGAAGTATAATGGAAGAGAAAGTAAAAGCACAGGCAACTGAGCAGCCAAAGCAGCTCAGTTATGAGGAACTTAGGAACATAGCTGGACAGCTTCAACAGCAGAATATGCAGTTGAGAAGAGCTCTTAATGACCTCAACTATAAGAATATGTTTGAGAGACTCAACTATCTGTTCAAGGTTATGGAGTTCTCACATATGTTCAGTGATGAATTTGTAGGCAAGTGTGTAACAGAGATTGAGTCACTTATGACTCTTCCTGAAGATACACCAGAGGATACTACTGAACCTAAAGCAAAGGAATAATCATGAAGAAGCCTGACAGTGTAGTAATGGTTCCAGGCAATATTGATTCCTTCTTTAGAAAATGGTTTGAATTTCTTGAGCCATTCCATAGACTTACAGCAAGAGAAATGGATGTGGCTACTGCATTTGTCAAGCAGAGGTATAAACTAAGTAAGGTAGTTAAAGACCCAGATATACTTGATAAGGTATTGATGAGTGAAGATACTAAAAAAGCAGTGAGGGAGGAATGCAATATAACCCTTCCTCACTTTCAAGTGATAATGGGTAAACTTAGAAAGAATCAGATAATTGTGGATGGAAAGATAAATCCAAGATTCATACCTAATATAGATGAAGAATCTGGTTCATTTAAGTTATTGTTGTACTTTACATTGAAGTAATGAACTATAAGCCAATATTTGAGAGAGTCTCTCAGGAGACAGGAATACCTGAAGAGGTTGTATCTTTAGCCTATAGGACATTCTGGAAGTTCATTAGGGAGACAATCACAGAACTACCTTTGAAGGAAAACCTTACTGAAGAGGAATTTAAGGAGCTCAGGACATGTTTCAATGTTCCATCATTGGGCAAACTTGTATGTACCTATGAGAGGTATTTGGGAATGAAGAAGAGATTTAAGTATCTCAATGGTTTAAAGAGTAGAAGTAATGCTTAATATAAAGAAAATTAGACCACTATTTACTAAAATAGTGACAACACTTGATAGATATGAGGAAGACCAGACTACTAAAGGTGGTCTTGTAGTAGCAAAGAAGCAGGCAGGTTCTGTCAAAGAATATCAAAGGATTGTAGCAGTAGGTTCTAATTCTGCTGGACTTAAGGTAGGAGATATAGTTATGATTAATCCTGCAAGATATGCAGTGATGAAACATAAACAGGGCTCTCTAAAGGATGGAGTTATTGAGGACAATCCAGTGCTCGGCTATAATCTTCCAATCATAGAACTTGATGGAGTTCCTCATTTGCTCCTTGAAACACAAGATGTGGATTTTGTTATAGAGGAATATGAGGATGATACCCCTGAGGAAACAATAGAATCAAGAGCAGCTAAGGCTGGAATCTATGTCCCAGGAACAAGCAAGATAATATCTTAGTTATATAGCTAGTCATTAGACTAGCTTTTATTGGTTATAGATATGAAGTTAATAGAATATGATAATTACCAGTTAAAGTTGTCAGATGAAGCCTATCTTGTGAGACCTATAAGGAAACTTTTCAATCAGGACAGGTCTTCTACTAAGGAGAAATTCTGGCAGCAGATAAGTTATCTGTACTTTATGACTGACCCAATCAGTTCATATATGTATATAACTGACCCAGAGGAAAGGGCAAAGGAGATAAAAATACAAGAAGGTCTTCCAGAAGACTTCAAACCTTCAAAGGAACTTGAAGAGGCTATGGACATCTATGCAAAGTTATGCAATACTTCCTCTACTCTGCTTCTTCAGGATACAAGAGTTGCCATAGACAAGTTGAGGGAGTTTCTTAGGAACGTAGACCTTAATGAAAGGGATGATAAGGGTAAACCTGTATATCCTGTGAATACCATAACCTCTGCTATAAAACAGATTCCAGAACTTGCTAAGTCTCTTTCTGAAGCTGAAAGGGCGGTTCAAAAGGAACTTGAAGAGGCTGGAAGAGCAAGAGGTGGTAATAACAAAACAATTTTCGAGGATGGGGTTTTTATCTAACTGTATGACAATATGTTAGTTAAAGATAAAAAATTTACTCTATATAAACACACCAACAAAATAAATGGCAAAGTTTATATTGGTATTACTTGCCAGTCTCCCATCAAAAGATGGGGATTGAATGGGTCTGGCTATAAAACTCAAATGGTTTTCAGAAGAGCCATAGAAAAATATGGTTGGGATAATTTTACTCATGAGATTCTATATTCAGGACTTGATAATGAAGATGCTGTTATATTGGAAGCAGAATTAATAGCATATTATAAGAGTCTTAGATTATCCTATAACATGTCAGATGGGTATGATGATACTCCAGATATATCTATTCCAATAGATGTATATAATTTGAAGCATGAATTTCTTGGAAGTTTCAAATCTATACAAGAAGCCTCTGATACTTTAGGAGTTAGCCCATCTGGATTGAATGGTTCATTGCATACCTATAATGGGATGTTCCATTACAAGGGATACGTAGTGGTAAATAAAGGGACTCCTCCAGATTGGAGAAAATGGGAAGATAGAAAAAGAAAAACTACAAAGGTTAAACAATTTGATAAAGAAGGAAATCTTATAGCATGTTTTGATAGTATCAATGAAGCAGCAAGATTAACTAAAACTCATAAAGGCTCATTGTCAAATTGTTTAAATGGAAAACAACCAACAGCAGGAGGATATATATGGAAGAGATAATAAGGTCACTTACAAGGTTAGCAATAGAAAGAACAAAGAATCCATTTATAAGGTTCATTGTGAGAAAGACCAGCAAACCACTAAAGATAAAGGCATATAAGGAACTTACATTGGAACTGTTTCTTCATTCTGAAGGGAAGAATACTTCAGTATTGAAGGTACAACAGTCTATAAATACATCAGGAACTGATGATTCCAAGGTATGGGACCTTATGGAGCCCTTCTTTACATATGAGGTACTCAAGTGGGTAATGTCAGGGGAAGGAAAGGAGGTGATAGATGGATATAAGATGGAATAAATACCAGACTCCTTATGAACTCCTCAACTTAGAAAATGAACCTCAAGAGATACAGGACCAGTTCTGGGACTTCATAAATAATGTTCCTTACATAAGGAGTCTGATTTCAGAAAACAGACCAAGGGCTTGTGACCTTCCAAGGGACGAAGAAGGCAAGATTATAATTGATATAACAAAGCCCCATATAATAGAGGATAGTGACTACTTCAGACCAACAGCAATACATTTCAAGGAGACTGGAAGATTTACAGACTTGAGACCTAATCCAAACCCAAATTCTGAGTTTGGCAAGTGGATTAGAGAGGAAATAAGGAGATGCTATGAAGGTTATGTCAGACCTTCTGATGGTGAATGGATAACTGGTGACCTATATTTCTTCCTCAATTATTGTCCTATTCTTCAAGATAGAAAGGATGAAAAAGGAGGAAGAAGAGCTAATAGGGTTGTAGACTTTCCTAAATTCTGGGAAGGTCACTACTATCTCACTCATTATCTACAAAAAGCAAGAACTAATGGACATCATGCTGCTGAACTTGCTTCCAGAGGTAAGGGTAAGTCCTACTTAGGTGCATCACTTCTTGCAAAAAGGTTCATACTTGGAGAATCTCTTGAAGTAAACAAGAAAGTACAGTGTGTTGTAACTGCCTCTGAAAAGAAATATCTGTCAGGTGCTAACCAGATACTTGACATGTTCTCTGGATATATAGACTTCTGTGCTCAGAATACCCAGTTCCCTTCAAAGAGACTGGTCAATACCATGCAGAATCTTCAGTGGACTATGGGTTACCAGGACCTTGACAGTGGTACAAAGAAGGGAACTCTTAACTCCGTAATAGGTATCACATCCAAGGATGATGAGTCTAAGCTGAGAGGTTCAAGAGGTGTACTCTATCTTATAGAGGAGTTTGGTACATTCCCAAGACTTCTTGGTCTTTACAACACTCTTAGACCATCAGTAGAGGATGGAGAGAATATATATGGTCTTATCTTCATGTATGGTACTGCTGGAGATAATGAGTCTGACTTTGCTTCAGCTCAGGAGATTATGTATAATCCTCTTGGATATAATATGCAGGACCTTCCAAATGTCTATGATAAGGAGGGTCAGGGTAGAAAGTTGTTTACTTTCTTCTTCCCTGGTTATATGAATAGGGCAGAATGTTATGATAAGGATGGAAATTCAGATGTAACAAAGGCTCTTCTTGAGATACTTAAGGATAGGTATCTTGTAAAGTACAACTCTACTGATATCAACTCAATAACCAAGAGAATTGCTGAAATCCCTATAACTCCACAGGAGGCTATCCTCAAGACAAGGGGTAATCTGTTCCCAGTTACAGACCTTAATGAAAGACTTAATCAGCTGGATAATAATCCAAGAGAGTTTGATGATGTCTACACAGGCACTCTGATACAGAATGCCAAGGGAAAAGTAGAGTTCTGTCCTACTACTGATTTGCCAATCAGAGATTTCCCTCTAAAAGATAATAAGGCAGAAGGTGCACTTGAGATATTTAATCTTCCAGAGAAGAACAGAGAGGATAGGGTATTTCCTGACAGGTATATTATAGGTCATGACCCTGTTGATGATGATGAGTCAGATACACTTTCTCTCACTTCAACCTTTGTTCTTGACCTATGGACAGACCAGATAGTAGCAGAGTATACTGGAAGGAAAACACATGCTGATGATAACTTTGAGATGGTTAGGAAACTTTGCCTGTTCTATAATGCAAAGTGCCTCTATGAGAACAATAAGAAAGGTATATTTGCATACTTCTCAAGAATGAACTGCACATATCTTCTTGCAGATACTCCTGAATATCTTAAGGATAAGGACCTTATAAAAGTCATAGGAGTAAGTAATAAATCAAAAGGGGTGAATGCAACAGCTCCTATTAACAACTATGCTAACACTCTTATAAGGGATTGGTTGCTTAAGCCAATAACAGTTATACAGGAAGTAGATGGTGAGCAAGTTGAGACTACCATATTCAATCTCTATAGAATAAGAAATAGGGCTCTCCTTAAGGAGCTTATTCTGTTTAATCCAGATATAAATGTGGATAGGGTAAGGGCATTAGGTATGGTAATGCTGTATAGAGAGGAGAAAGTAATTCTGTATCAGGGAGATATGAAGAGGGATGATGATAAGGTGTCAGCTGATTATTTAGGTAATGACCCTTTCTTCAAGATTAATTATGATGATAGATTGATGAAATTTAGCAAAAAGTAATACTACTCTTAATAATTTACTTATCCTATTGTTTAATAGGATAAGTTTTATTACTTTTGCACAGTTAAAAAGTAACTAAGAATGTCAGAATTTATTAATTTTCCAAGGCAACAACTGCCCTTCTCACAGAAGACAAAGAAGTGGAGGAAGCAATGTATGGATTGGGCAGATTCCAAGACATTCTTCAACTACTCTCCTGTAAGGAAAAGCACAATACATAAGAAGATAAACTATGACCTCCTTAATGGAAAGCTCCACATGGAGGACATGGAAGCAATCATAAACCCAGAAAGTATAAAGGTAGGTTACATACCTGATAGAATACAGCACTATCCTATCATGAACTCCAAACTGAATGTTCTTAGGGGTGAGGAGACAAAAAGGGTATTTGACTTTAAGGTGGTAGTGACTAATCCTAATGCTGTAACAGAGGTTGAAGACCATAAAAAGGAACAGCTTCTTGCTTCACTTCAGCAGTTAATTGCTGATAACTCAATCTCTGAGGAAGATTTCAATCAGGAGTTAGAGAAGCTCAATGACTACTATACATACCAGTGGCAGGACATGAGAGAGATAAGAGCAAATGCTCTTCTCAATCATTATATAAAAGAGTATAATATGCCACTTCTCTTCAACAATGGTTTCATGGATGCCATGACTGTGGGTGAAGAGATTTATCAGTGTGATATAGTAGGAGGAGAGCCAGTCATTGAAAGGGTAAATCCTCTTAAGATAAGAGTGTTCAAGTCTGGCTATTCCAACAGGATAGAAGATGCAGACGTTATAATCATAGAAGATTACTGGAGCCCAGGAAGGGTTATAGATACTTTCTATGATGTTCTCTCTAAAAAGGACATGGAGTATATTGAAAAGTTGCCTGACCATATAGGTCAAGCATATTCAGACTCTATGGACAATATAGATGAGAGGTATGGATTTGTGAATAATAATATGGTAGGGGATGAAGTAGTTACTGATGGTTTCTACTTTGACCCACTTAACCTGTTCTCAGATGCAGTAGTGAACTCTCTTCTCCCTTATGACCTTGCAGGTAATCTTAGAGTTCTAAGAATGTACTGGAAATCAAGAAGGAAGATAAAGAAGGTAAAGTCATATGACCCTGAAACAGGTGAAGAGACTTTCAACTTCTATCCAGAGACTTATATCTGTAATCCTGATTTAGGAGAAGAAGAACAGACATTCTGGATTAATGAAGCTTGGGAAGGAACTAAAATTGGTCAGGATATCTATGTTAATATGAGACCAAGAGTTGTACAGTACAACAGGCTTTCAAATCCATCAAGGTGCCATTTTGGTATAGTAGGGTCTATATATAACCTTAATGAATCAAGACCTTTCTCTCTTGTTGATATGATGAAGCAGTACAACTACATGTATGATGCTGTTCATGATAGACTAAACAAGATGATTGCCAAGAACTGGGGTAAGATTATACAGCTTGACCTTGCCAAGGTTCCAAAAGGATGGGAAATAGAGAAATGGTTGTACTATGCCAAGGTTAATGGAATTGCTGTAGTAGACTCCTTCAAAGAGGGAAATATAGGTGCTGCAACAGGAAAGCTTGCAGGAGCACTTAATAATGCCTCTACAGGTGTGATTGATGCTGACTGGGGTAATAACATACAGCAATATATAAACCTTCTTGAGTTTATCAAGCTTGAGATGTCTGAAGTTGCAGGTATCACAAGACAGAGAGAAGGTCAGATAAGCAATAGAGAGACTGTAGGTGGTGTTGAGAGGGCAACTCTTCAGTCATCACATATAACAGAATGGCTCTTTACTGTACATGATGATGTGAAGAGGAGAGCACTTGAGTGCTTCCTTGAAACTGCAAAAGCAGCCCTTAAGGGAAGAAGCAAGAAGTTCCAGTATATATTATCTGACAGTTCAATGCAGATAGTAAATATAGAGGGAGATGAATTTGCAGAAGCTGACTATGGTCTTGTAGTAGACAACTCTGAAGGACTTCAAAAGTTACAGTCTCAACTTGAGACACTTGCTCAGGCAGCCTTGCAAAACCAGACTCTTTCCTTCTCAACTATAATGAAGATATACGGTTCTTCATCCCTTGCTGAAAAGCAAAGAATGGTTGAGAATGATGAAAGGAAGATGAGGGAAATGGCTCAACAGCAACAGCAGCAGGAACTTCAGGCTCAGCAGCAGCAGGCTCAGATGCAACAGCAGACTGAAATGCAGAAGATGCAGCAGGAAGATATGCTTAATCAGAGAGATAATGAGACCAAGATTCTTGTTGCTCAGATTAATGCTCAATCTAAACTTCAGGATTCAGAAGTAGACATTAATGATGGTATTAAGGAGCCTATGTCTGAAGAAGCAGCTGCAAAACTTAGAGAGCAGATAAGAGAGTTTGATGCTAAAATGATACTTGAAAGGGAGAAACTCAAGGCACAGAGAGATAAGCAGGAAGAGGATGCCAGATTAAAGGAGAAACAAATAAACAAGAAACCAGTAAGTAATAAATAATTAAGCTATGATAATCAGAGATATTGTATTCTCTACTAATCCCCCTGCAACTCCTTATGTATTATGGATTAAAGCAGGTGCCAATAATATTAACACACCCCATATATATGATGGAGGATGGAGAAAAATAGGTACTAGTTCTGGAGGAGGAACCTCAGATTACAATGACTTAGAGAATAAACCTAAGATTAATAATGTAGTCCTTGAAGGAAACCTTTCTCTCGAAGAATTGGGGATTATAATTCCAGACCTTAAAAACTATGTTACAGAAGATGCTTTAAATACAGCACTTCTTGAATATGCTAAAAAGTCTGATATACCTTCAATAGAAGGACTGTTGTCTGAAGTAAAAGCACAGGAGCTTTATCAGCCTAAAGGAAACTATGCTCTTAAGAGTGATATTCCTGACACTTCCGGCTTTATCACAGAAGCTCAGGTAGATACTAAATTAGAGAACTATGCTCAAACATCAGATATTCCAGATACTTCTGGTTTAGCTTCTAAGGATGAGTTAAAGGAAGCTATTTCTAACCAGAAGTTTAAGACTATCAATGGTCAGGAAATAACTGGTGAGGGGAATATAGAGATTCAAGGGGGAGGTTCTGTAACTGTAGATGATGCCCTTAGTGAGACTTCTGTAAATCCAGTTCAGAACAAGGTAATCACTGAGAAGATTAATGCAATGAATGAATTGCTTGCCCAACTTGATGAGAAAGTATTTCCTACTACCCTTTCTGTATCTGGAGGAGGAACTTATGATGAAGGTACTTCTCAGACAGTTATGGTATCTTGGAAACTCATGAAGAATGGGCAGACTCTTACTCCTGATTCAGTAACTGTGAATGGAGAAACAGTAGACCCAGCAACAGGTTATAAAGTATTTACGGATGTAACTACAACTACAACTTATAGAGTTGTAGTAGTTTACCAGGGCAAGACTTACAATGGAAGCACTACAGCTACTTTCAAGAAGACTTACTATAGATATTATGGAGCTGCTCCTTTAGACACAGATTTCAATAATCTACCAGATGAGGTAGTAACTGGTTTTACTAAGGAAGTAGCTACAAGTAAAGAAGCATATAATGTTGCTTTTATAATTCCTGTAGAAGGTATTTGCACATATATTTATCCTAAGAGATTTGGAGCTCTTACGCAAGTTCAAGATATTAATGCTGGAGGTGCAGCAGCTAATAATTGGGTTATTAGTACACCAAATACAACTCCAGAGCCTGTTGCTACAAAGGTTATAAGTGGAGAGGAATGCTATATATATAGAAGTACTGAACCTAATTATGAGGATACATTTAAATTTAGTTTTAAATAATATATATTATGGCATTAGCATTTAGTTCTAATATATCATATAAAGGTATTCAGCCCAATTTCACAAGAGATTCTTTCAAAACTCTTGCAGAAATGAAGGAGTATAGAGAGAATTTTCTTGACCCTGGGCATATATCTTTTTGTGAAGAGGATAGGAATACATATAAGTATGACCCAAATAATTCAGTAGATGCTACTACTGGAAAGTGGAGATTATTTGGTGGAGGGATTACTTATCATGAAGTGCCTGCTCTTACAGAAGATTATATGATAACTTCTAATCCTTCTCTTACTAATGAAGTGATTTATTATATTACAATAGGAGAGACTGTACATAAAGTAATTGGGGATTCCACTATTAAGTGGCAGGATGGCAAGAGTCCTGTTTCAGAAGCAAACTCTGTAATAGTTGTAAGTGTTTTAAATAATTTAGCTGTTTGGGGGATTTTCAAATGAGTGTGTTTAGAAACCTATTAAAAAACAACTCCTCTTCCTATATTAGACTTTCTCCAAGCTCTTTGAATTATACTACGGATGAGGAGGCACAAACACTTACTGTAGAGTCCAATGATGATTGGACTTTGCATGTAACCTATAAAGAAAAGTAGAAAATGTTTACAATACAACAAATACAAGAGATTGCAAGAAAACTTTCTTCAATGTGTAAGAAAGATTCAGACTTCAAGCCTATATCTTTTTGGAAATCTCTCAGTAAGAAAGATAGTATAGCATTTGTAAAAGATGGAGAAAACAGGTCAATGACCTTAGACCAACTTTATACTTTTGTAAGGCAAAATATAAATAGTGATATTGGGGATGCTCTGCAAAGAATTGCAGCTTTAGAAGAAAAGGCAAATAAGATAGAACAAGATATACAGGCTATTAATAATACTATAAATTCTCTTATAAGTACTATTAATTATAAATTTGCTTCTATAGACAAGAATTTAGAAGATATCAATACTGCATTAAGTATATTAACTACTAAATATACACTTACTGTAAATCCTGTTACTCCTGATGCAACTGTTACTATAAATGGAATAGTACAGACTTCAATGCAAGTAACCAATGGTTCAATAGTTAATGTTAAAGTGTCTGCTGATGGGTATAAGACTTATGAAGAGTTTATTTTGGTTGACAAGGATATGGTCATTACTCCTGAGCTTCAGAAAGAAGAAGTGACTTTTTCTATAACTACTATTCCCACAGATTGTGTAGTGAAACTTAATGGTGTTGCTAGAAATTCTATTAATATAATAAAAGGTTCTTCAGTAAATTGGGAAGTATCTAAAAGTGGCTATATAACAAAAAGTGGCAGTACAATTGTTACAGAAAATACTTCAATGCAAGTATCTCTAGATGTAGTAGGAGAAGATAAAATTAACTTTACTATAAATGTAATTTCTCCACTAGATGCAGTTGTAACTATAAACGGAGAAACTACTAATTCAATCATTGTTGATAAGAACTCAGAAGTTACTTGGTCTGTAGAAGCTTCTCATTATGAGTCTAAGAACGGTACTCAGACAGTAACTGAAGATACTACAGTAGATGTAACTCTTGTTGCAAATAAGTATACTCTTACTATAAATCCTACTCCAGCAGATGCTGTTGTAGAATTAAATGGAGAAGTTAAAAACTCTATTACAGCAGATTATAATACTGATATTAGTATTAAGATATCTAAAAAAGGATACAAGACTTATACTGAAAAGTATAAACTAATACAAACTGAAACTAAAGACATTGTTCTTGAAGTAGAGGAGTTTGTGGATATTAATCCTGATTATATGGAATTTAGCTCTATTGGAGAATCAAAAAATTTGCAAATTGAATCCAATATTTCTTGGAATATTGATTAACAATTGATTAGTAACTTACAAGGGAGAGTTTTAATCTCCCTTGTTAAAAATATGAATAAAATGGCAAAACCAGATTGGATTACATTAAGTAAAAATTCAGGTTCAGGCAATGATACAGTATCTATTGAAGCTCAGCCTAATGCCCAAAGATATTGTAGAGAAGGAGTAATAGCAGTAAATTCAGCAAATGGAGGCATTTCTAAACAAGTAAAGGTGCTTCAATATGGAGCTGCAATTTATCATCTAAACTTGGTTTTTGTTGGAGTACAAGAAGGCGCTCTGTTCAAAATATCTTCTTGTTATTATACTCTTGCAAATGATGCGGCAGAGGAAGAATTATCAAGTTATGAAATTAAAGTTAAATTACTAAATGATGGACTTCTTTTTCAACTACCTGATGGTAGTTCCACTATAACATTATTAGCTACTATAAATGCAGGAGCAAATGTAGGTAATACCGGTAGTAAAATTTTTGATACTCCTTTTAAAATTGGTAGTAAAACATCATTATCTTTTTACACAATAACCGCTGCTTCAGCACAAGGCGCTATATATGTAAGTAAAGATGCAAGTATCTGTGTATGTCAAAATGAAATTCTTGAAATAACACCAACATCTATTTCAGCCCCAGCTGAGGGAAAGACTTCTAGCATTCCTATAAAAACACAACCAGGTGTAACATGGACTGTTGAATAAAAAAAAATAAAATATTATGGCAAAACCAGATTGGATAACAGTTAATCCTTCATCAGGAAAAGGTACAGGAGGCTTTAATGTCACTTTTGCGGAAAACCCATCAACTTCTGCAAGAAGTGGAGTAGTAACTGTAAAAACTATTAGTGGATTAACTCATGAAATACAAGTAAGTCAGGCAGAAAAAGTAGAAAATCATATTCAAGGTTCTGGACCTTTCTGTGAAGTTGCTGTAACAGCAGATGCTTTTCCTAGTGGGATATCACAAGTAACTTTTTGTACTCAAATTGTATTATCAGATAATACTACAATAAAGGCAGGTACTTTAACTCTGCCTAAAAATGAAAGTGAAGGACTTTCATTTGGAACATTATCGCTAGATTCTGACAGCGAGTCAATGGGCAGTGGACTTAGTGTTAAACAGATACTAATAACCTGCAATCCGGGTAGTACACCTTGGGATGTTCCTTTTAGAAAAGTTACTGCAAGCTTGGAAAATGACCCAGGTAATATAGTATTTGGCCCAGACACTGGTGTTAATTATTTAGCTACCTTTGCACAGCCTGAGTTGTATGCAGTAGGATTTAATATGGAAACACCTATTCCTATAGATGGAGATATTATGCTTGTTTATAAAGGGGATTCTAATAATCTTCCTGGAATTGTATTTACTAAATTACTAAGGTAGATTACTCATTTTATATAAAAACATTGTTTTTTAATTTTTAAAATTTAGTTCAAATTATGGCTAAACCAAAATGGATTACAATTGGAACCGCAGAAGGTTCCATGAGTGGCTCAAGTGAAATCACTGCTGCCGCCTACACTGGTAGAGTTGCCAGAGAGGGTACTATTACAGGTACAACAGTAGGTGGAGCTACTGATACTACAGCTGTATCTCAGGTAGGTGCTGCTGAGGTTATTACTATTGAAACAAAGACTTATTCTGCTAATGCAGTAGGTCAAAACATTACTATTCAGGGTAAGTCTAACTCTGCTGACCTTAACATTGTAGTAGGAGATTCTACTATTCCAGGTCTTACTTATAAGCTTGCAGTAGCAGGAGTAATAGATGAATCTTGGAATGGAAGTGATGATATTTCAGTAGATGGTGACCCAGGTGCATCTGCAATATATGACTTCACACTTACCGTAACTGTTCCAGAGAACAAATCAGAGTCTGCGTTAGTTGCTAAGTTTGCAGTTAAGAATGCAAATGGTGATATAACTTCAGGTGATATTACTATCAATCAGGCAGCAGGTGTTAAGAATTATGCAATTCCTGTAATTAGTGCATTCTCTTATCCTGTAATATCTGCCGCAGGAGATATTGGGGTAGCTCCTTCAGCATTTAGCTATTCTCAGGCTTGGGGTTGGAATGAATCTAACTCTAACGGTGGTACACTTAATGGAACTCTTGAGTCTCCAATTGCTGGTACAACATTTAACTTTACTGGCTCTGCTTTAGAGGAAGACCCAAGTACAACTGGTACAATAGTATTCTCCGATAAGGGTGACACAGAATCAGGTATTACCTCAGTAATAATTACTGCAACAGTAACTGTTAACGACAAAACTTCTACTGAAAAGACTGCCGTGGCTCAACAGGCAGCTAACAAAGCTTCTTATGGTGATGTAACATTCTCCAGCAGAGTTCCTTCAGCGAGTGATATCCCAGCATCAGGAGGTTCTGTTGGTTCATCTAACATTAGTTGGTCTGGCACAGGAGTTATTGCTACACAGAAGATTACATACACTTCAGGTGCAGAGTACACTATTAATGACGGTTCTAGCAATGGTTCATTTGAAGCTATCAAGCTCACTTATAGTGATGCTATCACAGCTGCTTCTAAAGGTACAACAGTTTCTGCAAGGACTGAGGCAGGTGTTATCACAATCACTGCAACAGGTGCAAATAATAAGACTGCTACTAAGTCAGTTACTGTATACCAGGAAGCTAACTCTGCAACTTATGGTGATGTAACTATCGGTCAGGCTACTCCAGTATCTCTTGCTGCTCCAGGTGAGACTTACCAGATTGTTCCTGCTATGAAGCAGACAGTTACTTACACTTCAGGTGCTACAAGGACTGAATCTACTCCTGCGGACAACAAGGTACAGCTCTCTGCTGAATATGCAGTTAAGACTGCTAAGGAAGGCTTTAGTCTTGATACTAATGCAGGTAAGGTTACTGTTAATCTTAACCCTACAACTGCTCCAAGAAATGGCTTTGTTGTTACAATCTCAGCTGAAGGTGAAGGTGGTAAGACTGCTACTAAGAATATTACATTCAACCAGCAGGGTTCTAACTCAACTCTTGACCTCTCTCCTGATACAATGTCATTCGTTGCAATTGGTGAGACCAAGACATTGACTATCACATCTAATGATTCTTGGACATTGTCCTAATCATAGATTAGAATAAAATTAACAAGAGGTTAAGTGTTCTACTTAACCTCTTGCTTTTTTTATTTATACTTCTTATCTTTGCCTACTGGAGGAAAAAGATATGAAACTTAAGAGTTGGATATATATAGGAGTAGTTGCTCTTATACTTGGTATGATTGGTGTTATATCACTCCAATCTTCAAGAATAGATAGTTTGAAGGAAGATTTGTCTATAAGTATAGCCAATGAGAAGGCTTTATTTGCTGACAATGATTCCCTTAATAATAAGGGAAGAACATTACAGCTTACAGTAGAGCAATTAAACTATATTAATGACTCCATCATTGTAAAGATGAATGAAGTCAGAAAGAAACTTAAAATTAAAGACAAGAACATAAAAGAACTTGAATATCAATTATCTGAAGCCAAAAAGACTGATACCTTGATATTCAGAGATACTCTTTTCAGAAATCCAGAACTTAAGATAGATACTACTTTAAGAGATAAATGGTATTCTCTTAACCTAAAACTTGAATATCCTTCTACTGTAATTGCCTCTCCCAAGTTCATATCAGAGAGGTATGTAGTACAAAGTTTGAGGAAAGAGACCATTAAACCTCCTAGGAAGTGTTGGCTGGGGAGACTGTTTCAAAAGAAACATAAGGTAATTGAGGCAGAGGTAATTGAGAAGAGTCCTTATATAATAAACAAACAGGAAAAATATATAAAGATTATTGAGTGATGGACTTAGGGATATTGATTACAGCAGGTATAGGTACTGTGACTACATTCTGCTCTGCATTTTTTACTTTTCTATTCTCAAAGAAGAAGTATAATGCAGAAGTAGATGGTACACAGATATCCAATATGCAGGCATCTTTAAATATATATCAGGACATGGTTAAAGACCTTGGCAGAAAACTTGATTCATATTCAAAGATTGTAGACAAGAATAAGGCTGAAGTTATGAGACTTAAGAGTGTAGTCATCAAGATGATTGGTAAAATCTGTACAATTGAATCCTGCAAGAACAGATGTCCTTATAGTGATACAGAGCTTGATGATTTGTTCAGACTATTAGATTTTGATACTGATGAAACTGACTATAAAGAGAACTATAACAAGGAATAGCTACACTTTAGGTAAGCTGTATGTAGATGGGTAGTTCTTCTGTCATACTCTTGAAGATTTTGTAGAATGAGGGGGGTAATTTATAAATATACAAATCTTGTAAATGGAAAGGTTTATATAGGTCAAACAATAAATGAATATAAAAGAAGGGAAAAATGGAGAAATCTTAATGCTCCATATGCAGGTATCTATATAAACAGAGCCAGACTAAAGTATGGAATTAGTAACTTTGAATATTCAGTTATTGTTGAAATTCAAGAAGATGATGAGACTATTCTAAGAGAACTTTTAGATGTAGCAGAAAAGAAATATATAGCCTTATATAGAAGTAATGAACCCTCTTTTGGATATAACATGTGTGAGGGGGGTAATGGCATTGGACTTGTTGTTACAGATGAAAGCAGAAGAAACAGAAGTAAAGCTCTTAAAGGGATAAAGAAGAAGCCTTTTTCTGAACAAGCCAGAATCAACATAAGTAATGCTCATAAAAAACCAAGACCTTGGGCTTGTAAAAAAGTAGTACAATATGATAAAGATGGTAACTTTATAAAGGTATGGAATAGTCTTACTGAAGTTACTTCTCATTTTGGAGACAAAGGAGTGGGAAATTTAGTTAGTGCTATTAAAAGAAAAGGAAGACACAAATATTATAAAGGCTTTATTTGGAAATACTATGAAAATAGTTATAAAGAGAGAGGTTTATAGGGAAACCTATACTATTGGAAAATTATACATAGATAATGAATTTTTCTGTTGGACTCTTGAGGACAAAGACAGAGGACTTACTCAGAATATGTCAGTAGAACAAATAAAGTCTATAAAAGTACCTGGAGAAACAGCTATTCCAAAAGGAACCTACAGAGTTACTTTAGATGTGGTTAGTCCTAAATTCTCTAAATATCCTTTCTATATGCAAACTTGTGTAGGTAAATTACCAAGACTTATTGATGTAAAAGGATATGATGGAGTTCTTATTCATGTTGCAGATGGCCCAAAGAGAGATTCCTTGGTACAGGGATGTATAGGAGTAGGCAACCTTTCAGCAGAAGAATATCTTATGAATGGTAAGAAGGTATTTGCTGAACTCTACAATAAGTTGAAGGGCAATATTATAGAACTTGAAATTGTTTAATTATGGCTTGCAAGAAAAGTAAAGGTAAGGGAAAGAAGGGTAAGTAGTATTACTCTAAGTGAAAAAGTTTATAGGCAATAAGGAAAATGTTTTCCTTATTGTCTTTTACATTTTTTGTATATATCTTTGCATGAAGTTTAAGGAGAAGAATATATGGAAGAACTTGATTTGAACAACATCCTTAGCCCAGAAGAGATGGATAATCTCTTTGATGAGGAAGGAAGTAAGACACAGGAAACTCCACCTGAACCAACGGAGGATGATAATAAAAATAATGAAACTACTGAGGTTCAAGTAGATGCAGAAGATTTATTTGAATCAGAGAGCGTAGGTAGTGGAAAAGAAGATAAGCAAGGAAAGGAAGATACCTCCCCAGATGGGACTGGTACTTCTCCCAAAACCAACTTCTACTCTTCCATTGCCAGTGCCTTGAAAGAAGATGGTATCTTCCAGAACCTTGATAATGATAAAGCCAAGGAGATAAAGGATGCAGAGTCCTTTGCCCAGGCTATAAGAGATGAAGTTTCTGCTCAATTTGATGAAAGACAGAAGAGGATTGATGAAGCATTGAATGCTGGAATTGAACCTTCTGAAGTTCAGAAGTATGAGAGAACACTCAATTATCTTGATTCAATCAAGGATGAGCATATCTCAGATGAGTCAGAACAGGGTGAACAGTTAAGAAGACAGCTCATCTATAATGACTTCATCAATAGAGGTTACTCTAAAGAAAGAGCTCAAAGGGAAGTAAAGAAGTCTTTTGATGCAGGCACTGATATAGAAGATGCCAAAGAGTCTCTAAAGAGCAATAAGGAGTTCTTCAAGAGCTCTTATGACTCTATAGTAGAGGAGGCTAAGAAAGAAGAGGAAAAGGAGATTGAGGAGAGAAAGAAGGATGCTGAAACTCTCAAGAAGAACATACTTGAAGAGGAGAAGGTATTTGGAGAGCTCCAGATAGACAAGGCTACAAGACAGAAGGTCTTTGATAATGTAAGTAAGCCTGTCTATAAGGACCCTGAAACAGGGGAACTCTTCACAGCATTACAGAAGTATGAGATGGATAATAGACTTGATTTTCTTAAGAATGTAGGTCTCATATACACTCTTACTGATGGCTTCAAGAACCTTAATGGGCTTATTAAAGGAAAAGTAAAGAAGGAAGTGAGGAAGGGATTGAGAGAGCTTGAAACCACTATCAACAATACTGCAAGAACCTCAGATGGTAATCTGAAGTTTGCAACTGGAGTTGATGAAGACCCTGAGTCTTATGTGGGCAAGGGCTGGCATCTTGATGTCTAACCTCCTATTCTGAATTAACAACAATAACATAAAAATTTATGGCAGGAAAGCTTGGTAAATTTCAGATGTTAGGCTTCCAGCACTGGAAGGGTACAACCAAGGAAAACCACCTTGGACAAATCTTCCAGTTAGCACCTCAGAAGGCTACAAACCTTATGGTGCAGCTGCTTGCCTACTACAGAGGTAAGACCCTTGACACATTCCTCAATCAGTTCCCAACAAGGGAGTTTGATGATGATAATGAATATTACTGGGATGTGATTGGTTCTTCAAGGAGAAACATTCCACTTGTTGAAGCAAGGGATGAGAGTGGACAGGTTGTAACTGATAAACATGTTGCACCTGTAGGTGCTGGTTACGCTCCATTCTATCTTGTATTCCCAGAAGATTGGTTTGCTGATGGAGAAATCCTTTGGGGTAACTACAATGAGGCATATCCACTTAGGGTTCTTGGTGAAGCAAGGTTTGAGGGAACTAATGCAGTTTATAAGGTAGAGGTCTTTGGTACTAATTCTAAGGGTGTACCAGCAGAAAGACTTCTTGCAGGAGAAAGGTTCTCCATTGGTTATGCTCCAGTAGAAAGAAGTTTCTCAAGAAAGGTTGGTGACATCAGATTCAGCTCACCAGTTTCTATGAGAAATGAGTGGTCTACTATTAGAATTCATCACAAGGTTGGTGGTTCAATGCTTAATAAGAAGCTTGCAGTAGGTATTCCTATTACTAAGGAAACTGAAGGTGGAAAGCTTGTTAAGGATACCACTAATATGTGGATGCACTATGTGGACTATGAACTTGAACTTCAGTTCTCAGAAGCAAAGAATAATGTACTTGCTTGGGGTGTTTCCAACAGGAACAGTAATGGTGAGTACCTTAACTTTGGTAAGTCAGGTGAGGCTATCAAGACTGGTGCAGGTCTGTTTGAGCAGATGGAAGTAGCTAATACAATGTACTACAACCACTTCTCACTTAAACTTATTGAGGATGCTCTTTATGAACTTTCAGCATCTAAGCTTGATTTCAATGACAGATACTTTGTCATCAAGACTGGTGAAAGAGGAGCAATTCAGTTCCACAAGGAAGTCCTCAAGACAGTTTCAGGTTGGACACAGTTTGTACTTGACAATAACTCTATTGGAGTAGTTCAGAAGACTCAGAGCAAGCTTCATGAGAATGCTCTCTCAGCTGGTTTCCAGTTTGTAGAGTATAAGGCTCCTAATGGAGTAAGGGTTAAGATTGATGTAGACCCATTCTATGATGACCCAGTAAGAAACAAGATTCTTCACCCAGAGGGTGGTGTAGCATACTCATATAGGTATGACATTATGTACATTGGTACAATGGACCAGCCTAATATCTTCAAGTGTGCTATCAAGGGTCAGACAGAGTTCAGGGGCTATGAGTGGGGTCTTAGAAATCCATTCACTGGTCAGATGGGTAATCCATACATGAGCCATGATGAGGATTCAGCAACATTCCACAGAATGGCAACTCTTGGAATCTGTGTTCTTGACCCTACAAGAACAATGTCAATTATACCTGCAATACTTCAGGCATAAATCATAAGGGGTAGGGTAGTACCCTATCCCTTTATTTTTAAAGGGAGATAAATAATGGCAAAGAAAATGGAAGAGTCTATTGATTTTGGAGCTATAGATGATAGCCCAATTTCAGTACATGAAGTTAGTTCTATGGAAGGTAATGAACCACCTGCAAGAATAGAAAGTGAGAAGAAGCCAAAACCAAGTAGAGTGGTTGAATCTTGCTTAAGAAATGAGAGAGTAATTATCAGGCATGTCCCTAAGGAGGGAGGGCTTGTTACTAACCCTAAACATATCCTCTATGGAGGTATGGCTGAAAGTGCAGTAAGATACTTTACAGTTCCTATCCTTGGGTCTTCTGGTGCATATAAGAATGTACTTACAGATGATGAGAAGACATTTCTTGAGGAGATTATGGGGCTTGAATATAATGCTCTCTCTATCTATAAGAAAGAGAACAATTACTGGGATAACTATCAGGTCAGACTGACGAAGCAAGACAATTATCTTGACCTTTCAGTACCAGATGATTATATCAAGTACAAGGTCCTTAAGGCTAACTCTGACTTTATTGCAGATTCTCTTGAGACATTACAGGACAAGCCAAAGGTAACATACCAGTTTGTAATGATTAGAGAGGGTGAGCAGGAAAGTCAGGAGAGTGAAAAGATGTCAGCTACCATGAAGTGCTACATGGAATATGGTAGAATTAAGGATGACAGAGATGCTCTTAGGTGCATTATTGAACTTATAGATGGTAGACCTGTAGCCTCTAATTCAAAACTTGAGTTCCTTCAGGGCAAGATTAATAACCTTATTCAGGCTGATTCTAAGTTGTTCCTCAAGATAATCACTGACCCACTTCTTAGTACTAAGGTGCTTATCAGTAAGGCTATTGAAGCAGGAGTAATATCAAAGAAAGGTGACCAGTTATACCTCAGAAGTGACAACTCACCACTATGTGACCATAATGAGGACCCTACTCTGAATGTAGCTGCAAGATACCTTAACCTTCCTAAGAATCAGGAGCTCAAACTTTCAATTGAAGCAAAGGTAAAATAATATGACAACACAAGAGTTTTCACTGGAATTTGACCTTATGTACAACAACATAATGTCAAACCAAGCCCCAGGACTGTCAGAATATGAGAAGAGTCTATTCCTGACTCAAGCTGAAGAGGCTCTGGTTCTTGATATTTATTCAGGAAAACTTGGGAGTTCTTTTGAAAGTACTGAAGAAGTCACTGATTATTTAAGTCCTTTGGTTAAGCAAGCTACTTATACAACTAAAGTAGAAGGTAAGGGATTGGATTCAAGGTCAGTATTCTTTAATATAGATACAGACATTTGGTTTAAGACAGGAGAAAAGGCAATAATAAAGGATGATTCCCTTAAATGTGGAAATTCTATAGAAAGAGAAGTAGATGTAGTTCCAGTAACACAAGATACTTTATACAGAACTAAGAATAGCCCATTTAGAGGACCTAATGAAAGAAGGATATTAAGATTGGACTGTGAAGCCAATAAAGTTGAATTGATAAGTAAATATCCTATTGAATCTTATACAATAAGATATCTTTCAAAACCAGAACCTATAATACTTGAAGATTTACCAGAAGGTCTGACTATTAATGGCGTAAGTACATTTCAAACTTGTAAATTAAATTCAGCAATTCATAGAGCAATCCTCATCAGAGCAGTAAGTATTGCTAAGTCTGTTTGGAGCTCACAACAATAGTTTTACAAATATTTTAATAAATAATAATTTATGGCAGCTTTTTCAGTGCATCAGGTAAGGCAGCTTTATGTTGCTAATGCCTACAAGGAGAACCTTAAAGCCCTTAAGGATGCTGGAGACATCACTGTAGTAAAGGAGGAAAAAGGTAAAGGAGATGCTATCTATTTCCAGTACATGGGAGCACTTCTTGATAAGATGAGAAGTGACCTTATTAAGGTTGATAATATTACTAATCTCAGAGCTACTAAAGCTGAAGACATGGCTATTAAGCTCAAGGGATATACTCTTACTCTTGACCCTGAGGTAAATGGTGGTCAGCCAGTAGCTGGGCAGGATTATATTCTTAGACTTGCATTCAGACAGTACATTGGTATGTCAGAAGCAGACCAGTACTTCAAGTATGGTATGGTTCATGCATTCTCAGGACTTTCTGCATCAGATTTCTATAAGAAGATGGCATACTCTTTAGTAATTAATCTTTCAAAGGATGTAACAGCTCTTGTAGATGTTTATCTCTATGACGGCTCTGCTGAAACTAAAGTAGAGGCAATGAGTTGGGAAGCTTTTGATAAAGCCTATACTGGAACTTATACAGCAATTAGATTTGTAGAGGCAGTTCAGCCTTGGCATCTTGGATTAATGCCTCAGGCAGTAATTCCTTTTGAAGTTCAGCCAGTAAATGTTCTTGTAGATGGAGACCACAGAATTTGGGGAAAAGTTGAGTCTTATGACCCTCAGGTTTCTCTTCCAGAAGGACAGCTTATTGCAGACCTTGAGTACTTCTGCATGGGTGAGAGAGGAGACCAGTACAGAAATATGGGATGGCCTAATGTTATTCCTACCAAGTATCTGGTTGACCCATCTAAGATGTATGATGTTATCAACATCCATTACTTCTATCAGGGTGATGGAATTTCAGTACAGAAGTCTGAGAAGGATATTCAGATTGTAGTTCCTAGACCAGGAGAAAAGGATTATACAAATATCAATGCCCTTATTAAGGCTATTAAGGCTGTTGTTCCGGCTGAGGTTAGTGAATCTCTTGCAGAGCTCACAGATGAGCCTCTCCCATAAACTAAAGGGACCTAAAAAGGTCCCTTTTATTGTTTAATTTTCAACTGAATTAGTATGGTAATTTTTAATGATTTAAGAATAACTCCTGATGGTCAAAATCTTTTTATAGATGTTAAGGTAGCCCCATACAAATACTTTGAAAATATGTATATATCTTCAATAAGTATTGATACAGAAGAAACATTTTCTCCTACAGGAAAGCCAAATTCTAATGCAGTTGTAGAAAATAAAGATACAACTGTAAAAGAATACAGTATAAATCTCTCACCAGATAAACTTAAGTTATCATCATTCAATAATCATATATTTTATGTATATGTATCTGTAGCTGGTACTCCTTCTATTGATACTCCTTGTGCAATGGATACTGAGTATACTTTAGGAGTAGTATTAAATTGGCAATCTATATATCAAAAAGGTATAAATCATATGAAGCAAGTAGTTAATGGCTGTTGTGAATTGCCTAGAGACTTCATAGATTATATACTTAGATTTAAAGCATTTGAACTTGCTATTAGAACTGCTCAATATACTTTGGCAAATGATAAGTTCAAAGAGTGGTTTGCAGAAGAGAATGTGAAGTTTAACCCTCCTTGTAGATGTAAATAATATGTATGCAGGAAAAACAACTCAACAAGCTCTTGATGCCCTCAATGAATATTTCACTAATCTTAGTCAAACAGGCTATTTAAGATATGATACAGTTGTAAAAATATTAGGATTATTATTAGTAGATTCTTTTCTTAATACTGACCTAAATACCTATGTAACTGAGGAAGACTACAACATAATGGCAAAATTTTTATATTGTTTGTATGGAAGTAATTGCCTTATGCCTTATCCTCAATTCTATAAAGAAATACCTCAGTTAGGTACTATTCTTCCAAAGCCTGGAGGAATGCAACCTTATAGAGGTACAGAGGAAGATATATTAAGATTTACTGAACAAGATTCTAGGGTGAGAGCTACTGAATATAAGACAAACTATTGGGATAATTAAGTTTATAGGGCATAAACAAATTTGATTAGACTATTGCATGAATGACTATTTTTCCTTACATTTGTGTAATAGTCTAATTTAGTTAATATAAGTAGAATTATGGCAACATATAGAGAAGTAGTATATATGGCTTTAGATGAGTTAAAACTTATCTCAAATGATGCCACTTATACCCCAGAACATCTCATCTTTCTTGCAGATAACTATAGAGCACTCCTTCTTGACAGGAGATATAGGGACGCAAGAAAAGGAGAAGTTACCAGAAGTAATTATCAGGAGATATGTCTTGACCTTATAGAGGTACCTGCCATACCAGGGACATCATGTGCTGGTGTGTATCTTAGGAGTACCAAAAAGATGCCATCAGTAATGAATATAGGAATAAAGCATATATATCCAGTAGATTACTTCACCTCAGAACATATATCCTATATACCTCTTGAGAGAATGCCTTATGTGGGAAACAACAAATGGCTATCAAACATTATATATGTTACTAAAGGACCAGATGACTATCTTTATCTAAAGTCATCTAATCCTCAGTTCCTTTACCTGAAGAAACTTAGGATAGATGCAGTCTTTCAGAATGCACAAGAGGTAGCAGCATTTGCATGTTCTGCTCAGTCTGAAGGTAATTGTGATATACTTGATTCTGAGTTTCCTCTTGAGGATACTCTCATATCACCTCTTATACAGCTGATGGTACAAGAGTTAAGTGGAGCAAGATATCTGCCTACAGATAAGCAAAACAATGCTTCAGATGATATGAGTGGAATGATGGGAGTTAATCCTAAAACTACTAAACCTACTAAAACAGGAGAAGAATAATGGGAATAAGGGAGTTTATGTCTTCTGCTAAGAAGGCTAAAGAGAAGAGAGTTCATAAAGTAAGAAATTCCTGGGGAGTGAAAGATGCTTTCCACTACTATAGGAAGACAAGACCAAAGGAGTCTGAATATGTACTTACTGAATGTGAATTTCTAAGTATCATAAGAAAGACCAATGATATTCTAAGGCAGCTTATTATAAAAGGAGAAGAGATTGTATTGCCTGAGAAGATGGGAAAATTGGAGCTCAGGAAGAGACCAACTATAGTAGAGTTTAAGGAAGGTAAACTCAGGACCAATCTTCCAGTAGATTGGGACTCTACTCTAAAACTGTGGTATGAGGATGAACAGTCTTATAAAGATAAGAGGCTTGTAAGACAGGAAACTAAAGAAGTATTCAAAGTCTTCTATAATAAATATAGGGCAGACTATCCAAATAAATCTTTCTATCAATTCCATATCAACAGGGAAATTAAGAAAGGACTTAAGCATAAAATAAAAAATGGGGAAATAGATTCCCTTATGTTATATAGAATTAGGCATGGAGAAGACAACTAACATAAGAAGGGTTGCTGACAGAATAATGAGACATCCGCTTCTCAGAGATGTGCCCTTCGAAACTATTCTTGATTACACTGTAGATTTCTTACAGATAGTAGGAGTCCCTTCTCTCTTTGAAGAGAAGACTGCTTTACTTCATGTAGAGAATTACAGATGTATGCTGCCTTGTGATTATGTGTCTATGATACAGGTAAGGACAGCCAAGAAAGTTGATGGCATAGAACCTAACCATAGGTCTCATATATCCTACAGGTATTCTACTGACTCATTTCATATGAGCAATGAGAAACCTGATGTAGGAAGATATGGGACTGACCTTACATACAAGATTCAAGGATGTGTTATATATACCTCAACCAAGGATACAGATATAGAGATAGCCTATAATGCTATAGCAACTGATGATGAAGGTTATCCTTTATTACCTGACAATCCTTCCTTCCTTAGAGCCCTTGAAGCCTATGTCAAGAAACAGCAGTTCACTATACTGTTTGATTTAGGAAAACTACAGCCTGCCATTCTACAGAATGCTCAGCAGGAATATGCATTTTATGTTGGCCAGTGTCAGACTGATATGATAATGCCATCTATTGACCAGATGGAATCTCTTACTAATCTGTGGACAGCTTTAATAGCAAGGGCTAATGAACATTCAAAAGGATTTATAAATTCTGGGTCTAAAGAATATTTAACTGTACAGTCATGAAGTCATACAGTTTATATAGACATACATCTCCATCAGGAAAAGTTTATATAGGAATCACTACTCAAATTCCTGAAAAGAGATGGTACAATGGGAAAGGATACAAAAGACATACTTATTTCTTTAATGCCATACTAAAGTATGGATGGAATAACATAAAGCATGAAGTTCTATTTACTGGATTAGATGAATTTACAGCTAAGTCTTTGGAGATAGACCTTATAAGACACTATAAAAGTTTAGGTATTTCTTACAACCTTTCAGATGGTGGGGATGGATATTTGGGATACAAACCATCAGAGGAAACAAAGAAGATATGGTCTAAACAAAGGAAGGGAAGAACTTTATCTAAAGAGTGGAGAAGTAAAATAGCAAGTTCTCTTAAAGGAAGGATATTTCCAAAAGAACAGATATTACATGGTGCAGAAGCAGCCAAGATAAAATGTAGTAAAGCTGTTCTTCAGTTTTCAAAAATTGGAGATTTTATGGCAGAGTATAAGTCTATAAGAGAGGCAGCTGCTATAAATAATCTGTGTGCTGGAGATATTACAAAGTGTTGTAAAGGAAGGCAGCATTCTTGTGGAGGATTTATATGGAGATATAAGTAATATGGAACAGAAGATTGCATCATTTCAAAATAGAGGAATGACAAGAGACCTCTCAATAAGCAAAGTAAATAATGAGTTTGCTTATGAGAACTTCAATGTCAGAATAATAGCCAGAGACCATGATACCCTCCTTTCTGTTACAAATGAAAGAGGTAATAAAGAAATAGAACTTAAATTTACTAAAAGTACTGCTTATGTAATAAATTATTATGCTGATGGGGATTTTGAAGTTGATTCTAAAATTAAGAGTTATACTAATTCATTGACTCTTCTCTGGAAACTTAAGTCAGGTGAAACTGGAAGTATGATTTATACTTACAGTTTAGGAAAATGGAGATTTGAAAGTGGGGATTCTCTAATTAGTGCTGTTTCAGAAGTAGAGTATTTAAAAGCAGAATTAGGATACATATTGGAAAATTATACTTATCATCCTATAAATGTTATTTATCATGATAATAATGGTGATGAATTTTTATATGAAAGCAAAGATTTTCCAACAGAAACAACTCCAATAACTTTAAAGGGAACTTTAATAGGGCATAGTGTATTAAATAATTATATGGTTCTATTTACTCATGAAGAGGATACTAAGATAGACCATATTTATAGAATAGAATATGTTGATGAAGAGAATTGGAGAAGCTTGTCACTGTTTGATGGAAATTTAGGATTTGATTCTAAACATCCAATAGAAACTCTTGCCAATTATGAAACAGAAGCTGTGCAAAAAGTTTATTGGGTAGATGGAATAAATCAGCCAAGATTTATCAATATAAAGAAACTTGACTATAGCAGTAATAATCCAAGTCAGTTTGATTTTGTTACAGAGTTTAGTCCTGACCTTGATATTGAAATAACAAAAACATTTTTGGGAACTTCTTCATTCAGCAGTGGGACTATACAATACTTCTTCACTTATTCAAATAATTTTGGACAAGAAACTAATATAGTTGGTAAAAGTAATATATACAATCTCAGTGACCAAGAAAGGGCAACTTCTGCTGATTCTACAGTTTCTTGTGCTTTTAAAATAGGTTTGAAAGACTTAGATAAAAGATTTGATAGTGTAAACATCTATTCTATTATTACTACCTCTACTTTATCTTGTAATAAAGTAGCAACTTTACCTATTACAGATGAAGTTTCCTATGTAGATACAGGCTCTTATACTATATCAATAGACCCAACTACTCTCCTTTATATAGGAGGAACAGAGATTCATGCAGAGACTCTTGCTCAAAAAGATAATACTTTATTCTTAGGTAATATAGAACTTCAAACAGATTCAGTTGATGCAGAACTTAAAGCTCTTATAGATAATACTATAGGAAAGACTCCAAGTGGAGATTTTACTGGAGAAAGTTCTATGGTTGAATTTGAATATTCTGATAAGTATGTATTTCAGAATAACAGTTTGGGAACCGTATATTATGAAGACCAGCAACTTAATTTAGGTTCTAATAAATATCTGTTCTTTAAGGGTGGGGAGAAATATAGATTTGGACTAGTTTTCTTGACAAGCACAGGAAGGAGAAGTTCAGTATACTGGATAGGAGATAAGGTTAATACTTTATATCCAAAATCAAATGCTATCAGAACATATAAGGCAGTAGCTAAATGCACAATACCTCAAGAAATAGCTTCTTATATTTCTAAAAATACCCCTTATAAAAGGGCTATTTTAGTAAGGGCAATTATGGCTGAATCTGATAGGTCTGTCATAGCTCAAGGTTTTGTTAATCCTACTGTATTCAATGCAACTCAAAGAGTATTGAATTCTCCTTATGCAATGTCTTCTTGGTTTTTTAGACCTAAGAATAGCAATGTTATTACAAATACTCATTTCTCACAAATACCAGCAAACAAAAGTATTTCAGCAGAAATACAGAATGTCAATGGAGATTATGATGAGCAAGGTAAGGAAATAACTAAACCACCTTATTTTTCTAAAGATGAAATGGCATTAAAGGAAAAACAAGTTTGGCTTAGATGGACTGTCAAGGCTTATTATAAAGACAATAAAGGAGGATTTTATGGTGTAACAGGAGCAGAAGCCAAGGCAGTATTAGAGTTTTTCAATAATGAAGGAAAACCAGAAGTGGATAATGATGATGGATTAATTCCAGGAACTACTATAAATATTGGTTCTAAATGGAGAGAAGCTTATGCAGTAGGAGGTTTTGACAAAGTATGGCAGGAATTTAGTAGGTCTTATACGAAAGATTTATATCCAAGGTTATTAACTCATTATCCAAAATATGTTAGATACTTCCCTTCTGAACCTACAAAGGAGATGGAAACTGCTCTTTATGCAGATTGGAAAAATGCAGGAAAGGCCGCCTATCACAAAAGAACCTCTGCTCCTCTGCAAAGAAGAAAAATAAAAGTAGGAGGAGTATTAGCAAATAATGGACTTTTATATAGTAAGACTTTAGGTAATAGGTTCTATATAGACGAGTCTATAGTAACTCTTAATTCTCCAGATATTGAGTTTGGTGAGTATCAAACTCTTCCAGATGATTTTAAATTTAGAATTATAGGTTATTCTCCACTTACAGCAGGAACTACTGATTTCTATATGAATCCTGAAAAAGACAACTCTGAAAGTAGTTTCTTGCCAGACAATTTAAATAAAGAGAACATTTCTCAATATCCAGAACAGGCTCCTACTTTACCATTTTTTAGTGGAGATACCATAAAAGGGGATAAAAGTTCTGTGGTGGCTCCTTATATAATATATCCTTGGCATAAAACAGGCGCTCTATATAAGAAAGATGATATTGAAGAATACGTAGTTAAAGATAAAATACTTGCTAATCTTAAATATAGTTTATTTACTAATTATTGCTGGCTTAATAAATATAGGACAGACTTAGATATAAATAATAATATTGGGGATTATAATTATTATATGAAGATGGCTTGGGAGCCTAAAGGAGGAATTAGTAGTATAAATATAGCTGATGAATCTATAGACAATGTGTTTCTGAATATCAGGGATGAGAGACTTTATTATAATAATTATGATTTTGTTTTAAGTGTTAGTTCTGATGAGAAATCCTCAGAAAAATATAAAGAGTATACTACTGGAGATAAGCAATATACAGAAGGATTAGACTTTTTATCAGACACTGCTAACTGGGAAGCTGCTGTTACAGACTCTACAGCTCCTGTAAATGTAGCAGCAAAGAGTAAAAAGAACTGTATTCTATCTTTTAATCCTGTAGGAGATGAAACAATTATATTACCTTCAGTAAATGCAGATACTCCTGATATTAATTTATCTAATTATTATCTTCCTTGGGAAACTTATGTTGATGAATCCCCAACAAATGACACTCTTATAACTGGAGATTATCCTTATTATACTCCAGATAGATTATTGAATTCTGGTTCTGTTTATATAATAGAGCTTGATAATACTTCTACAGTAGATGCTTATAGTTCTTTTGATAAGGATTTTAAAAATGCTAAAAATGCTTATTCAAATAAATTAGCTATTGCCTTTATTAAAGAAATATCAGGTAATGCTGCTACTTATCTAGGAGAAGATGTAGAATATAAAAAGAATGTTTATCCTGGTTTTACAGTAACAGTAACTCCTGTAATAGAAGAAGGTGTTACTACTAAATATACCTTAAGTATTACTCCAGGAAGTGAATCAGGTCTTTATGATTTATTGTATATAAATTCAGAAGGTATTAGTGAAAAAACTGTTGAGATAGATAATACTATAACAATTACAAAAGCGGATTCTGACAATTATTCTTTCAAAATAGATGCTACTTATAGCCCATTGTATATAGGATACTCTTCTAATAGAGCAGTTCAATCTCCAATATTTAAGCTTAATACTACTGAAACTTTAACAGTCGATGATATAAATAAAGGAGTAAGTATAAAAACAAATATTGGATTAAATCCTGAACTTAAAGTTATATATCTAAAAGATTATAAAGGAACGTCTTATAAATATACTAGAGAAATAAATACTTTGACTGAGGTAGCTTTAAATAATATTATAATAAAACCAGACAATTTATCCATTCCTCTAGATACTTATAAGTCAGGTAAAATAGATATAGATACTTTTGATACTTCTTTACTCTTTGTAGGAGAGCTTTATAGAGATATTGAAGATTATTCTGAAGATGACTATAGGTATGGAGGGACAAGAGAAGATGCTCTAAAAAAGAATACTTTTGTAGATTGTGGTGCTGTTACTGACATTACTGAATCTAATATTCTTTATGGAGTGGAAGGAGACTCTTATTATCAGAGATATGATGTCCTTAAAACTATGCCATATTCAAAAGATAAAGACAACAGTATTATTGAAATCTTTTCTGGTATGATTGAAAGTAGAATCAATCTTAATGGAAAGACTGATAAGAATATGTCTACCTCTGATTATACTCTTATAAACACAGAGACCTTTAACAGTATTAATAGAGCTTACACTAGACAGGATTCATTCAATACTTCTGTTGTACTTGATAGTACAGATACTACTACTTCTTATCCTACTCAGTTTACTTGGACTAAAGAAAAAACTCCAGGAGAAGATATAGATACTTGGACTAATATTACTTTATCTGAAATTGAAACTCTTGATGGTGATAAGGGACCACTTAGAGCTATAAGAAGGTTCCAGAACTCACTTATAGCATTCCAGGATAAAGGTATTGCTGAGATACTCTTTAATTCAAGAACTCAGATTGGAACTCAACAAGGAGTACCTATTGAGATTGCCAACTCAGGTAAGGTTGATGGAAAGAGGTATATTACTGACAAGGCTGGATGTATCAACAAGTGGTCTATAGTTGAAACCAAGAATGGTATCTACTTCATAGATAATATCAACAGTTCACTCAGTCTGTTCACAGGAACTGTGAAATCTCTCTCTGATGAGAAGGGGTTCAAGGATTGGATAGGAAGAAACAATTCTACTGACTTATGGAATCCTGTAGATTTCAATAACTTTGTTGCTTACTGGGATAGGGTGAATGATGATGTCTACTTCCTTAGAGGGAATGAAGAGAAACAGCAGGATGTACTGTGCTATAATGAAATGCTTGGACAATTTACATCATTCTTCAGTTATGGAGAAGTCCCAATGATGGTTAATGTTCAGGATAAATTTATAGCATTCAGAGAGGATAACAAGGGAGTAAATAAATTATGGATACAGGGTGAAGGAGAGTTTAATAATCTGTTTGGAAGTCTGCAAGGCTATCATATGTTATACAGAATTACTCCTGACCCTTATGGAGACAAAACATTTAGTAGTCTTGAATATAGAGCTGACATGTTTGATATGAGTGACCCAGATTATAATCCTTATATGCCTGGTGAGGGAAAACTTACAGGAGATACCTTTGATACTCTTGAAGTATGGAATGAATATCAGGGAAACAAGATTTCTATAGGTGACTCTACTTCTCCTCTATATCCTTTTAGGGCAAGAGATAAATATCCTGATGTAAGAAGGAAGTTCAGAATATGGAGAATGGATATTCCAAGAGATAAGAAGGGTCCTGATAATCCTCATGGATTGAATAGAATAAGAAACCCTTGGATATATCTTAAACTGTCCAAGACTCCAACTCTTCCTAATGAAAGAATGGAATTCCATGATTTGGCAGTAAGATATTTTGAATAGTTAAGAGAGTAGTAAGTAAATCACTTACTACTCTTTTATTATTTTACATACCTTATTGTTTAAATCAATTAATTTTGTTACCTTTGCAACAAATAATTATGTTATGGCTAAATATAATATTAAAAGAAGACATAGTAAAACACTTGACTTATCTCTACAAAAAAGAAATAAGCCAACTGTTGGTAATATATTTGATGGAGAACATAATTTTGGAGCCACTATCCAACCAGTTAATAACTTTGTAAGTAATTTTGCAGATATAAGAAAGCTTACTCCAAAACAAGCAAAGCAAGTTGGAATTACTCCTACTAGTACTTTTACTACTCCTAATTTACCTAATTCAGGTTCTGGATTTGATGTCTCTAATTTTATGGGACAGGCAGGTAATGTAGTTGGAGGAATAACTTCAATAATAGATTCTTCATTAAAGAATGCTCAAATTGCAGATACTACCGGAATAGAAGATAGTATAAAAGATTTAAGAGATACTGACTTTTCAGAAGCTACTGACAGTAACTCTCTTATGAATACTTACAATAGTCTTGATTTTCTGAAAGATGATTACTCTTGGAAAGATGTAAGAGGAGTATCTAATAGTGAGCTATTTGGAAATACTTTATCAGCTGTAGGTTCTGGAGCTATGGCTGGAGCTTCTGTAGGAGGTCCTTATGGTGCTATAGCAGGTGCTGCTATAGGATTAGGAGGAGGTCTTGCAGGAATATTTACAGGTAAAAATAAGGCAAGGAAAAAAGCTAGATTCCTTAATCAAGCAGCAGAAGCTGCTAATAATCTGGCAATAGACAACTATGATTTCCAAGTAAATGATGTTATGCAGAATAATGCTAGAAATGCTATGCAGTATGCTTATGCTGCTGAAGGAGGACCTATTAATATAAAAAAGAAAAATAGAGGGAAGTTTACTGCTTCAGCAAAGAGAGCTGGAATGGGGGTACAGGAATTTGCAAGACATGTGTTAGCCAATAAGGATGACTACAGTTCTACCTTGGTGAAGAGAGCTAACTTTGCCAGGAATGCAGCTGGTTGGAAACATGCTTTAGGAGGATATATAAAAGATAGAGATAATATGTATGACAGTTTGTTAGAATCTCAAACACATGGAGGGGATTTCAGTAATGGAGTTACCTTTATAAATAATGGAGGAACTCATGAACAGAATCCTTTTGAAGGCGTTCCTATGGGAGTAGCTCCAGATGGGCAACCTAATTTAGTAGAAGAAGGAGAAGTCTTATATAATGATTATGTGTTTTCTAATAGACTTCATCCTACTGATAAAGAACTAAAGGAATCTAATCTTCCTAAGAAATATAAAGGACATACCTTTGCTCTTATTGCAGAAGATATGAGTAAAGAATCAGCAGAGAGACCTAATGACCCTATCAGTAAAAGAGGACTTGAAGCTTCATTAGGTAAGTTGGCTTCACTTCAAGAAGAACAAAGAATGAAGAAAGGAAAAACAGGTACTCAACAAATGATGGCATTTGGAGGAAGAAAATATGATGGAATTCAGAATCTCCCTCCTGCAATAGTAACTGATAATAGAAGAAAAATGCCTTCTCTTACAGACCTTGCTGCATATAGGAATTTCATAGAGAAAATACAAAATAACAATAATAGGAAATTAAAAGAAGCTTTGCCTACTATATCTAAAATAGATAATATAATAGGAGATAATTTAGTTGCAAGTAATTCTGGAAGAATAGCTCAGAGAGATGTTTTAAATACTCCTTTTTCTATTATTCCATATGATGATTCTGACAATCTAACCACTGCTACTGTTCCTTTATCATTAAATACTTCAGCGCAAAAGAAAGGAAGAATGACTAAAAAACAATTAGATGCTTCTGCAAGGTATGCTCCAGCAGTAGGTTCCGCAATAGGAGCAGTTCAAAGTGTATTTCAAAAACCTGATTATACTAATTCAGACTTAATTTTTGATGTTGTTAATAATTTATCAAGAAATAAAGTTTCTCCAACATTACTCAGTGATTATTTAAGTTATAAACCTATTGATAGAAATTATTACTTAAATCAGCTTAAGGGACAAGCAGGAGCTACCAGAAGAGCAGTAATGAACTCAGGACTTAGTTCTGGACAAAGAATGGCTGGCTTACTTGCAGCAGATTATAATGCTCAGCAAGGAATTGCAGATGCTTTACTTAAAACTGATATGTATAATGAGCAACTTAGGCAAAACATAGCACAGTTTAACAGAGGAACTAGCCAATATAATTCTGGAGCACTTATGCAAGCTGCTGCACAAAATGCACAGTTAGCTCAAGCAAGAGATAATATGAGATTATCAGGAACTACTACAGCAGCTAATATGAGAGAATTAGCAGATACTGCATTAGCTACTTCAAGAAGTGCTAATCTTACAAACTTCTTTGATAACTTAGGAGCAATAGGAAGAGAGAACAGAGATACTAATATGCTTCAAGCAATGATTGATTCTGATTTATTTGGAACTCTTAGTGAACCTATGAAGAGAGGTTGGAGTAAGAATGGTGGAATGCTAACTAAAAGAAGTAGGAGGAGAAAATAATGGCTACAGCATATACAACAATAGGAAGTAGATTTCAACCATACACCCTTGCTGAAATGCTTGTACCATATCAAACATATAAGCAAGAATTTGATAAGAGAGAAGAGTTATATAATACTTATGCTGAGAATGCAGGATTGATAGGTTCTCAGTTGGATGATACTCTTGACAAGGATTTAATGGATACTGTATATAATCCTTATATGCAGGAATTAAATTCAGCAGCTGCCACTCTTTCTTCCAAAGGGTTGTCTTCTGAAAATAGGAAGACTCTACAGAATCTTAGAAGAAGGTTTGGTTCTGACATAGCTCCAATCAAAGTAGCTACAGAAGCTAGAGCTGAAGCTAGGAAAAACTGGGATAAGTTATCTAGTCAAGATAGAACTCTTATGACTAATGCTAATCCTTATTATCAGGCAGTTTCAAACTATATGAATGGTAAATCTCCGGAGACTTATTATGTAAGTGGGAATGAGCTTTATGGTAGAGGCAAAGCACTTGCAGAAGCCTTCTCTAGAACACTTAGAGATGTCCCAGAAGGAGAAGCTTTAGCTAGTACTTTAGGAGGACAGTATTATAGGATTACTAAACAATATGGTCCTGATTCTAAACAAATGCAGGACTTTATGAATGATGTAGCAGATAGTATTCCAGAATTAAGAAGTCAAATTGAAGATATTCTTAATAATACAGATATTGGTAAACAAGGATTTACACAGGAAGATAGAAAGAAAGCAGAACAGTATATTATAGAGGGAATGAAGGCAGGTCTTTCTGGAAATACTGAAGTACAATACCTTCAAAATAGAAACTGGGATTTAATTCAAGCAGATAGAAGAAGAAAGCCAGAAAAAGTTCCTACTGTTCCTAAATTACCTACACTTATATCAAATATGGGACATGAAGGTAGTGGAGACAAATTCTCAGATATAGATAAATTTATACAAACCTTAAACCTTAAAGGAGGTAAAACCTTATCAAGTGTTGAATTAGATACCTTATTGACAAAATACCAGAAAGACCTTAGCACTATTAAAGGTATAGAGGATAAATATGGTAAATATGTTGAATCTGCTCTTCCTCCAGAGTTTTTAAGTACTTCTGGAAATGAAGCTTCAGCAAGAGCACTGAGTAGTTCTTTATCAAGAGAAGAGTATTTTATTAAAGATGGAAAGAAAACTAGTATTACTAAATTAAGTGCTGAAGAGAGAAGAGCTTACAATGAAGCAAGAGGAAATCTTGATTTTTATAAGAGTAAGATGAAGGAGGCCCAAAGTAAGCTCGATGATTTAGCTGATAGATATTCTTATATTCCTGGAAATAATATTTTACAATCTATACAATTAGGAGTGGCACTTGAAAAAGCACAGGCAACTAGAGAAAAATCTGGAATTATTCCTATGGTAACACCTACTGAGCAAAAGAATTCTATAGATGCTATATTAAATGGTGTAAGTTCCTCTTTAGGAAGTGGAAAAAGCCAGACTAAAGGTTTGATAGATTTGGAAACTGGTAAATTTATTTCTAAATCAGATGTAGATAATCTTATTCACAATAATAATACAACAGAAGATAGACTTAGAATAATAGCAACAGATTCTGAACCTGTAGTTATTCATGATAAAGACACTGGAAAATCATATGCTCCATATGGTTCAATTTCTGAAATTGATAGTTATAGAAATAGATATACTGCAACAAATAATTACCTAAAAGATTACTCAAATTCAGAAACAGGCATTAGCAATAAAAATGCTGAATTAAGTGAATTTGGTTTAAATATGCTTGATAGGACAGGAATGATTCCTATACAAGGGGGAGTAAACTTAGGCAGTGGCTACTATGGCTATATTACTTATACCGCAGATGGAGATGTTATTAAAACAGTAGTAGAGGCAGACCCAATGACTGGCTATGGAAGATTATTAGGAACTTCTTCTCTTAGGGATGAAATTAATGGAGGACTTAGTAGAGGTAGTTTTATGAAAGATGCTGCTTCTGGATTCCTTTATGATATTTTTGTTACTAATAAAAACTAAAAATGGAAGATAGAAATTATTATATAAATCAAGGCATAGATAATTCTGGAGTATCAGAAGTAGAAAAATTTAATACAATAGGGAATTATCTTAGGCAGCAAGACCCTACTTTCTTCATGAGAGAAAGTAGGCTTAGGCCTAACTCTGGTACTTATTTTGGGGCTTCTTCTTCTAAATGGGACAAAAATCTTCCATCTGTAGACCAATTAATGGCAGAAGATTTAACTGCTGACCAAGCAAGAGGAGAAGAACAAACAGTCTTTAATAGAATAGGCAATGCTCTTATAAATAATGCAGTTATAGCAGGAACAACTGCAATCAATGGTTCTCTAGGAGTTATTTGGGGAGCATTAGATGCTCTTTCTAATCAAGAGTTAAATAAACTCTATGACAATGCAGTAAATAGGAAAATGCTTGAGTGGCAAGAGTCTGCTGCTCAAGCTGCTCCTAATTATTATACTAAGGGTTATTCAGAATCTTCTATTTGGAAAAAACTTGGAACATCTGTATTTTGGGCAGACCTTATAAAAAATCTTGGTTTTACAGAAGGTATGCTTGTTCCAGGTATGGGAGTATCATCTGCTTTGAGTAAAGCTCCATTAGCAGCACAATTAATAGGTTCTTCTGTAGCAGGTGCTTTATCAGAAGCTTCTATAGAAGCTCTACAGGCTAAACAAGATAAACTTAATTTAGAGAATACTCAAATTACAGATGAATATAATAAAGCTATTTTAGCAGCTAAAAGTCCAGAAGAAAGACAGCTGATAGACCAAGAATATAAGAAAACACTTCTTGGTATAGAAGAAGATGCAAATAAAGCTGGAAACTATGTATTAGGATATAACATGGCTCTCCTCACTTTAAGTAATTCTTTAGAGTGGGGAAAGCTATTTACCAGAGGAAATAAGGCATCTAGAGCTGCTCTTTTAGCTAAAGAAAGGTCTAAAGGAATAAAAGTAGGAAAAGATGGATTGTCACTTAATATAGAACAACCATGGCTTAATACTGCAAAGAATGTTGGAGAAAGAGGGTTTCAAGCTTTTACTGAAGGCGCAGAGGAAGTTTTACAGGATGTGGCTGTTAAATCCGCAGACCTTAATCCTAATTATAATTCCTTTAATAAGAGTGTATTTAATCCTGAAAAAAGGGAATTAGCAAATGGGGCTATACAGTCTTTAGGAATGGCTTTTTCTCAAGCAATGAAAGACCCAGATACTGCCACAGATTTTGCTATGGGATTTCTTACATCCGTAGTAGGTTCTCCTAGATTTAGGAGTCCAAAAGAAAATGGACAATGGAGAAGTCCTGTGACAATGGAAGGAGGAGTAACTGAATTTTTAAGAGAAAGAAGGGAGTATGGAAAAAGAAGGGCATTAGTAAATGAAATAAATGAGAGATTATCTGACCCTACTCTAGGAGAATACTATAAAGGCATTGTTAGGGATACTGATTTGACTGATAAAGCTAATTTAGCATTAGAGGCAGGAGATGATTTTAATTTTCACAATTATCAATTTGCTAGCATGGTATCTGATATTATAATGTTGGATAATGCTGGACAATCTGGGCTTTTCAATACTATTCTTGAAAAGGCTTCTGCTATATCTGATGCAGATATTAAAAGTCTTATAGATTCAGGGTTATTTCAACAGAATGGTAATCCTATGAGTGTAGAGGATGTTAGGAGTAAAATACAGGAAAATGTAGGAATAATGCAGGGATTGGCATCTCAATATAGAGAGATGAAAGAAAGCCTAGAGGCATCCAAAAATGGTTCACAATTATCTAAAGATGCTTTGGAAAATATCATTTATGCTAAAATGCAGCTCGATAATTGGAAGAAGAGGCAGACTGATATTTCTAATGAATTAATGGGATTATATAAAGATGAAATATATGATAGTACCGATGAAAAGGCTGTTTCTCCTGAACATTTTAAATTACTTGCTACACTTCCAGTAATAAGAAATGAATTAAAAAAATTAGTTGAAGAATCAGAGCTTACTGATGATGTTAAAGAAACTTGGATTAAAAAGATAGAGGATTTAAATAGAATCCAAGATAACATGAAGAAGTTTTCTGATAAGATTAATGAGTATTACTCCTCTCCACAAAAAGCAAATGCTGAGCAAGAAAAAATAAAAGAAAAAGCCGTAAAAAAAGACCAAAAGAAGAAAACAGATACAGCAAAAGAGAGCTTACAAAAAGCTACTACTCCAAGAGAGTTAAGAAATGTCTATAATAATATATTAAGTCAAGGTGATGTAACAGAAGCAGAACTGGAAAGAGCTCTTAATGAACTTGCAGAAGAAGGTAATCCTGTAGCTAAAGAAAATAAAAACATACAATCTTTATATCAGGGAACAGTAGCTAAGATTTCAGAAATGGGTTTAGGAGATACTGAAATTGCTAATGCTATTCAAATGCTTAATAATGCTATGAATAGTGCTAGAAATGTTGGTGAAATGATTGAACCTTCTAATCCTAACTATACAGAGGCTACAACATTTTTTAATACAGAGAATCCTTCTTCTGGAGACCCCGCTTTAGATAAACAGACTTTTTTAAATGCCCAAGTAGTTGTTGCAAAAGCTTTACAAAAGCAACTTATGGAAATGGGTAAAAATGCAGAAGCTGCTAAATTCACTACTCCTGAAAATCCAGCACCAGGAACTACTGAAAGTGGTACTACTGGAAATAGTGGAGTTTCTGAAGTTCCTTCTGCAAAAGGACATGATTCTACTCCTTCTGCAAGTACTACATCAGAAAGTGGAGAACCTGGAGTAAATGCAGGAAACTTACCAGCTAATTATGATAATTCTGGAGTAGAACAGCAGCCTAATACTAATGAATCCCAGAAGAAAGAAATAGAGGAAGAGACTCCTATGGACCCTAATAAATCTTGGTTTCCTCTTTCTTGGTTTTTCTTAGGTTCTAAGAAGAAGGGAGTTCTTATTCCTATTTCAGATACACAGGCTATTCAAAAAGAAGATGCCTCTGTAAACTTTGGACAAATCCCTCAGTGGATAGAGCAAAATAGAGTTCAAGAACATGTAGATACTGGAAATCTCAAAGTAGGAGATAAACTTGTATTAGGAATACCTTCTGATTTAAAAGATATTAACGGCAATCCTGTTATAGTTTATTATAAAGTAATAGGTGATGACTATATGCCAGTTGGTATATTTACTGCAAGTGGAAACTTAGCCAAAAATACAAAATCTAGGATATTAGAGGAATATAAAAAGGCAGACCAATCTAAACCTTTCTTCTCTTCTATTACTACTACTGTTAATGATGTAAAAACAGGATATGTTGAATATGGAGAATCTAGAGATTTAAATTCTGCTGATAATATTACTTTTGCTATTGTTAGGAATGGTTCTTTGGATTTAGGAGCTTCTTCTATAAAATTAAATGAAGTCAGCAGACCTAAAAATATTTCTCAAAAGAATGGTATGGTGTATATAGCTATACCTAATTCTAGAAAAGGGATGTCAGGAGGATACACATTAGTAGGAGCTAAAGTTAGAAAATTTAGTTCAAAAGAATTTGATTTAACTTCTCCAAAAAATGCAGAATCTTCAGTAGTAAAAAATATTAGAAAGAGTGTTGAAGCTATTATAAATGCAAAAACTCAAGCAGATTTATTAAATAGAGTACAGGAATTAAGTAAGTATCTTTATATTCCCAATCTTAATTTTTATATTGTAGAGGATGGTATTATCAGAGTTACAAAGAATGTTTTAGATAGTTCAGGAAATGTCATAAAGAAACTGGTCAAAAAGGCAGATGGCACTAGTGTTTATGAAAATTCAGAAACTGTTGTAGGAGTTTATAAAGACCCAGAAATTTTGTTTTGGGATTTATATAAAATGGGATTAAATTTTAATATAGATAGAGCTTCTATAAACACTCCTGAATACAATAAAACAATTCTAGACTCAGGAATAGTTTCAACTAATGCAGTTAATACTAATCATACTATAGGAGGTTGGTTTACTGCTAATCCTGTTGGAGAAAGTGGAGAAATAAAAGGAAGTAGAATCTCTTTTAATAATCCTGTTCCTAGTAATACACCTAGGTCTAATGATAATAGTATTGTTGTAACTGTTAATAATAGACAAGTTACTTTATTTCCTAATGGAGAATATCTTTCTCTCAAAGATGGAGTAAGAAGAATGCCTGTAAAAATGGAAGACGTAGAAAGATATCAAGTCTTATATACTCTTCAGCAACAATATGGAAATGCCACTGAAGGTCCAACTATGTGGAATAATAAAGCTATTATTAATGGAAAGGTAATTGATAGAACTACAGGAGAATGGGTTATTGGAGTAGCAGCAGATGAAGTAAGAAGTCATGTTAATCCTAAAGTTATATCTACCAATACAGAAAAATCAGATATTCTATTTGAAAATCATGATGATATGAATCCAATAGAAGACTTATCTGATAATTCCAAGTTTCCTAATAGTAAAGTAGGTTATTATTTAGATAGTAGAGATAATAAGATTCATAAAACTTACATGGTTAGTGCTGGGGAAATATTAGGAACTCCTGTGCAAATTATAAAAATACCTGTATTAACTTCTGGATTAAATAGTAAAGGACCAAAGAAAGTAGCAGGATATAATTATGGTATTGTGTTACCTAATGGACAATCCTATATAGGAGCTAATCTTAATGTAGAAACTCCTATAAATACTGTATTTGAGGGTATTAAAAAATCTTTTGAAGGTCCAGGTGCTGGGCCTAAAGGACAAGAGTTTGTAGAAAAACATAAGAAGGAATTTACAGAATTAAAAAATATGCCTTCTGTTTTTCCAACTGAAACAGCTACTCCTATAGGCACAGAAGTTAAACAAGAAACTCCAACTACTACTGCTGATAATGATGAAATGTCATTTGAAGATTTTGCTGCTATGATGGGAGCAAATATAAGTGGCAATCCTACTGTAAAACTCAGAGAAGCTAAGAAAGAATCTGAAAAATTTGACATTGATAAAGAAGTTAAATGGTTAAGTACTGTACTTCCTAATATTCCAGTTGAGGTTGTTAAGGGTCTTATACATATAGCAGGTAAAAATGCTTGGGGAACATTTAGTAATGCAGGTATTACATTAAGTAATGTTGCAGCAGAAGGTACTACTTATCATGAAGCTTTTCATGCTGTATTTAGTTTAGGACTTAATGGAAATGAGAGAGCTAATTTGATGAAGGAAGCTTCTGAGGAATCTAAACTTACAGACCCTGTAGAATTGGAAGAATGGTTAGCAGAAAGATTTAGAGAATATGTTATTAATCAAAAATCCAAAACTGTAGGACAAAAGATTAAGGAATTCTTTAAGAAACTTTGGAATCTTATTAGAGGAATTCAAGAAGCTGAACCTATGAGATATTCTATATATAAAAAGATAATGTCATCTAAATATAAGAATATGAGAGTAGGAACCGCAAGAGAATCCTCTATTAGATTAAAGCCAGAAGAGTATACTCCAGAAATGCTTGATATATTAAGTACTGCTAAATATGATAAAGATGGACATATCTTAGCTCCTAATGATGAACCTTCTAATTTAGATGAGAGGCAGTGGGTTCATGTAAGAACTAAAGCTTTTAAGGATTGGTTTGGGGATTGGGAAAATAATCCTAGTGAGGCTAGTAAAGTAGTTGATGAAAATGGTGAACCTAAGATAATGTATCATAACACCCCATTTGATTTTAATGGTGTATTTGATATGGACCATCCTTCAAGGACTATGCCTTGGACCTCAGAACCATTTGGTCATGTGGGCAGTAAGGAAACCGCTGATACTATTAAAGGTACTCAATATGGATTATTTATTAATTTAAAAAATCCACTAAGAACTTCTGATTATGTACATGAATCCACAAGTTCTATGTTAAATGAATTATATAAGCAAGGAATTATATCTAGAGATAAATATTCTACACTTAGGGGATTATCCAATTCTGAATTGAGGAAATTAATGCAAGAACTTGGATATGATGGAACAGTATATAAAAATGAAGTTGAAAAAGGAGGAGATTCTTATAGTTTCATAAATCCAAATCAAATTAAATCAGCTACTGATAATATAGGCACTTATTCTAAAGAAAATAATGATATAAGATTAAGGGAAACTAATGAAGATAATGCATTATTCTTAGAGAATGGTTATTCTGAAAACTGGATAAAAAATGCTACTGAAGAAGAAAAAGAAGTGGCTAAATACTGTATAGGGATATAAATTTTTTCTAGGGGTAAAATAAAAAAAAGAGACTCAAAACTGAGTCTCTTTTTTTGTTGTTAATTGTTGAAGAAAGGCATACTCTCTTCTGGATGTATGGCTCTTTCTACAGACCTCTTCATAGGTAAGAATGGAGAATTCATAAAGGATTTATATAATTTAGAATGGTCTTTATATTTACCTCCTTTTATAAGTCTCTCTTCATCTCCTAACCCCATAAAGTCTGTTTCAAGTCCCCAATGCCAAGGATTAATAGCATTCCATACAAAATTAAGTAGTCCTTCCGCTGGGTCTATACCTGCCATAGGTGATTTAAGAATCTTGAAAGCCTCATCAAATATTAATGGAGTAGGTGCCATAGCTCCTACTTCAGTTTGTAACCTTCTTGATAAGTAAGCTAAGTTTCTCATTATCCAAGGATTCTTCTTATCATCCCAATCAGAAAGTAAGAAGCTATTTGCTGCTATTAATACTGCAAAAGTGGTTAGTTCAGTCAAAGCTCTAGCCATATTAGCCTTTTCTGCATCAGACATCTCGTGCCAATAAGCTATTGCAGTGAATTTAAATTCTTTTAAATCTTTCAGAGTGCTCCATAAAAATTTACCAAGAGTCCTATAATAACCTTCTGTCTCAGAGTTTAACATAAAGTTATACTGCGCTCCTCCAAATCTCCTATTAATAGCAGGTATCATCCAGCTTCTATATAAGAAAGCTAATTTACCTATAGCAGTTCTTTGTAAAGCATTTTTATCAGCCTGATTATATATACCATATAATTTTTGATTTAAAGCCATACATTTGTTTTTAAACTGCTCAAAGTCTGCTTCTGTAAGTTCAGTTCCATCTTCTTTAAGTACCCCCTTTTTCAATTCTAGAGTAGCTCCATATTCTGGATGAGAAGAGTCTATAGGTTTGACTTCAAGAGCATCCCAAAGATTTATTTGATTTCCTCCTGAATCTTTGAGTTTCATATGAAGTGCTTGAGCTAAAGCTGTTCTAGTTTCTCCCCAATGAGAACCCATTCTCAACATAAAATACAGAGTATTAGAACTAAGCATTTTCTTAAACCAACCTTTACCAAAAGATAATTCTCTTACTTCATTTTCATAATCATGAAGAATATCAAATTTTTCTATGAATAAAGAAAGTTTAGATGATTTTATATCCGTTCCGATTTCTTTTAAAATGCCAGGAAGTCCTTTAAAAAAGTATATATTATCTGCTTTAAATAATTCTCCTGCACTGAAAAACTCACCAGCTACTGCTTCTTGATTCACATTAGCCATATCTTGAGCAGAAGCTGCCATTGCAGCTAAAGCACTCAAAGCTAATTGATTAAGAGAAGCTATCCTATTCCAAAAAGATGCAGCCTTTTGCTTATCTATTTTAGTATTACCTATGGTTCCCTCATCTTTAAGATATCTTCCATATACTTGGAAATCTAATAGATTATTATAAGCAGTAATGAAATTAGCATTATCTTTACTTAATTTTTCAACAACAGTATTGCCAAATTCCTTGACCATTGATACAACTGGCTTCCCTCCTAATTCTTTAGATGCAGTTCTACCAAATTCTTTACCCCACTGGCTCATCATAACATCTCTTCCTACTTCTAAAGAATCTACTATTTCAGATAAATTAGAATAATTATAAACTGAATCTGCAAACATTATAAGAGTGGATACTGTATCATGACTTAAATCAGAAGCTCTTTCTACTTTTTTAGTAAAGAATATAGGTAAAGACATTAATTCCCTTCCAGTAAAGTCCTGAGGGGCTAATTTAACTCCAAATTCAGTGTCATCTTCTCTTCTTACTATAGTATCTGCCAAAGAGTCTTTAATTTCACCCCACCAATTTTCTACAGGAGAATGTGAGAGTCTATCTACAAAGTCTCTTCTAACTTGTATAGCTCTCATAGGGTCTTCCATTTTACCTGGTTCTGCATATATATTAGGTGGAAGTAAATTAAGAAGCTCTTTTCTTATAGCCATGAACTCATTATAATAAGCTAATTGAGCTCCAGAAAGGAAATTAGGATTTCTATATTTACTATTAGGGAGATGTTGCTCATTAGTATTGTCTCTATACCATTGAGCTATTTCCATATTTCTCTTATTTAAATTATCTCCTACAGGTTCTTTCCCATATTTCTGCTCTACCCTTTTGTACATTTCTCTCTGAGCTTCTTTGAATTTGGTCCATTGAATTTCAGATACATAGTTATGGGTATATTCCCCTTTACTATTTTTCTCAAACATGAAATCCTCATTAGATACTCCTGCTGCTCTTAATTTTTGGGCAGCAACTTGAATCCTTTTTCTCAGAGCTATGGTTTCATTTCTTGCTCTATCTTTATATTTCTTTATAATTGAATCGGCAAGTTTTATAATAATATCATTAGTTTCAGCAGCACTATTTATCCATATATTAATTAATGATGGGTCATAATCTGTATGTTTCAAAAGGTTTTTTAAATCCTCTCTTCCAATATGTTGTTCTTTACCTTTAAAAGTAATATCTATACCTTCATTAGGAAAATACTTCTGCAAGAAATTATTAAAATGCCTAAAAGATAATTCTCCAAGATGTGTTTTAGCCCTACTTAAAGTCTCACTAATATTAGTTACTAAAGCTTTAATTTCAGGACCTAATTCTTGGTCATCCAACACTCCCTCATTAAGAGTACTTCTAATATCTTGGATAGTAGTACTATAGGTTCCAATGTAGTTCCCTATTTCTCTCAAATACCTAGCTTCTTCCTCAAAACTAAGAGAAGGAGTTTGTAATTTTTCATATAAGTTCTTTATGGATTTTATTGTGTCATTGGCTTCTTGTAAGTAGAATACTATACCTTCCATAAATTTACCAGACATTAAATGACTTTCAAGCAAATTTATAAATTGTCTTTGAGAAGCCTGGAATCCAGAAGAGTCCTCTTTAATTCCTCTTTTAGTAGTTCTGGTTTTATAAATGTGGTATCTTTTTATTTCTTGTTCTTGTAATCTTTTGAGAAGCTTTTTTATACTATCTAATTTTTCATCTATATGAGATAACTGTCTATCATTTATTTGGAAGGAAATTTTTTGTAGAGGTAAGTTAGTAGCTAATTGCTGAGCTGCTGCTTTAGCTTCCCCTACACTTCTCAAAAGACTCTCTGCATCCATTTTTGAGAATTTACTACTGAATCTACTTTTTACTCTAGAAAGAAGACTACTCCAAACCCCTTTTTGAAGATTATTTAACTCATATATACTATCCAAAAGCAACCTTGCAGCTGCTTCATGAGCAAGTGCCTTATCAGTTAGTGTTTCATATGCACCATATGAATCTCCTAAAACACTTTCAGCTAATTCCCTATTACTCATGAGATTAAGGAGTCTTGAAACCACTGGTTCATTCTCCATAGACTCTATTATAAAATGAGCAAATTCCTCTGGAAGAACTTCTTCTCCTCTACTTCCATTAGCTATTCTTATAAGTTCAGCTATACCTTCACCCTCTTTAAAAGCTTTTGAAAAATCTGTTACTCCGCTTCTTCCAAGTGCTAAATCCAGAGAATTCAAAGCACCTACTGAAATACCATTCTTTCCTAAAAAGTCTCTAATCTTTTTATTGAGATTATAGGAAGCTGCCATTTTTTGAGCCAAAACTTGGTTCTCTGTAGTAGATTTTTCCAAAGAAACATAGATACCTCTTTCTGGAGTTCTTCTAATAATAGCAGAAAAATTATCTTTATATTCAGAAGAAACATTAAAAGAAATAGCTTTTTCTACTAAACTGTTGTAATTTTCAGTAGTATCATCTAATACAACAGGAGCCCCTTTTTCAAAAAATCCATAATTCTCAGAAACTTTTCTTTTAAGATTACCCTCTTCTAACATAGAAGACAGGTCTAACTTTAAAAGACTATTCATAGTTACTTCTCCTAAATCATCATATTTAAGAATATCAGAATAGTCTGATTGAAATTTAGGATTTTTAGTAATATAATAAAGCCTATTAGTTTGTTCTCTATTATTATTAGTAAAGGATAGCAAGTCCTTAAATAACTTGCTATCTTCTACATTACCATCTTTTCCCTTTATTTGGGGAATAACTGCACAACTTTTCATAAATTATAACTTAAACAAAGGAGAACCTTCCAAATCAAATCCTCCACAACTTATTTGTCCATTTGCATCTTCTACTGGAGCTGCTTCATAGTCTTCAATATTTTGCTTAATGCTTAAATCAAATCCTTCTGGAATAGGAATTTTAACTTGCTCAACAGAATCATATGGAGCAATTTCCTTACTAGGAAGTCCATCTTCCCCATCTTCAAAAGTAGATGAAACCATATCTTCTTTGAGTCTTTGAACTTTATAAAAGACAGAATCCAAATTGGATTTTCCATATTCATACTCCAATACTTTACCTTTAAACCCAAGTGGGCTGACTTTATGGTATCTGATAGGTTGTCCATCTGCTACATACCAAGAATCTGCTTCAAAATAAGTTAATTCCCCATTAGGTTTTATAATACTTATGAAAGGAATCAATTTATTCATTAATATCATATTCTTACTTTCATCAGTAGTAGTCATCTGCTCTTTAATAAAAGAAGGATTATTAGGAGTAGCTTCAAAGTTTCTGTCATAATTTGAATAAGTAATTCCAGAAAGGTCTTTTGCAGCATACTGAGGAACTAAATTAGGCATATCCATATGATTCAATATAAACTGCTTAATGAAAGGGAAATAATCATCTTTCTTCACAAGGTCTCTGAGTGTTTGTTCATATCCTGGAATTGCCTTTCTTAGAAGTACAGGAGCCATGTGTATAAATGAATTTGGACCAAATCCAAATCCTCCCATGAAAGAAGCATACTTAAATAAGTTCAATCCAAGTTCTACAGCTTTTGGATTAGGACTATATAATAAAGACAGCCAGTCTCTCGAATACATATCCCTCTGTATTGTACTGAGTTTACCAGAATTTCTAAATGCCAAAGATGCTATTGGAAATTTTCCATTTGCTCCTCTCTTAGGATATTTCAATCTAATTCTTGATACAAATCTATTCTCAGCAATATCTGGATTTTCATTAACTGTTTTAATAAATTCATTAGGAAAATCTACTATAAATTTCTTTCTGTTCTCAATTCCTGTATGCATATTACCTACACTATCTATGTAGGAGTTGAAGAATTGTGTTTTAGACATTACATATACTAACAAATCATTAAGAACAGTATTTATGAATTTTGTATTAGTTCTACCTTCTTTTAAATAGGTAGTCAATCCAAATTCTGGGTCAAATAACATATTGTATATAGAGGCATTGAAATGAGGAAAATATTTCTTCATTAAGACCATTGTTCCTCCAATTCCTGCATTAGTAAAGGCATTTAGGAATGGTAAAGAAGTTTTCATGCATGCGTCATAAATATCCTCTCCTTCTTTTGGATAACTGAAGCTGATTAAATCTGCATTTATAAGATTAAACCTATCAGACTGCATCCTCTCTTGAAATCTTAATATTCTGTTAATCTTATTATAAGTATCTGCATTACTAGGTCCAGCAGAACCATTTGAAGTATCTGCCCTCATAATAGCAGTAAGTTCAGATAAATCATTACTGGTTGCATACATATCCTTAAAAGCATTTCCTACATATAATTGGAAATTAAACCAACCCTGTTCTCCTTTAGTTGCATTTTCATCAAATGTTCTTTGCATATCTTTTTCAAAAAGAATTGCATTGAATAAATCTTCTGAATAAAGATTCTTATATCTTTCTGCATCTTCTTTAGAAGTTTTCCATTGTCTTTGTTTAGCCCAAGAATCTATCACGGAGTTTATAATAGTCTTTCTATCACCAAACTCATTTTTTCTCAAAGCTTCTATAATTTCTTTGACAATAGGCTGATTCATAAATAATCCTACTTCATTAGGCTCTACTCCTGCCCTTAACATAAAACAAGATAAATCTCCTGTAATAGTGTCTTGCATAAGGTCTTTAAGCACAGGGTCTTTTACATTATCCACAGAAGCTGCAAGGAAGTTAGAAATATTTCTTGTAATATAATTACCTCTTTCATTCTTTATAGAATGAAGAGAATTATACATATGTCCGTTAATAGTAAATGGAACACAAGAAAGTTTAGTGTGCTGCACTATTGCATGACTGGCATTATTATTTGCATAAATACCAATCATCTTACCTCCTGTAGCATTTTGACTATGAAAGAATAATTGAGTAGTTGGATTTATAGGACTAAGTACTCCAATGAATGAAGAAGAAATAGCATCCAATTCATCTAAGGAAAGTTTAGCAAGAGTATCATATATAAGTTTTTTATCTGTAATTCCTAAAAGACTCATTAATTTCTTAGCATCTGCATTATTTGCAATACTACAAATTCTAGCAGCTATTTTAGCCTTTTCAAAATTGCCAGGGTTCAATTGCTTTTCAACAGTATCTTGGTTAGTAAGTACTCCCCAAATCATATTAATCAGCTGATTATTTCTCTGTTGTACTGAATTCTCTCTTGTAGATTTTGAATAATCATACCTATTATATATTATTCTAGGCTTATCATATCTATAAGACTCTTTGTTATCTTCAAACCATTCTTTAAAACTTTGAGGAGCCTCATCAAAAGCTTCTTTGAGGTCACTGTTTTTAAACCAAGATGCTACCTCATCAGTTATTTTATTTAACCTTTGGAAATCCTCTTTAGCTTTAGAATAGTTGAACTTTTGAATATAGAATTCAGGGAACATAAGATAGAACTTATCAACATCAAAATCTGAACCAGTGAGTTCAGTTATTTCTGCTGGAAGCATAATCATAGAACCATTTTCCTGTGGAAGAAATCCTTTAATATATAAAGGAGCCATACTATATTTATCTTCAGTTGGGATTCTGTATCCTATGATTCTTCTAAGTTCATTTGGTAATTCATTAATATCCAAATAACCAACTTGTTCTCCATTCACTGTTTTAAACTTCATCAATGGTTCAAAGAATTCCTTAGAATAAGCTGGAAGATAACACTCCATATATTTCATCCTTCTGTTTTTCCCTTCTCCTTCCCAAACAATGGAAAGCTTATCAGTTAAACCATAAGCAGATACCTGAATTCCTGTTCCTCCTTTTATAGTTTGTTTTACAACTTTTTTCTTAATTATACTATTTAAAAGGTGTTGTACTCTCTCACTTTGTACCGGGTCATAAAGAGGAAGATTAAATACTTTCTCAGTCTCCCCTGTAAGAGGGTTTGTTACTTCTATTAATTCACAAGCTTTCTTTATCTCATCACTATATCTGGTATTACCTTTAAGCTCACTCTGGATTATTTCTGCAACATGTTCTATTGAAGAAAACTCTTTAGCTACCTCATTATATGAATCTACAACATTGGCAGTAATGAGTCCATTATACATAGTCCACCATTCAGCTTTTGAGAATTTCTTTTTAGAACCAAAGAGGGAAATTTCAATATCATCAGACATGTCCGAAGAAATAAGTTTTCTAATTTGGGTACCAAACAACTGGTACTTATCTACCATATGTTCAGGAGTCTCAACTTGGATACCATAATCTTCATAATCAAACTCATGAATAACTTCCGCATTTTCAGAGCCATCAGAATTCTTAATTTTAGAATTTAAGAGATTCTTAATATCAGGAAGAGACATATTTATATCTATCTTAATAGGAGCTTGATTACCTGCTTTCACAGCAGATTCAAACATCATTATATCAATATCATTCTCTTCCATAAACTCATTAATAGCTCTCAGTACTGAAGAATCCTGTAAAGGAGTAGCAATGGTATTATACATAGCAAGAAGTAGGAACTCAGAGTTTTTATACTGAGAAGGAACTTTTATATTTCCATAATCAGCTACTCCAGAAGGCCTAGGTCCTTGTGTATACATAAATGGTTTAATAGTTTGCCAAATAGTATTGAAATCCCTAATATTCCAAGTGCCATTTTTAAGTCTGTTCATAGCATCCTCATCTGTTTGAGTCCACCTACCAGACATAACTAACACTCTTCTATAAGAATCAAGGGTTCTATAAGCTTGGGCATCTGCAACATTAACCTTATTAAAGTGATTTAATATAGCATCTTTATCCAGTTCAGATATTGCACCTGCTTCTACTCTACCCTCAAGCATTTGCTTTAAGGCTTCTTTAGAAGGAGCAATCATCTTCAAGTCCTTCAAATAAGCTACTCTTCCATTTTGTCTTCCTACTTTTTCACCATTGAAAGTTGCTTCAGTATTGAGTTTAAGAGTTTGTGCATAAACCTCTTTAAATCTTTTCTGGAAGTCTCTCATGTCCTTATAATAAGCAAGGTCTGTGGTAGTAAGCTCAATAAGCTGAGTTTGAGCAAGAGCATTATTCCAATAAAAATTTCTCAGAGTTCCTTCCAACTCACTTGCTTTTATTTGAAAATATTTAGAAACTCCATTATTAGTCTCTAAAACTCCTGCCTCATCTATGGTTTTCATGAACTTAGCAAACCCACTCTCCATAATATCACTTAAGGCTGATTGAATAAAGCTAGATACATCAGAATCATTTCTAAGTATTTTTTCTTGAAGCACATCTATAAAGAGTCTTCCATCTATTTTATAGGTATTAAGTTCAGGGAAGAACTTAAACTCATTACCAGTATTTCTACTGATAATATCTCCATCAGCATTTCTGACAACTCCTATTTCCTCTCCATCCTTATCTCTTATAATATCAAAGTTAGCTATTGGATTTACTTTACCCTCTCTCTGCCTTACAAGCATGATTCTGTCATACTCTTGTCTTACTACATCCTCCAATTCATTAAGGATTAGTTTGTCATAAGGAATATAATTACCTGATTCATCTTGTACAGAAGAATCAGTATATTTAGTGAACTTTATGAACTCAGCAGATTCAGCATCAGCAAGCAGAGGTAAGTAATACCAAGCAGAATTATTATCAGCAGTGCTTAAAAATTCAGAAATCATTACCTTAGCATATTCTGAATTTCCCCAGTCATTAAATTCAAGTTTACCAGAATGTAAAATTACTTTCCTATCAAGCAAATCTCTCTTACTTTGGCTATTTACAAGTTGTCTAAGCCAAGAACTTCTATATCCTGTATTTCTACTATAAAACCATTTATATTGACCATATTGTTCTTGATAAAACTTGTTTAAAGACTCTGCTGTTCCATCTAAGTTCTTTAAATTATTTATAAGTTTACCTAAATAAGAAGGAGCTGAATAACTCTGATAGGAATTACCTGCTTCTCTAAAAGAACTTAATACAGAATCTTCTGGAATAGTGTCTATTATTTTAGCTATTATAGTATAAGTGCTGTCATAAGCATTAAGAAGGTCATCATATTGTACAGTACCATCCGAAGATACTGTCTTACCAACTTTATCCTCTTTAATGTCTCTGAACATTCCAGATAAAAGCTGATAAATTTTATCAAGTCTTTGAGTACCGTCTTGTAAGTCTTCTCCTTTTAAAGCTTCTCTTACAACTTCTGCATCAGCAGTTATTCCTGCCATGTGCAGAGCTCTCATTGCCTTATTGAGATTATCATCTGATTCTATCCATTCATTAACATCCTCAGGATAACTATTTTGAAGCTCTGAAATATAATCAAATGCTTTACTTGCATTATCTTTGTCTAACTGTTGTCCTTCTTTATAAACACTAAGCTCATCTAATTTAGACCCTTCCTCATAATTATCCCTCCATTCATCAAGCATGTGCATAATTCCAGGAATTTTATTTACCCTCTTAGTTTGAGTTACAACTGATATTACTTCTCCATCAGTATTTTTTATTTCTTTCTGAAGTTGTACCCAATAAGGCATAAACTCCTTTCTAAAGTTCTGATAAAATTGAGATTTAGTATCTTCTTCTTTATTGAGTCTGTCTATAAGAGGCTGAACCCACTTCTTTCTTTTAGCTAAATCATTAAGGATTTTCCAAAAATGCTCAGAGTTTCTTGACTGTCCAAAAGCTTGTAAAAGGGTGGCTTGCACCATATCTGGTTGCAAATATCTTTTGAAACCTAAATCATCAATTTCTGGCTTTCCGTCAAAGCCGATTTTATCAGTAGTCCAAATAATTTTTCTAACTTTTTTACTGAGAGAATCCCTTTGGTCTACAAATCTGGCTTTAGTCATCCAACCATCTTTGTAACCATACTCCTTCTGACTATCATCATCAAAGTAATCTCCTGATTCTTCATCTATCTGAGTTCCATCATCAAAATTAGTTTCAATGAAATCAACTGCTAAACCATCAGTTTCTTTTAAAAGCTCTAGGGCCTCTGCAACTACTGTATCCCAATTATCTTGAAGTTTCACAAACTCTGAATTGTAATAAGCAGGAAGAGAATCTTTTGGTTGAAACATTTTCCTTATTCTTACAAGGATATTATTAAGACCAAGTTCAACAGCTCTTTTTTCATCAAGGGTGTCTAATTGCTCCTGTAGTTCTACAATCTTATCAGCATCTGTTTCAGAAGAAAGTCTTTCCTGTAAAACTCTTTTCTGTCTTTCAAATTCAATACTGAAATTTTGTCTAATAGCATTAGCAATAAGATTAACTCTATCCCTTCTTCTTTGAGGAGTTCCAAAAGCAACATCTGCTTTAGCTTCCAAATCATTAGGATTTATAGCAGGAGTAAGCCCCCTCTCTTCAAGAGAAAGCTCTTCTATTTCTTCTGAAAATGGAATAAAATTATTTATTGTTGTGCCTCTTTCCTCAGAAGAGGTTTCATTATCTTCAAATATAGGAGCCTCTTCTATAGTTTCTGATTTAGTATTAAGAGCTTTATTAATTTGATTAGTATTATATTTTGTACTCCGACCTTGTTTAAAGACGTTATATTTTTCTTCAAAATAATTTTCAAGCTCAGTTTCCGTCACAACAAGAGTTTTATCATCAGTTTTTCTAGCTGTAGAATCCATCTCATTATATTTTCCAGATTCTACTAAATCTCTAAGTGATTTTGGCACAATAGTATCTATTGCTTTCCAATACTTCTCATCATTAACATTGGTAACATTTTGCTGCTCACTATTTAATAAATCCCAGACTTTTCTAATAGGATTACCGGTATACTCAACATAAAATTTATGGCCTGTTTTAGGGCTAATAAATTCTATTTTAATTGCAGTACCTTTTACTCCTGTGTATAACTTCACTGAAACAGTACCTGTATTGAATTTATCTTTATTAAAAGTAGTACTTAAAAGCTCTTCTCCTTTTTTAGTAAGGAATCCTTTATCTGCTCCCTCAATATTAATATACTCTGATATATTAGGAGTTACCTTTGTTGTCTCTGCTGGTTTATTTCCATTAAATTTCTCCTGGGCAGCTTTAATGATTGCATTTCTATCTCCATTCTTTTCATCCCACTGCATTATTTTACCAGTAGTAACAGAGATAATCTGATTTCTGTTGTTTACAACATATCTGCTATTATTATACTCTACAACTACTGCTCTCCCAGATTTAACAGCTAGATTAGCGAATATTTTATTTCTATCTATACTGTCTTTTGCAAATACTTCCTTGCCATCTCTATTATAGATGTGAGAACCTTTAATAGTATATACTTGAGTTCTTTTACCTTTTGGGGTATATGAAATAGTTGAATCCATTCCTTCTTCTTTCTTGCTAGTTCTTTCAGAAAGTAGAGAATCTATCTCTTCTGGAGATGGATATACTTCATAATCAAACTGAGGATTTTTTTGTTTCTCTTTTCTCCACCAAAGGGATACAAGAGTTTTAAATTCCTCATAACTTTCTACTTTGTTTTTAACTTTGTTGTATAATTCCTGAAGTATTGGAGTGTCAACAACACAATTAATTCCTGAATTCATTGTTATTTGGTATTAATTAATTTAAAGATAGACAAAGATAAGTATTTAATTTTAATTAACCAAGTTATTAAGTATTAATCTGTATACTCTCTAATTTGATTACTAATTATAGTATAAAAAAATAAGGAAGGTATTGCTACCTTCCTTAGAAAATCTCTTAATATTTCAAAAAGAGATAGTAATAGCAGAGATTTACTCTACAATATACTTCACTCCATTATAGATAAGCTGAGAGATTGTATTGATGTTCACCAATCTCTCACCTGTCTCCTTTTCAGTTCTCTCAATATCCATGTCCATACATTTGTATTTACCATCTCTTGAGACAAACTGCATCTTGTAACCTCTCAGTACTCTATCCTCACCTTCAATATAGTCCTTTACAGGATTGTTCTGAATGAACTCAAGAGCTTCCTTATAGGCTACAGCCATAGATTTCTTCTGCCTCTTAGCCTTATCAATCAGGGCAATAGCCTCAACTCTCTGAGCCTCTCTGCAAATGTAGCCTTACCATTACTAAAAATTGCCATATTCTCTTTTTTTAATTGTTTATAACAAGAAAAAGCAGGTTACTTCTGCTCATAGTCTGTGTTTCTGTATTTCTGCAAATCCTCTTCAAATTTCTTAGTTTTAGAATACCCACAAGGATTCATAAACTCAGGACAGAATCCTCTATACAGACATTCAGGAACACATTTATCAGCTAATACTGGGTCTACCTCCCTAATAGCCTCTACTACTTGTTTCCATGCCTCTCTAGTTTCTTTAGAAGCACAAGAACACAGTCTCTTCCTTGATATGTTTATGATAGCCTGAGCATTAGCTGTCATATCCATATCATTAAGAGCACCTTGAGGTAATTCATTTCTTGGGACAGGTAATGCTCTCCTGTCTCCTCTCTGGCTATGAACAAACTTCTCACAGCCTTCATGATGTCTTACAAGATGAGTAGTAACCCACTGCATGATGTCCTTCCATGTCCAATCAAATTCTACTAACCTAATTGGACTATGCTCAGCAAGGAGCATCTTTGCTTCCCAAGACTTTGAAGGCTCTTTGGCTAATGGTGCTTTACCAATAGTCCTTCTTGCAGCATTCAAAGCTCTCTTCCAACTTGTTACTTGGTCTAATCTAACAATTTCACTCATGTACAAATTTATTCTCCTTAAATTCTATGTTACCATCTTCAATAATGATATAATACTTAGGCATTATATCATTGAACCATACTTTATCCCTATTCACAGGAACTTTCATCTGAGTATGTCCTACTATCTGCCTATATCCATCAATGGGGTATTTCAGAAGGGATACAGGTCTAATCCAGATAGGACTCTGTGAAGGTGTATCTCCAAATGGATTGTACCCAGTAAGTTCATTGAAGTTGAACTTATCAAGAGGGACATTCTCCCAAGTAATGTCCTGAGGATTTACTAATTGGGCTACCTCCTTGAGCCAATATGAAGATACTCCTGCATGAGAGAAAATAATGTCATCATAAATATATACAGGTTTAAGCCAACCTTTATCCTTAGCATCCTTAAGTACTTCTTCATAAATAAGTTGATTTTGCCATTTATAACCACTGCATCTTTCCTTGTTAAGATAGGAATGGTCATGATTTCCATAGAGAAGTTCTACCTTATCAGGGTGAGTAGCCTTCATTGCAAGTATCTTCTTGAAGTTAGTAACTTGCTCTTTTCCAGGAGTATTCTTATAATTGTCAAAGTAATCTCCAAGGAAAACTACTTTATCCCAATCCTCCTTAAGGACTACTTTCTCCCAGCCATTGTGACCATGTATGTCACCTATAACTAATATTCTCATTTCTTCTTAAAAACTTTGTTAAACAAAAAGGTAACATACATAAGAAAGTTCTTGAGTTTGACTTTCAACTGATGTTTCTTCTTCTGCTTCTCAACAACCTCCTCAAAAGTCATAGGAGTAAGATTATTAAGGTCAGCAGCCACAGAAATATAGTCTGGAGAAACAAGTTCATAAGCATGGATATGCCCATGTATGTTTCCTCTATATCTTCTGAATGGACCTTCTTTAATTATCCTTCTATCTACAGGCATATGAGTGAGCATATAGCCCTTATATTCCATACATCCAAGTACAGTAATGCCTAACTCTTTGAATTTGGTACACACTCTTCTTGTATCATGGTTTCCTCCTATGATATATATCTTTCCATTCAATCTGTCAAGATACTTCTCAAGAAGTTCAGGAGCATCCATTGAAAAGTCACCAAGATAATAGACAATATCATCTTTCTTCTTTACTTTGTTATTCCAGTTCCTGATTAACAGTTCATCTGACTCTTCAACAGACATTCCTCTGAATCTCTCACTCAAGTTCTTATGTCCAAAGTGAGCATCTGATATGAAATAAACTGTTGCCATTACTCTTCTACCACTTCAAATTCATCCTCATACCAGCCATTGGCAGAAAGTGCTTCCACATCATCCCAGACCCTATCCCGTGCTGCATTGTAAAGGTCAGGGGTGTCATAATGCTCATTAAGTTTGACCCTTACAGTCTTATGATATGTGATGCTTACTGTAACATCTACAAAGACGTCTTTTTCTTTCCAGGGAGCTCTCGGGTCCTGGTCAGCTCCCAATGGGTATCCTCCTAAACTCATAATTCAGTATTCAAATTATATTCTTTAATTAATCTTCTTGCAATGACACACTCAAGTTTCTGAGGTACAGATATATGCCTTCCTCCTTCACTTACATAGATATGATGGTCCCCATTATGTCTACTGTAAGTATATCCATTCTTTCTAAGCATCCTTAGAAACTCTCTTGATGTCCACTGTTTCATGATTTCATCACTTGACTATCTCTATATTTTCTGAAATCAACTGTCTTAATTTTGGTTATAAGCCTTTCTCCATTCCTTCTCAGAAGTCCTGTAGTAGTCTTAAGAACAAGACCTTCAGCATCATAATCCTTATTCTCTGCAATAGTAGATTTGAAGCCTTTCTTGACATACTCAACTGCTTCAGGGATAGTCATATATCCTATAAGAGGGACTATCTTGATGTTGAGTTTATTTGCAATATCTTCAACAGCATCCCTTTGCAGCCACCATTTATCAACTTTAACATCAAAGAGGATAAAATCTACACCAGAACTTATGTAGTTACCTCCTTTCTGAATCTTGGTTCCATATCCTTCACCATAGAGGGTAATGGATGTAGTACTTGTGATGTCAAATATCTCAAGCCAATTAACATTGTCAAACAGTTCTTCAAGCCTTCTGTACAAATGTTCAGGTATATTAGCTTCATCAGTTCTTCCTTTGAAATTAACATTTACCTCTCTTACTCCATCATCATGGACATAGAAGTCAAGTTCTATTCTGATGTTGGTTCCATCAATCTTCTCAGTACACTCCCATTTATTATCTTTGAGATACTCAAATTCTGGATAAGTGAACTGGTCAGGAATGATAATGTTCTTATCATCCCTAAGAAACAGTGTCTGTATTTTTTGATATTTAGCCATTATCTTTTTCCCTCCATCTTCTCAAGAAGTTCTGCTGCCTTAGTATTATACCATGCAGCCTTTCTCAAATCTTCCTGAGCTTTACCTTTATTATTAAACCTAAACTGATACTTGAAAGCATTAAGCACACAGAAATGATATGTCCAGTCTATACCAAACAGTTTTTCCATAACATCAATACATTCCATGCCATTGACATTATAATGGTCTGGATGATTAACCATATCTTTCTTTACTTTTTCTTTCTGATTCAATAGATATTCTCTTGTTTCCATATTAAATCTGTCTTATTTCCATTCTATCTTTCAAGGTTTCCTTAAATCGTGCCCAATACATTGAAGAGTTCCTCCAATAATGGTCATTGCCTTCAGCTCTTCCCATGGTACTTATTACTCTCCACCTCATCCCATTATAAAAAGCAGTAACTGCCTGTTCCCTTGAGTCAAATATAAAACTTCTTGTATCTGAAGGAGATTTCCATACCTGACCATCTATAAGAATAACCCAACCATGAAGAACTTCTTCTATTGGCTTTGTATACTGGCAGATTATATTATTGATTATAGCATTACTTGTTTCATTCATTTTTTTTATAAAAAAGCCTTACTACTGCACTCCTATGGAATTACCCAATGGTCTGTTACCTGAAAGGTTCAGGGGCTCAGGTAAGGCTTAAAGGTACTACAGCCCCTTTTTCCCAAACATTCTAATGTATCCAATGGTCACTTGTCTCTGCATCTGCTGGAAGTTTAAGCTTTCTACAGAAGTATCCTCCCGCTTTAGCCATACAGTCCTGCAATACTTTGGTCATTTCATCAGCAAGTTCCTCTGGAACCTCTATATTCCACTCATCATGTGCTGGGATACAAAGTTTGACTTTGAATACTAAGTCATGTTTAACAAGATAATCCCACAAGAAACATGAGGCTGTCTTGAACATGACAGCTCCTGTCAATTATGTTACCTCTGAGGCTCTTTATCCTCAGATTCAGTAGGTTCATCTTCCCCACTGTTCAGACTATATCTTAAAACATTTTTACAAAACATCTTAAGTTCTTTGTAAGAAGCAGAATTTTTCATAGAATTAGCTTTTTTAGATATAACCTGCACATTTCCCTTAATATATCCAAGAGTGTTGTCTATTCTATCTAAAGAAGGACTATACTCATAATTACCCTTGGTGCCTATTATAATGGGCACCTCCAATATAGGACATATATCTGGAATAATTATATCATCTTCAGTTATGCTAAACTCTAATCCTTTGTTTATAGCTCTTCTTTTTGCTTGAGCTATCATATTCTTCTTATATCTTCTCAAAAACTCAGCCCTTCTTTGTTCTGAATAGTTCTTCCTAAATTCTGGGAAAACTTTCATCTTAATAGTTTTTCTCTCCCAATCTGAAAGAGATTTAACACATTCATCACAAAATAACTGTTTCTTAGAAGTTAAACTATTATGGGCTCTTACAAAGAACTCTTTACCACAATTTAAGCATTGTCTTGTTTCTTTTCTCATTTTCTTTTGATACATTAACAGTTCAATGCAAATATAGGTATTTTAATTGATATTTCCAAATGTTTTCTCTGCTCTCTTGTCACTTTACCATCCTTCAAAGAAGGACTCCATGTGTTAGTCGTTGCACCTTCCTCATATTACTATAAGGCTTGGCTCAGTATTTCCATCTCAGGATTCACTGAGTTCACAGAGTTTATTCAGGGCACAAGTTACCCACCCTGACAAGGATAGTTGATTGCCTGCTTTTCAGAAGCAGCTTTTCTTTTGAAGAAATATTTGACAGGATGTACATAGGCATCTTCCAGAGTAACTACTGCTGTATAATGCTCTTCCTTCTGTCCTACCTTCTTTGTATAAGGATATTGCCCTGTAACCTGCTTTATATCAGTACATTCAGCAAACCTCTTGTAGAGTTCCTGCTTCACTACTTTTGGCAGATTTTTGGTCTCTTTACCCTTACACAGTCTATAATCAGACCAAAAGTCTGATGTAAACTTGGACTTAAGTTTCATCAGAAGGTCATAGTCATAGATATATGCCTTATGTTGACTTATTGGATTAAGGATGATAAGGCCATTTTCCATGACAAACTTTCTCTGTCTGTCCTGATATGCCTTCATACCCTTGAAACCTTTCATATAACTGTCATATATCTTCTGAGCCTCTTGTATAGGCAGGCCTTTATTTGACCTGATAGTGTTGGCATCTCCACCATAATTTATGGCAAACTCAACACCCTTTGCCTCACTTCTCCAATGCTTGAACTTGTGTTTGATTTCCTCAATAGGGCAATCTCCAATAATTTCTGGATATGCCATCTTTGCTACCAGAGAATGAATGTCTCCACAACCATTGTTAAACAGGTCAAGCATAGCAGTATCATTGGTTAGGTCTGCTATAATCCTTGACTCCTGTCCACTATAGTCACAGCTAATCCACTTCATTCCAGGACCAGATATAAAGCAGGCTCTGGTCTCAGGGTCAGCAGGGAAGTTCTGAAAGTTCAGATACTCAAGTCCTGCCTTCTTATCCTTTCCTCCAGAACTCAATCTTCCTGTATCAGTTCCTAACTGATTGAAGTTGGTATGAAGCCTTCCACTAGTCCCATTAATCTGCCTGAGTACATTCTCTCCATAGGTAGAAGTGACCTTTGTGGCAGCCTTATACTGAAGATACAGATAAGCCAAAGTAGACCTCTCTTTCTGAGGCTCTATCACTTTTGACTCAATACTATCCTTCATTTCACCAGTCTCAGGGTCTTGAACCAACAGATTGAATCCAAGGAACTTGAAAAGTCTTATCACCTGCATAGGACTGTTCCAGTTTATATTGCACTGAACAGCATTGTCCCAACCAGAAAACAAGTCTCCTTGAGGGTCATCAATGACAAAATCTTCAGGAACCTTAACTCCTATAGGAACTTTATATGCTTCATAATAGCCTCTCTTTACTCCTTTTATATCAGCCTCTGGTGCTCTCTCTCCTTCCATTTTAGACCTCATCTTATTAAGGTCATCTTCTGGGACACCTTCTATCTGAAGATAGTGATAGGAGTATTCTTCTCCTTTATAAGAGCTTATCACCCACTTATTGAGAGCATCTTCAAACACTTGGACATTCATTTTATCCAAGTCCATCTTTCTCCTCCATCTTTCTCTACTAAGAAGCACTCCACAATACTCAGTATAGGCAAGCCAGATAACAGACTTGTTCTCATAGACAAGAGCATTTGCCAGACCTTGTTTCTCAAGTTCTATAGCCTGCTTCTCCATAATCATAGGCAGCCACTTTACATCATTTGCAGCATACTCAATAACTGCATCTGAAAGTCCTGCCCACATAATCTGACCTCTGACTGTCTTGTCAAGTTCAACCCCACAATATCTCTCTCCTGCTGCCTTAAGACCCATAGAATGAATACCAGCAGGATAACCCAACCACATGAGTTTCTCTGCAAGGAATCCATCATAGACATTCTTAAGTACTATTCTCTGATGGAACAGGAACTTCAAGTCAAACTTTATATTCCATCCAATGAACAGCCTATCAGATTCAAGATAACTTTTATAGAGTTCAGGACTTACTGTGGTACAGTCTATGACTACTTGAAAGTCATAACAGCCCAACTGAAGCATAAGGAGTTGTTTTGTATATGGGTCAAAGCCCATAGTCTCAGTATCAAGACCCACAACAGAGATAGTTTCAAGCAACTGTAGAGATTCTTCAACACTTATCCTTTTGTAAGTATTTGAGGGAGGCAATATCTGCTGTGATACAAGATATATCATTTTGTATATGCAACTAAATCATCATAATCAAGTACATATCTGTACTTTCTAAGGAAGGTACCACCAAGAATACCATGCAACTGTATTCCTGTATCTTCCTTTAGAACTTCAAAGGAATCATGCAAGTCCAAAGGCATGAAATCCTCAGTAAAGCTCTGTTTCTTATAGGTCAAAGGAACTCTAATCCAGCTGTTGTTCCCCTCAACCGAACCATTTGCAGTAGCAACAGCAAAATTATTACCTTCAACTTCCTCTACATCAGATAGAGAATCCTTAATAGTAGAGTCTATATGAGATACAGTACTTCCAGTATCAAGGATGAAGTTAAATTCTTTCTCTCCATTCTTAAGGGTAACTATGGGAACACCTTCCTTAGTTATAGTCTCCTTAAGAGGAAACCCTACCTTTTTAGATAGCCATAGGTTAAGTGCATCTCTACTGAATGCTGCCATTACTGCAACTAAGAAACAAATTATTAAAGTCAATACCATTTTTTTTTTTCATTTTCTGTCCAACAATAGCACAGGTTATTTCCTTCCTGTGCTTCCAATCCCACCTCTGTTAATGGTATTCAGTTTTTCTACATTTACTATTTTTATTTTGTTATTTAAAAACCATTTTATTTTTTGCCAAAAAGTGGCTTTTTGAGATAGCTGAATTCTAAACTGACAAATTCTATCTCCTTTATGAATAGGCTTATCTACTAAACAATATGCAGGAAATCTCCATTCATCATTATCTCCATTATAGCTGCCGTCTATCATTCCTACAGAATTAGCAAGAAGAACTCCATAATTCTTAAAAGTAGAACTCCTTGGAATTACAATAGCCTCAAAACCTTTAGGAAGTTCCATTGCTACTCCTAATTTAAGTAGTTTGTATTCTCCTGGTTTTAAGTTATAGTCTTCTGCTGCTCTGAGGTCTATCCAATCTCCTTTACTAATAATTTCTGGCAGAATTTGGTCTTTAAATGTTTTTATTTTTATTTTAAGCATACCTCTATATATAATAAAAGCCCTCATTTCTGAGGGCTTATTCTACTCTTCTCTTTTATGAAATCCAATATGCCATTTACCACATACAGGACACCTGTAAGCCTCATAATTCTCTAACTTTCTCTCTTCAATAAAGAGTTCAGCTGCTTGCATAGAGACATAAGGAACTTTAGGTTTCCATCTATGTTTTTTTCTTGTATAATGACATCTTGGATATTTATTCCCCCCAATCACTTTTCTGAAGAATCTCTTTTCCAAAATTTGTACGTAATATCAATTAATAATGTGGAAGATGTTGTAGTTTTCATAATTTGATAAAATCTCTGGTTAGTCTTAGGATTGTTTAAAGGACCAAAGCTTTCTTTATAAGCACCTAATTTAAGATAATCTAAGTATCTAGTTATCTCTTTATCCTTTAAATAGTCCAAGCCAGAATACCAAGCAGTTTTTACCTTTGGATAGTTTTCTTTAGTCCATTTAATCAACTGCTTTAAAGATTCTATATCATTATCTCCTCCCATAAAACATATGCAAGTAACTCCATTGTTCTTCTCTAAAAGTTCACGTACAGATGTTTTAGTTAAAGATTCTCCTACATCTCCTCTTAACCAAGGAGAGTGGCATCCTTTACATGTTCCTGGACAATTAGATATACTTATAGCAAGAGTAATTTCATCAGGGACTTCAGAAAATACTACTTTAGCATCTGCATACTTTAACATACTTCTAATTCTATTTTACCAGCATGTACTTTCCTATGACAGTTAGCACATAAGCAAACACATTTTTGAATCTCTTTTAGTATAGATTCTTTACTATGATTACCACAAGAGACTTGAAAGGATTTATCATTAGGATTAACATGATGCCAGTCAATACAAATTGGGTCTGCCTCTCCACAGATAATACAAGGAGTCTTTAGTGAATTTATCCACTCTTTTAACTTATCTTATCTCACCTTAGAATAATCATCCATTCTCTTCTTATGCTTGTAATAGTATCTTTTCCCTGCACAGGATGAGCAGATGTGTTTATAATAATATGTGCCATCAGGCTTCTTTCTAATCTTTCTGAATAGACTCAAGTCTTTCTCCTTACCACATATTGTACATACTCTTGTTTCACCAATTAACTCCATTACTATAGTGCCTTTTAGATGCTTCTATTTGTCTATCTTTTCCGAAGCTTTTCACTGGTCTTAAATATCCTATAACCCTTGTATATTGAGTAATGTTGTGACTATGACACTTAGGGCACTCTGTGATTGGGTGTTTAGTGATATACCCACAATCATCACACTTACTATTAGGAATATTGAATGTGAAGTAGTTAGTACCATTGGCTATTGCAAAGTCTATCAACTTGAGATACTGCTCCTTACTCAGATGGTCTTCAAGATTGATATGAGCTGCTGAACCACCATCAGTGAATTGATAAGTCTGCCTTCCATGAAGAATAAACTTGTCAAGTACTGAAGTATCATCATGGGCATCATAGAAATATGAGTTATACAGGTTCTCATCATCAGGAACCCAATACCCATCTTCCTTATCCCAATTATAGTTCTTACCACCAAGACCTTCAGCAGGTACTACCTCAGAATTAAACAAGAAAGGTCTCTTCTTATCATGAATAGAATGCTTCTTATTTTCCTCTTTGATAGTTCCAAGTATGAGCTGCAAGAACTCAATGTACTCAGGATTATTACCTACTTCAAGACCCAAGAACCTTGCAGCCTCATTCAAGCCATTAATACCAATAGTGCTGTACAACTTGCTGATGTGAATATACCCACCATTTGAAGCTGCAAACATTCCTTTATCTTCAAGGTCATAGAGCATTGTTTTGAAGGCAATATGATACTTATAAACTCTCTCAAGAATATTTATTATATAGTTAGCTAAAGAATCTTTAATGTTTGAATCCGTAAATTTAGAACTTGTATTAAATGTGGTATTTTTGAACCAATCTTGAACAATCCTATTAATATTCAAGGTAATCACATTACAAGAACCTGTCATTACACCAGTAAGACCTGATGTAGGATTGAAAGTATTCTCTGCAAGTTCATTTCTCAACCTACAGCATGAAGCCAAGCTATCAGCACTGTCTGATATATAAGTAAAGAAACTATGACCTTCTGCATACATTTCAGCAGTAAAATCTTTGTAATCCTTATCTATAATATCATTTGTCTTTGGGTCATACACCATAGCCATTGTCTCTACTGGGAAAGTAAGAATCTGTTTAGTTCTCAGTTTATTGAAGAACTTCATAAACAGCTTCTGAAGACAATCTATAGCTTCCCATTGAGGTTTAGTACCATCAGGATAGATGAACTCTCCAAACAGTGAATTGAAATATGTGTGGTCATAATAAGACACATTTGTAACATTATGTTCACATAGAGTCGTTAATTCTATGCAGTTCTCTTATGAACTTCTTATAGTTTCCTATAAGTTCAGACTATATCATTACTCAAAAATGAGTACCCCCAGCTTCCACTCACTTGAGTGTACTTCCATAAAGGAATAGTCGTTGAACCTTACCAATAAATTGGTCTTGGCTGCTGATTGCCATATCTTAATGACTTAGGGTTCCAGCAATTCAAGGGGTTTATAGTCCACCTACAACTGACCATGTATTTTGTGGTGGCACATAGAACATACTGTTATTAGATTATTAGGATTATTCAGCTCTTTGTCTTTAACAGCAATCTCGTACAATTTATCTGCATCATCTATTGGTGATAATGGATAATTTTGTATAATAATTCTATCAAGAATAGACTTAAATGGAATCAAATGATGTATATGTAGGCTATCTTTACTACCACATATAACACATTGATTGCCATCTCTGCAAAGTATGTCCTTTTTCAGAGAGTTATCACTACAATATTCTCTAATTCTTTGAGATAGTGTAGAGATTCCACCCTTCCAATTAGGATGATTATCTCCTGTCATCAGACCTATCTTGCTTTCTGAATTATTCCTAATTTTAATACCTAAGTTCTTTAGAACTCTATCAATAACACAAGGGTCACAATTATACCTAATACCAAGCTCTTTCTTTGAAAGACCCTCTTTCAAATATAATCTTTCCATGACTTCTTTATTGCTAAAGTCTTTAGGAATTTCTTTAGATTTAAAATTCCATTGTGACTCTGATAGAGTTCTTCTCTCTATAGTATGTTTTTTCAATCTTAATAAGATTGTTCTATGAGAAGTCCCAAACTGTTTTGCTATTTCAGTTGAGGACTTACCCTGTAAATACAAGTCAATAATAGTACTATCATCTAAATCTTTTCTGTGTGCAGCCATAATTAAAATTATTTTATGCTGCAAAGATACAAAATTTATTTGAAAGTACCAAATTTCTTAATGGACTCTGATATGACCTATTACCAGCAGGCTGATTTACACCATAAATAAACTGCTTGAATGCCTTATATACAGCATCTCTAATAGTTCTTTGCTTATTACAAGTAGGAGAAGTAGTTACCTCATCCAATCTATTATACCAATCTTCTCCAAACTCTTTCACAATATAATAATTCAGTGCAATAAAGTATTCACCTACTGCAACTGCTCCCTTACATTGAGAAGAAAGAAGGAATATAAGATTGGTAATTTGTCCACTGAATGACTGTAAATCATTAGGTGCTGAAGGTGTGATACCATCAATATTACCTACTCCCTCCATCATAAGAGGATATAGACTTACCGCCATACAGTATTGTTTCAATACAGGGGTGGTAGCCTCATCATGGGTATAAATGATATGATGATTCAAATCCTCCTCATACTTCTTAGCCACCTTAGGAAACATCTCATTCAGTTTATCCTTCATCCTCTGTCTTTGAATGACTCTATTAGTGGTTTTATACACCTCTCCTTCAAGATTAGCCACATTCTTCATAGTTACATTTGCATTAGCATCTGTCTCTGATGAAGTAGCTGCATTATCATTGGACTGACTATACTTATTCATATAATCAATTCTCTCTCTAATGAATCTTGCCTCTTTATGCTTCTCTCTATATAGAATGAAAGATTTTGCTGCCTGAAAATAATTGTTAAACATAAG